ACCGAGATCGTCACGCCGTCAAGCGGGCTTCCGGACTTGAGCGCCCAGGTCACATGGCGGTCGGTGCCCGGCCCGAAGCCGCCCTCGTCGCCCAGCAGCCCGGACACACGAACCCCGCTGCCGGAGTTCACCGCCACCGCAGTCCCGGTGATGGTGTGCTGCGCGACGAACGACGCCTGCAGCGACGTGTCGGCGAAGCCGTCAGCGTGCGCGCCGCCGACAGCGGCCAGGGCACCCGCCCCGGCCAGCGCCGGCACCACTACCGCGGTGAGCAGCCGCTTGCCATACTTCATACGCATCTCCCTCTTCAGGCTCCCGAATACTCCACGGGAGAAACAGTCAACTATGACGCAGGGAATCGGTTTCTTACCACGAGTTAACCGAACTGTGACCCAACCGGGACGCCGGGGTCAGCCGGAACAGTGTGACGAATGTACCCTGGCGTGGCGGGGGCCGGCCCGTTCTCGCACCCGCGAAGCCGAGTTCACGTACCCGGCCCCCGCCCCACCCTAGTAGGCAAGGCGAAGGCCCTGCGGGGTGCCGGTGAGCTATCAGGGTCCTCTGCAAGGGCCCCAGGATTCGAACCTGGGAAAGAAGGAAGCTCACCGATGGCCGCAGGGCCAGTGCGGTATTCGTCAGGCGGGAAGCCGGGACTCTATTCTTTGGCAGCCGGGCTTCGCCCCCGAGGGGGCAGCCGCCGGCTAGAGCGATAGAAGGAAGACTCCCGATGGCCGCCTGTTGAGTTGTCAGCGCGAGGAAGGCAAGCCAGCTATTTTCAAGGCCGGTGCTCTGCCGCTGAGCTACCAGGGGCTTTCGCCCCCGGGCGGGATTCGAACCCGCGGCCCCCGGCTCCGGTTTGAGGGAAGGAAGCTGGCCTATGGCCTCACGCTGTTTGAGTTGTGAAGTTAGGGGGCGAGGAAGGCGAGTCAGCTATTTTTCATCCGTATAAGGGGTGTAGAAGGAAGCTAACCCATGGCCTCGCCCTTGAATACTACGCCGGAATCAGGTCACCCAGGTTCGCCAGCGTGATGACCGAGGAGCCCTCCGGCAGGCCCTCCGGCAGGCCCTCCGGCTCCTCCACGCCGACGTAGGTCACCGGCACGGTGGCCTGCTCGCGCCACTTGCCGGCCTTGTCCATCAGGACGACGGTGTTCTCCGCCGACCACGCCTCGTACAGGTACCGGACCGTCAGGAACTTCCGCGCCATGAAGTGCCGCGCGAGCAGTTCGGTCGTGGCCCGGTTCTCCTCCACCCGGTGGCCGCCGCCCCAGGACTGCATGTGCGCCCTGAGGCCGAGGTGCAGCCACTTGGCGTACCACGCGCCGTCGTCACCGCGGTAGAACACCACCGGCATGACGCAGACGTGCTCACCGGTGAGCACGGTCTTCATCCGCACCGTGCGCGGCTCGAAGGGCAGGCCCTTCTGCTCCGCGCTCCGGGTCATGTAGCCGAAGAAGTTCTCCGCCAGGGCGTCGAACGACTCGCCCGAGCTGTCGTAGGCCCCGTGGTTGTAGAGGTACAGCTGCGGGATGACGGTGTAGCCCTTGGCCACCTGGTCCAGGCGGACGTTGATGAACTCGGTCGCGCCGTGCGGGGCCGGGGCACTGGTGAGGTCGCCAGAGTGCTCGCCGTGGCCGTTCCTGAGCTGGGTGTAGCTCAGGTAGCTGCCCGTGCGGAACGTCTCGTCAACAAACAGCGCCGACAGGTCGTAGTCCGTCCGGTTCCCCTTCTCCACCCAGTGGAAGTAGAAGCGCAGCCAGTCACCCGGCTCCAGCTTCGACACCGAGCCACGCGGCCACACTCCCAGCCCCCCGGACTGGTTCTTGCCGGTCAGCGGCAGCGCCGCGCCGAGGATAGCCGGGTCGAACACGAAGGTGCCGCCCTCGCCCAGCCGAGTCTTCAGCTCGAAGTCGATGATGCCGTTGACGTCCCGCACCAGGCCCGGGTCAAGCAGCGAGCGCTTGTCCTGCGTCACCCACGCCCGGCCACCACGGCCCGGGAAGAGCCGCGGCCCGCCCTCGGCCACCCGGTTGAGCAGGTGCTGGCGCACGCCGAGCAGCACACGAGCTGACACGTCAGGAGCGGTGCCGCCGAGCGCGGCGCCCAGCCGGGCCAGGTCAGCCGGGCCCGACGCGCGCAGCAGCCGGTCGGCGGAGCGCCACAGCTCGCCCGGGGCCAGCCGCGTGGCGGCGTGCCCCGGCTTGCCCAGCTTCATCAGCGCCTCGAACTGGCCGAGCCGGCTCTGGACGTCGGTCTCGCCGCGCGCGACGGCGAACACGTACTGGGCCCGGTCGAACTGGCCGAACTCGTGCGGGTGCAGCCGCTCGCCCAGGCGCTTCCACATCTCGGCCCGCGGCGGGATGTCCGCCGACTGCTCACGATGCGCCGTCATGACCTCATGGAGCGCGGCCATCAGCACGTAGCGCACCCGGCGCGGCAGCGACTTGAACTTCGGCGCGGTCGCCAGCGTAACGTCCGCGCCGGACAGCTCAGCGGCCACGCGCAGGATGTCGGTCAGCGAAGTCACCTGCAAGGCGAAGCCCAGGCGGACCCGCTGCGCGTTGATGACCGCCAGGTTCTCCCGCACCGGGATGTCCATGGCGAGCGGGCCGACGGGCGAGTAGCCGTGCGCGAGGAAGCGCAGCTGGTCCAGCTTGTCGCCGGACAGCGGCACCCGCGAGCCTGCCAGCGACCGGAACAGCGCCTGGCCCTCGGCGTCGGCGCCCTGGCCCAGGTGGATGACCGTCAGCCTGTCACTGAGCAGTGCCTCGAACGCCTGATGGTGCTCCAGCAGGTCCGCGTAGGCGTGCTGGTAGGTGCCGTAGCCCGGCAGGGACAGCAGGTCGAGCGCGAACTGGCCGTCCGGGCCGAGCGCCGCGCGGACCTCCGCCCTGCTGCCCCCGGTTGCAGCGTGAACCGCGTCCGTCAGCAGCTGAGCCCAGAACGCCTCCGCCTCCGGCACGTTAGCCGGGAAGTCGATGAAGTAGGCGTTGTGCTGCCGGTGCGCGCCGACGGCCTCGCGAGCCCAGCCGAGCACTTCCACGGCCTTGTCGATGACGTAACCGCGGTCCAGCGTGCCCAGCTCGGCGAGCAGGCGGCCGGAGAGCTTGAAGCCCAGGCTCATGAGCACCGCGTCAAACTGGCGCGCGACGACCTCGCTGTCGCCCGTGGCGCGGGCTCCGTCCAGGGACACCCGGCACCGGGTGTCGAAAACCAGCTGCTCAACGTTCATCGTGCCTGCCCTGACTTTGCTCTAGCGGATTTGCTTAACTTGAGTCTAATGCACTTCCTTGACAAGAGTCAAGGAAAGAACTTACCACAGCGTGAGCATCGAAGGCGGCCCTGGCTGGATTCGAACCAGCGGTACCTCGCTTAGGGGGCGAGTGCTCTGTCCGGCTGAGCTACAGGGTCATGGAGGCGGAACGGAGAATCGAACTCCGGTTGCGCGTTTTGCAGGCGCGCGCCTATGCCACTCGGCCATACCGCCATTGAACTTGCGTGGTCTCAGAGGGACTCGAACCCCCGCCAACCCGCCTCCGGAGGGCGGTGCTCTGTCCACTGAGCTATGAGACCTTGGAGGCGCGTGCAGGATTCGAACCTGCGAAGGATCTACCGGCCGCTTTACAGGCGGCTGCCGTTGGCCACTTGAGCTAACGCGCCATGGGGTAAGTAACGGGGCTCGAACCCGCCCGCCTGGGACCACAACCCAGTGCTCTGCCGTCTGAGCTATACCTACCACGAGACTAATCCGGCAGAACGAGATTCAAGACCTCGAACGCTGCACGGATCTGCCCTTGCCGCCGAGAGCCCAGATGCGGGTACAGGACCCGCATAAGTGCCTCAGCGTCAGCTTTCCTGTTGACGAAAAACCGCCAGTACGGCTTCCGGTTCGACTGAGTGCGGGCGGTGTAGGGGCCTCCAACAGTCCCCACGCCTGACCACGCATGCAGCTTACGGATGACGTCCTCGTCGGTCATATTGCACTCGATGCGTAGCTGGACGTACTCCTTCTTGCGCCCACCGCAACCCGCCTTACGGCGGTTGATGCCGAAGTGACCCTCACCTTCGAGAACTCCGACCACCCACATCAACTTTGCGTTGTCCATGTCAACTACTACGTGGTCGATGAGGGATTCGAACCCCCGACAGCCCGCTGTGTGAAAGCGGCGCTCTACCAGGCTGAGCTAAACGACCTCGTACTTGCGTGCCCCCCGGGAGACTCGAACTCCCACCCTCCCGGTTCGTAGCCGGACGCTCTATCCGTTGCGCTAGAGGGGCATTGGGTCTTGCGTGGGCGAGGCAGGGATCGAACCTGCGGCCTCTTCCGTGTCGGGGAAACGCGCTTCCGCTGCGCTACACGCCCAAGTTTGTTGACGCCGGTCAAGCAACGGGTACCGTTAGGTCGTGGGATTTTTCATCGGCCTCGGCATCGGCCTCGCAGTCGGCGGCTTCTACGGCCTCAGGTGGGGCGGCGTCCGTGCCTTCTACCGACTCGGCCGGTACGAGCACACTGAGCGCATGCGCCGCTCCGGGCTCGGCAACTGATGAAGCGGGGTTCGGCCTTCTTCATCATCGGCGCCGTCATCGGCCTTGGCGTCAGCGTCACGCTGGACGCAACCGGGCTGCACTGGCTGACCTGGCCTATTGCCGGACTGTTCGCACTAGCCGCCCTGGCCATCACCGTCACTATGCGTAAGCGCTCCTGACGGGATTCGAACCCGCGATTTTCTGCTTGACGGGCAGACGGGGACGGCCTGACTCCCCTACAGGTGCATGTGTACTGCGCTCCGGCAACTGGGATCGAACCAGTGCGCTTCCGCTTAACGGGCGGCTGCTCTGCCGTCTGAGCTATGCCGGATCGATTGGAGCCCCCGTCAGGCTACGTACCTGACACTCATCGCCCGCCACGCGGCGGGCGAGTCCCCTGCGCGGGAGGGGGCGCAGTTGCGGAGTATGAGTCCAGCGGGGACACCGAACTCCCCCACTCCGCATCGTGCCTCCAGGGTAACCCGGAGGTCTTCGCTCCCCCAACGGGATTCGAACCCGTGCTCTCGCCTTGAAAGGACGGCGACCTCGGCCGCTAGTCGATAGGGGCTTGCGTGGTCCTGGCGGGCTTTGAACCCGCGTCACCGACTTGAGAGGCCGGCGTCCTGAGCCTGACTAGACGACAGGACCGTGTTCTTGCGTGTACCAGGCGGGGATCGAACCCGCGGCCGACTGCTTAGAAGGCAGCTGCTCCTTCCGCTGAGCTACTGGCACCCGGTGCCTCCCGAAGGGGTCGAACCCTCATCCCATGGCTTAAAAGGCCCGGATGCTCCCGTTGCACCAGAGAGGCTTGGTAGCGCGGGTGGGATTCGAACCCACGTACGGCAGGTTATGAGTCTGCTGCTTGAAACCTGACTCAGCTACCGCGCCGTGGGTCCAGGTGGATTTGAACCACCGCGTCTTCCGGTTATCAGCCGGATGCCTTCACCAGACTTGGCCACAGACCCATGTGACTCGACAGCAACAAGTAACTGTGTGTATGCTGTCGAGTGCTCGTAGTAATGAAACTGCGTGCACCGTCGTTCGACGGCAGGCAGAGTTGAGGCGGTTCCTTCAGCGGCCCGAGGGGACCGCCTCAGTCATGCCTGGAGGAGACGGTGGGATTCGAACCCACGGGGCCGTAACCCGCTGGTTTTCGGGACCAGAGCCTTAATCCACTCGTGCCACGTCTCCAGAGAGGAGCGAGCGGGATTCGAACCCGCGGAGGTGTTACCCCCGCCGCGCTAGCAACGCGGTGCCATAAGCCTCTCGTGCCATCGCTCCAGAGTGGGCGGGGAGGGAGTCGAACCCTCACGTCCGAGGACACACGGGCCTGAACCGTGCGCGGCTGCCATTACGCCACTCGCCCTTGCTCCCCGGGCTGTTCTCCCTTTGCTGGGCCAGGCCCGGGGGGCTGGCAGGGAGCCAGGTCAGCGCTCTCGCGATGAGCTTCCCGGCCGGTGCACCGGCCAGTCTGCCTGGAGGTTGTCTGGGGTCCCCTCTTGGGCGCGTCCGCCCGCCAGTTCACCCCATAGAGCCGACGACGGGATTCGAACCCGCGACCTTCACCTTGGCAAGGTGGCGTGCTACCGCTGCACTACGTCGACATGGAGCCGGCACGCGGGGTCGAACCGCGGGCCTCGCCCTTACCGAGGGCGCGCTCTAACCGCCTGAGCTATACCGGCATGGTTCCGGGGGCTGGGCTCGAACCAGCGTGCCCCGGCTTCAAGGGCCGGGCGGGATGCCGTCAACCCACCCCGGATCGGGCACCGGACTTGAACCGATCACCCGCTGCTTACAAGGCAGCCGCTCTGCCAGATGAGCTAGCCCGGCGAAGTGTCCGAGGCGGGACTTGAACCCGCAGCGCCCGTAGCGGGCACCAGCACCTCAAGCTGGCGCGTCTGCCATTTCGCCACACGGACAAGTAGGAAGACCCGGAGACCGGACCCTGACGCGCACCAGGGCGGCTGCCCTCGCTCCGCCTCCGTCACTGCCCTGCGCGGGACAGCTTCCAGCGGCGAGTCTCCTGGGGATGTCGCACGTTTTCCCGAGCCCCGAACCGGCATCGAACCGATGACCTCGCCATTACGGGTGGCGCGCTCTGCCATCTGAGCTACCGGGGCATAAGGCCGCCTGCGCAAGCGCTGACAGCCACGCTGCGGTACCTGGGATCGAACCAGGGTGACTCCGGGTTCAGGGCCCGGCGAGTTTGCCAGCGTCCTCCATACCGCATCGTTGCCGGGGCTCTTTGCTGGCCCCGGATTAACGGACCTGTTCCTCCCGCAGAGGGGACCGGGCAAGGATTCGCAGGACGGCCTTGCCAGCCGCGTAGGCGAGGCGGGACTCGAACCCGCAGGAAGGCACGGATTTTGAGGCCGCCGCATATACCGGTTCTGCTACTCGCCCAAGAAGAGGAGGCGGGCCCGCTGACAGCAGGAGACCTGTACGTCGTTGTCAGCCACGGGCGCGGTCTCCGGACCGCCTCCAGTACGCCGCCCGGGACTCGAACCCGGAACCCCCTGATTAAGAGTCAGGTGCAGTGACCATTGTGCTAGCGACGCATAACCAGGCTCGCGGGCTCAGTGTCAGCTGTCCCGCCCCGCCTGGCCGCGGTCTGACAACCGCTTGCGCGACCCGCGGATTAGCGGTCCGCGTCCGCACCGAGGGGATGACGGGAATCGAACCCGCATCTGCTGATTGGAAGTCAGTCATCCTTGCCGTTGGACGACATCCCCATGTCCCGAGGCCCCGCCGGTCCAGAGCAAGGTACGACCCGCTTGCAGCAGGTCTCCCAGGGTGCCGGCGACGTTATGAGGTGCCTCGGGCGGCGCGAAGTCCGGCCCATTGCAATGGGCCGGCTTACCCGGAGGAGCGCTACTCTCCGGGCCGTATCCCCCCGGGTAGCCTATGGCTGGGCAGCCGGGCGGGGCGTCGTGCCGTGGTGGCTGCGGAGGCGATCGAATCCTCGACCTGTCCCTTTTCAGGGGACCGCTCTCCCAACTGAGCTACACAGCCATGAACTTACGTCGGGACACAGGGACTCGGACCCCGTCTGCCTGCTCCCAAAACAGGCGCGCTAACCCTTACGCGATATCCCGTTGTTTCCGCAGGTGTCTTAACCAGGCCTAGACGATCCCGCCCCAACCGGGACAGGGGCGGGACTTGAACCCGCTTCTCCTGCTGGTCGGGGTGGTGAGATTCGAACTCACGACCTCTGCGTCCCGAACGCAGCGCGCTCGACCAAGCTGCGCTACACCCCGAAACCCGGCGCTCTTCCGTTGAGCTACCTGGCCCACGAGTGGACCCGGCAGGAGTCGAACCTGATCTACCGGTGTGGAGAAGATCGGATTTGAACCGACGACACCCCGGTTGCGGGCCGGGTGCTCTTCCGGGCTGAGCTACATCCCCATGTTCAGGAAAGGTGTCCTGCCGTTAAACGAGCCGGGCGGATAAGCCCGGCCTCCCGAGTCGAACGGGAGACCCATTTCCTGCGTGGAGCCTGCGGGACTTGAACCCGCGACCTTTTGCATGCCATGCAAACGCGCTTCCAGCTGCGCCAAGGCCCCGTGGAGGCCGGCCCCTTGCCCGGTGTGAACAGGCGGAAGGCCGGCCATCGCCCCCGTGGCCCTGGCAGAAGCACTCCGCACCAGGGCGTCAGGGAGTCTAGCTGGCACAGTGCCCGGTACAGGAACGTCTTGCGACGCCCCCAGCCTTTAACGGCTGCTGCTCCCCGGGAGTAGCTGCATTGTCTTTCACCGTGCCGAAAACTCGCGGCGGGTTGGCGCCCGCCGCACGATGCTCACGCTGTGGAGTTCTCAAGATTCATTGACTTGCGCCGCCGTTGGCTTTCGCCGCGGGCGGCGGTCGCAGGGGAGGAGGGATTCGAACCCGCGCTGGCGTGGTTTTGGAGACCACCGCTCTGACCTTCTGAGCTACACCCCTATGTTCAGTTGTCTCACTGAAAAACCGCCCTGCCGAGAGTCTCGGGGGCGGTCTGCTGGTGCAGGTTGGCCGCTACACAACGACCGCCTTGTTCGTCGGGATGCAGTTGTCTTCGGGCAGCGTGGCGGCTGCGGGGGCGTGGAAGTACCACCCTCGGAGCTGCTGCTTGCTCGGTGACCTTGACATCATGGTCCTCACGGTAGCGGAGCGGGCCTTCCCGCGCCAGTTCTTTGCGCCCCCGGAGGGGCCATGTCTCCAAGGTACTACCCTGCTTGACTGGTGTCAAGCTAAATCCAGGGGGATTTCTGGCTGGGTAAAGAAGCTGGTCACAGCCCCGCTGGCCACCCCGCTACGGTCGGCGTCCACCGCCCGGCGCACGGCCGGGTGCATGGACGCGCGGATCTCGACCGGGCTCAGCCGCACCAGCCTGGCGGCCACCATCGCGTCGGCCAGGCGCTCGGGGAAGGTCCCGGCGCGCGCAGCCAGGTGACCCATGTCCTCCTGGAGGTCTTCCTCGGTGAGGCTGGCCGCGTACTCAACCAGGACCTCGAACGGGACGCTCACCGTTTTTCTCCGTACAGTCTCGTTCGGAATCGTTCGCGAGGGCGACAGCACGCCGCCGACACGGCACACTGGAAGTGCCTCGTCTGGAGCACGGATGGGCGGACGGTAATGCGGAGGGGCCGGGATGCAGCCTGGCCCCTCTTTACTGTGTGTAGTCCCCGCTCATCGTGCCCCAGTCGTCCAGGTAGCTGCTGCCGTACTCCATGCCGGGGCGGTCGGGGGGCATGAACTGGTCGGGGCCGAGCGCCGACATGCCGGCCGGCATCCCCGCCGGAAGGGGAATCTCGGCGGCCGGGCCGTAGAACGAGATCTGGCCGGGGTAGGCCCGCTTGCCGGCCGGGTCCTCCATGCCGCCGATGCTCAGCGCGCCGACCACCGCGCCGGCGAGGCTGTCGGCCTCGTCCTTGGAGGAGTCTCCCAGGTGGTCGATCTTCCCGTTGGGCAAACGGGACAGGCCGAGCAGCTCGATGACGGTCAGCTCGCGGGCGGGCATCTCCAGGCGGCCCTCGTACATGACGTCGCGCAGCGTCCTCCAGCCCTCCTCAGAGACATCTGTAGAAAACCTGTCCGTCTCAATGCCGTGGCTTTCGAGTATTTGCATACTATCTTTCGATTGCCATTGATCAAATGAGAAGAACGTCACCGGGAAGCCCATCCGGCGCAGCTCCAGGCACAGCATGCGCGCCCAGCGGATCTGGATCTCCATCGGGGGCCGCGCGCCGGCGTCAGCCTCGTAGCTGATGGTGAAGTCGACCTTGACGACCGGGCGGCGCTCCTGCACCTTGATCTCCAGGCCGTCCTCGTCGTTGCCGGTCAGCGCGTGGTCCTGCCAGCGCTTGACGTGCGCCATGGTAATGCCGGCGCGGTCGCCGGTAGCCGCCAGGTCGGCGTGCATGGCGTAGAGCGCGCCCTTGACCGGGTAGCACTCGGGGCTGAAGGTGTAGACCGGCTTCCAGGACGCGCCCTCGCGGATGTAGCTCACCGCCAGGGGCGGCTGGGCGTACTCGGTCAGGCACTCGCGGATGGCTTCCTCGTTGGCGAAGTACGGGTTGATCGCCCGGCGGGGCTTGCACTCGTACTTGGCCTCGGCCAGCGCCGGGTCCTTCTCGTAGTCCTCGGCGAACGCCTCCTTACCGGAGATGCGCGGGTTGGCCTCCCAGGTGGCCAGCGGGCCGGACACGTAGTACCGGCTCTTCTCGCCGCGTGCCTCGTTGTCCGCCTTGCCCCTGGCGACCAGCTGCTGGATGGTGCTGCCCAGGTAGCGCGGGTAGGAGATGTGGACGTTCTTAAAGCACTCGGGGAACCGGGTGGTGGCCGAGGTCCGGATCATGTCGAGGATGGCCTCGGCGCTGCTGCTCGACTCACGCTGCTTGGCGGAGGAGTTACGGGCCAGCTCGGCCGCGGACCGGAACGCGTCGATCTCGTCGGCGATGCCGAGGATGAGGTTGAGGCCCTCCTGGCTGTCGGCGTCGGAGTGACCGGAGACGGCCTCGATGTTGTGCTCGAACCGGATGGTGTCCAGCAGGGTGACAGTGCGCTCCCCGCGGGCGCTGCGCTGCTGACGGGCGGAGGCGTCCAGGATGTCGATGCCGGCGTTGCGCTGGAACCAGCAGCCCGACCGCTGCACGGCGCGGCGCATCGGGGCGAAGAACGCGCGCTGGGCTTGCTTCGACGATGATGCGACATTCAGGACGTGGATCGAGTCCTGTTCGGGCATCTGGTAGTAATCCTGCGGGGACTTCAGGCACAGCAACAGGTAGCAGACCCGCATGGCGATCATCCGGCAGGTGTGGTCCTTGCCCCCGCCCTTGCCCCACTCCAGCTCCAGGAAGTTGACCATGCGGCACGGCGCCGACCAGTAGTCGCGCACCTTCTTGTCCGCGCTGGCCGCCAGCAGCTCGTAGGTCGGCAGGTAGAAGACACGCTCGGCGTGCCGCACCGCCTCGTACTGCACGTCTGACAGCGGCGGGTTGGCCAGGTAGGCCCGGTCCCGCACGAACACGTCAAGCGGGACCGGCTCCTCCTCGAAGATGCCAGTCCCGCTCGCCGACGTCCCCGTGCCGCCGGACCGCCCAAGCAGGGCCGCGGCGGCTGCGCCAGCAGTGGCCACCCGCTACCAGCGCCGCCCGTCCGGCGCCCAGACCCGGAACGCGGCCCAGGCGGCGAGGAAGACCAGGCCGACGAAGCCGATGGACAGCAGGTGGCTGACCGAGATGGTCTTGTCCACCCAGCCGAGGATGGCGGCGATGAGGAAGATGACTCCCGCGATGACTGCGAACATGACTACCAGTCCCTCCTGGGCTCGGAGCCCGGCCGGTGCAGCGGGCCGCCGCTGTGGCTGTTGTCGCCGAAGTGCTGGTGGTCGTGCTCGTGCGTGGCGCCGACCGCGTGCGCGTGGCTGTGGGTGCCGGTCATCGGCGCGTGGTGCATCGCCACCCCGCCAGCCGCCTGCTTGGCCAGGGCCACCATCGACGCGGCTGCCTTCTCGTGCCCCTCGTCGGTCCCGCCGAAGCCGGGCAGCGACTTGACGTCCACGCCCAGTTCGCGGGCCCGCTTGCGGATCAGGGCCTTGGCCGCGCCGGCGTCACCGTGCCCGGAGGCGGCCAGCACCGCAGCCGAGTGCAGGTGCTTCTTGTCCTCGATCGGGTAGCTGCCGTCAGCCAGCGCGTGCCCCTTGCCGGCGGCCTTTTTGCGCCCCTCGGCGGTCTCGCTCTCCGGAGTCAGGGTGACCAGGGCGATGTCCTGCCCCGGGCGCCCGGCCAGGATGACCGCGATCGACTCCGCCAGCTGCGTGGCCTTGATGTTCTTGTCGCTTTTCGCGCACATCGCGGCAGCGCGCTTGGGCGGGACGTTCCGCTTCACCATCGCCTTGTAGGTGGCGTGGCCCGTGTGCTCACCGCCGTCGCCCCCGTCATCGTCGCCGGAGCCGCCGCCCTTGGACTTGCCGTCCTCGTCATCGGCGGCGAGCAGCAGGGCCAGTTCCCCGGAGGCGACCTGGACGGCGAGCAGCAGCCCGGCGTCCAGGTCCGGGGCCGACGGGACGGCCCCGGACAGTTCAAGGATCTTCTCCAGCGACACCGTGCCTCCCGGGAGCAAGCGGATTCCGCCCGGGTAATCGGACTGCCGCTAAACTGAGCGACGGCTGACTCGGCAGCCTGTCCCGGCCTGGCCGGGCAAGTGCGGCTCAGCCCACCCGGGGCCTACTTCTTGACGGTCTTGCCGGCGGTCGTGGCGTGCGTGGCCGGGCCGGGGGCCTTCTTAGGTGGCGCGGCCGGGTGGGCGGCCAGGTGCTGCAAGTGCTCCAGGTGGAGCGCGTGAAGGTGCTGCAAGTGCTCCAGGTGGAGAACGTGCATCTCGTGCAGGTGGTGTGACTCCGGGGTCGGGTGCCCGGCAGGCGGGTGCGCGGAGCCAGGGTAGGCCCTGGGCCTGGCCGCGCCCGTGCTGTGCCCGGCGCTGGTGCCCGCTGACTTGCCCGCGGCCACGGCCAGCTCCAGCCGCTCGACCGCGCTCAGCCTCGCGGGCCCGTTCGGGTTGTCACTGCCGGCCTGAGCGTAGACGTGCGAGCTGACCGTCTTGCCGCCAGCCTGCATTCGCGACGCGGCGTCCGCCGTGACGGTCATGTTCCCCATGTCGGCCAGCGCCCGCACGTGCGCGTGGATGTGCCGGGCCAGGTGGTGCGCCCCGGCCTCGCGCGCGATCATGACGGCCCGCAGCGCGGACTGGGCGGCCCCGCTGCGGTTGGTGCCCAGCATGTCCCGTGCCCGGTTCAGGTAGGCGTCCAGCCGGGCCTTGTCGAGCGCGGGCATGGCGTTCAGCTCGGCCGCCGCCCGCGACTCGGTGACGTTCATCAGGTCCTCGGGCGGCTGGATGAGCGGCGTCGCGCCCGAGGTGTCGGACTCCGCGGGCTCGGACACGTCCTTGCCCGTGACCACCGCCAGCGCGAGGCGGTCCAGTGCGCTCATGTCACCCTCCGTCATCCGGGCCATCTGGCTCGGGCCGTTGAAAACGCCGTGGAAGTACCGCTTGCGGATGCGGTCGGACAGCGCGCCCAGCGCCTGCTCCGCCTTCCGCCAGGCCATGGTCTTGTCATAGCCCTGCTTCATCGCCGTCGTAGCCGAGGACTGCCCTGCCGGCGGGATGCGGGTGAACACGTTGGCGGTGTAAGCCGAGGGCAGCATGTTCCCCAGGTCAGCCTTGTGCGCCGCGTACATGGCCGCCTGGGCGCTGCGCATCATGCCCAGTGCCTCCAGCGGGTTGTCCTTGTTCAGCTTCCAGGCGGCCTGCTCCAGGAACTTCCTCGCGGTGTCGCTCAGGTCCTTCTGGCTGCACTCGGGAACCAGCGGGATGACCGCCTTCACCTCGGCCGCGGTCGGCAACGCCACGACCGGCGGCAGCGGCGGGCTCGGGCTGATGGCCTGCACCGGGTTCTGGTAGAGACCGTACTGGGAATACCGCCCGCCAGGTGGCGGCGGCACGAGGAACGGGCGCGCGCCCGGGGCCGTCGCCACCGCCAGCCCGACGGCTGAGGCGGCAGCGTGGTGCTCGTGCGCCTCGGCCTTCTCCTTCTCCCACTCGGCCACGTTCTTCGCCGCGGCGGCCCGCACGTCCGGGTGGGTGCGCTTGCCCTTGCCGCTCTTGGTCTTCCAGCCGCCCGGGTTGACGCCCGCCGCCCACTTCTTGACGATGCCGACGGCGACCCCGTACGCGTCGTGCTTGCCGTAGCGCTCCACCAGGTGCGGGTACAGGTGCTCCACGTACGGGGGGAGGTGATGGCCCTTCATGTGGAACAGGCCGGGCCCGCCCGGGGGCACCGTCGGCTTGACGACGGTCGACGCCTCGGGCGTGTGCGGCGTGAACTTGACTAGTGCCCCGCCGCCCGTTGCCGGCCTGCAATGCAGGTCAGGGTGGTCACGCCCGCCCTTGTCCACGTGTCGGTACCACGGGCACTCGCGCAGCAGGTGGTCATGCGCCTCGCGCTCATCGTGCGCCGCCTCCAGCAGCTCCAGGGCTCCCGCCATGCCCTGGTAATCGCCCGCGGCTACCCGGGCGTGCCCAAGGTGACGTCCTTGAAACCGCTCTTCTCCCAGTACCGCAGGTTGGCGCGGCGCATGTCGTCGGGGTAGTGCGCCAGCAGCGCCACCGCCGCGGCCTCGTACGGCTCGAACACGGCCATGCAGCCCTCAACAGGGTCCTCAGCGGTCCCGCACACCCGGCAGGGCAGGAACTGCGCGTCCGACTCGCGCTCCCACTCAGCCTTGCGCTCCGGGTCGTTACGGTACTTACGCAGCTCCTCGCGGAACTTTTCCTCCAGCGGGGCCAGCTGCAGGTCGCGGATAGCGGCCTGCAGCATCTCGGACGGGCTCAGGCCGTGGCCCTTGAGGAACTTGTACTGGTCACCAGGCAGGTAGACAGAGACATTCGGCATGCACATACACTATGCGTGTACTTGTACCCCCGTCAAGCTCCTGGGTCCAGGTGTCCGCCATCAGGCCCCGCTCAGCGCCTCAACGAACTTGTCCTGCAGCAGCGCGCGCAGCGCCCCGTCGTCCACCTCGTCCAGCACCGCCAGGAAGACGTCGCGGACCTTCTCCGGGGCGAGGCCTCCGGGGTCAGTGCGCTTGCTCTTCAGCCGCACGTCGTCCCAGGTCTTGGCGATGGCCTCCCAGGCGAGGATGGCGTCCTTCTCCTGGCCCGGGTGCTGGTAGCCGTCGTCGGTGCCGTAACCGCGCCTGCTGACCTGCTGGTGCTTGAAGAACCAGTTGAGCATCACCGACGTGCGCATGATCTGCGCGACCGACATGTCCAGGCCCTCGCACTCGCGGCGCGCGGTCGCGTAGAACTCCTCGTACCCGGTACGAAGGTCGGCGTCCTCTACGCTCTTCGGGCAGGTGAACAGCCCGTCGAACTTGTCCCAGTCACTAGCCACGCACGGATAATCGGGCGGCCCCGTGGTGCGGGCAGTCAGGCTCCGTCGTCAGGCGCACCCAGTCCTTGCCCATGCCGACCCCGTAAAGCCGCCCCAGGCTCTTGAACTCGTACTCGCACGGGCAACGGTCATCGCCCTGGTAGAAGATGACCGACTGCCGCAGCACCTCGTCCTCACGAGCCTTCATCAGGCGGCTTGTCGCTTCCCGAGCACGCAGTACCCTCGCCGTGCCGGTAGAGATTCCCGGTCAACGGCCGGACCGCCACGCCGCAGCGGCACACCGGGCACTCAGCTAGCCGGGTCGTCCACAAGACGGTAGCTCACGTGCTCGCGGTGCTCGCGGAACGAGGCCGCCTGCTGCAGCGGGAAGATGCCCGGAGTGGAGTAGACGCCGGCGTACTCGCCGATGGTCTGGCTGCGCGCGGCATCCGGAACAAGGTTCCGCCACGGGCCGATCGCGGACAACCGCTGCAGGTTCCAGTCGTAGCCGGACTCACCTGCCCCGCCGCTGTCGCAGTCCCAGTCCCACACCGGGCGGATCGTGGTCCTCCAGGTGCGCCGCCAGGTGCACCACACCCAGGGGTTGAAGTACGGCAGCAGCCGCACTGCGGCCTGGTCGGCGCCCTCGTCCTCGCGTGGCGCGGACAGGCCGTCCCAGCCGGCCCCGCCCTGGTTGTGCGCGCAGATGCACAACGTGACGTCATCGAAGTGGCCCTGAGCCCAGTCCATGTAGGCCAGCACGTCACTGGAGACGATGACGTCTTCCTCGCCGCAGAGCACGAACTCCGGGGCGAAGCCGTCGAACAGCCGGTCAATAGCCTCGCCGAGCGCGCGGTGCATGCCGGGGCCCGCCTGCGCTCCCGGGCTGTCGGGGAGGACCACGATCTTGCGGGACAGGGCGTCCTCGGCTTCCCTGATGACGTCCATCTGGTCATCGAGCCGGTGCGAGGGCCCAAGCGCGACGGCGACCATGCGCAGCTCATCGACCCGTGCCGCGGCTGCCCACGAGAGGAAAGTGCGCCGCAGGTAGTCCGGGCGCTTCCACGCGGTGATGACCAGCGCGGTGTCGTTCAGCATGCGCCCTCCCTCGGGCGGAACCAGATGTCAGGAGCAGGGCCGACCGGGCGCTGCCGGCCGGCGTCCCAGCTGCGCGCGATCCACTCCGGCCAGGTCGAGTCGACTTCCACGGCGGTGAACTGGGTCTCGCCCGCCCGGCCGCTGCCCGGCCACCACAGGCCGTCGCGGTAGTACCGGCCGGCCGCCAGCCCGGCCTCGGTCTCGGGGATGGCCTCAGCGTGGCTGAAGGCGTGCACCTTCTCGCGTGCGGCCAGCTCACCGCCCAGCCAGGTCAGGTGCCAGCCGGCCGGCCGCACGTCCTCGTAGACGGGCCAGCCGGTCTCGCGCAGCTGGGTGAAGCTGCCGACCTGGCCGTAGCGCATCACCGACGGGGCGTGCCAGGGCCAGGGCACCTCCCAGTCAACGGCGAACATGAAGAACCGCAGTTGCAGCTTGCACGGGGTGACCGACCTGCGGTTAATCCCGAGCGACAGGATTGCCTCACGCGAAGGAATCTCGTCCGCGTCACCGTGCAGGATGAGGTCGCCGCGCCGTGCGCCCGCGCGGTCAAGCCCCCCGAACACCGCCTGGCGGGAACTGTGCTCGCGCGCCCAGGTGTCGCCGGCCTCCTTGCCGACGTGGCTGGTCGACGGGTGGTGGCGGACGTAGGTGATGCGCCGGGCCCAGGGCGCAAACCGCTCACGCTGCTCCTCGAACGTGAACGGCTTGGGCTGGCCCTGGAAAGTCAGGTCGCCCTCCACGACCACGTGGTGGACCCCGATGCACTCAAGCTCGCGCAGGCGGCACTCCAGCAGGTCGGGCTCAGTGCCGATGCCGCTGTAGAGGAGCGTGTCGTAGATCCTGGTCACAGGACCACCCACCAGAGCTTGTCGAACTGGGTGTTGACCTGAACGACGTCCTGGTCGGCAGGGAACACCTGCCGGACCCCGGCCGCTACCGTCGGCCAGTTCCAGTCGTCGCCGGCGAAGACCGCCCCGGGCACGGCGTACGGCAGCAGCGCGGTGATGTTGTCGGCCACTTCCTGCGTCGTGTGCGCGGCGTCCAGGTGCAGGAACCGGATCGGGTCTTCCCACTGGGCGGCGAACTCGCGCCAGCCCATCTTCCAGACGCAGACGTTGCCCTCGGTAGCCTCGGCGATGTTGGCCATGAAAATGCCGTAGTTATCACGCTTGACCAGCTCCGGGTCAATGCCGATGCCGGCCGCAGCCGACTCCGGGCCGTCGCCCAGCCAGTGGTCCACGACATGCAGGAGCTTCGGGCAGATCGCGTTAGCGACGGGGATAGCACTGCGGCCCTGCCAGGTGCCGACCTCGATGGCCTCGCCGGCCAGGTAGTCCGTGGACTGGGCCAGGGCCGCCAGCACGTCCAGCTGGCCCTGGCTCATCCACTCCTCGTCAAAGCAAAGGACCACTAGCCCTCCGCGTCGGCGATGGCCTGGCGGACCGCCGCGTCCTTGGCGTCAACCAGGTGCCGCAGGGCCACGGTGAACTCAGGGCCGTCGCCGACCAGCTCAAGCAGCCGGTCCCGGGTGTCGCACATCACAGCGGCAACAGTAGCGGGAGCACCCTCCGGAAGGCGGGGGTTCGGCGTAAGCCACCGGGCTACCTGCTGGGTGGACGGGTGGCGGGCGGACAGGTTTGCGCTCATACGGACCCCAGCGTCTCTCTCATGAACTCGACGGAGGCCCTCTCGCCCCCGCCCGGTGCGATCGGCGCGGCCTGCTCGCGCGGGGCCAGCTTCCGGGCGACCATCGCCAGGGCCAGGGTCAGCGCGGTATCGCGGTCATCGAGCCGGACCCTGGCGTGCAGGTCCCACAGCACGGCCATGGCGGCGTGCGCGCGAGCCCCCCCTAGCCGGGCGGCCAGGGCCTGCCGGGCGGCCAGGGCCTCGCCCTGGGCGGCAATGCAGCCTCCGCACGACAGCACCAGCAGGTCGCGCAGGGCGAGGACAAGCTGGCGGGCCACGTGGCCCGCGTCCCCGTACGACACCAGGGCGCGGGCCAGCGCCTCGTACATGGCGGGGTAGTCGCCGTCAGCCGCCGCGGTCAGCAGGGCCGGCGCGAAGTCAGTCTCCCCGGTCAGCTCGCGCCACAGCTCCAGGCTGGAGATGCCGACCGAGCTGACCTGGTCGAGCCGCATCACAGCATCGCGCATGCCGCCCCCGGCGGCCTCGGCGACAGCGGTCAGCAGCGCGGGCTCAGCCGCGAGCCCCTCGGCCTGGCAGATGCTCACCAGGCGGTCGCGGATGACGCCAACGGGCAGCGGGTCGAACCGGAACGGGCTGCAACGGGAGCGCACCGTGCGGGGGATGGAGGCGAACTGGGTGGTAATCAAGATGAACACCACGCCAGGCGGCGGCTCCTCCAGGATTTTCAGGATGGACTCGAATGCCGCAGCGGACAGCCCGTGCGCCTCATCGATGATGTAGACCTTGCGCCCGCCGCCGACGGCGCCGTAATAGGCGCGGGTGCGGATGGCCCGCACCTGGTCGACGGTGCCATTGCTCGCGGCGTCCAGCTCCTCCACGTCCGGGCTGGTGTCGTTGTCGACCGCGAGGCAGCTCACGCACGTCCCGCACGGCCAGCTGGCCGCCGGGCCGGGCCGGGCCTCGCAGTTGAGCGCCTTGGCCACGATCCGGGCCATGGTGGTCTTGCCGCAGCCGCGCTCGCCGTAGAAGAGCATCCCGCCGGGCACCGTGCCCCGCTTGCACATCAGGTACAGCAGGGCCACGGCTGGCTTCTGCCCGGCGACATCGCCGAACACGCGCGGCCTGTAGCGCAGTGCCAGCTGCTCGCTCATGCGAACGTCCTCGTCTCGCCCGCCACGACCGCGGCCATGCACTCGCCCAGGTCCAGCCCGAGCTTGCTGCCCAGCTCGAACAGGGCGAGGCCGACATCTCCGTACTCCTTCGCCACCTCCCCGGCAGGACGGCCCTTGAGAACGGCCCCGGCCAGCTCCCCCAGCTCTTCCAGCGCCTTAAGGGCCTGCTGCTCTACAGCGGGGTACCGGTCGGTACCGTGCTTCGCGATGATCTCGCGGGCCAGCTCGTGTCCGTTCACTCGGGTCTCCTCATGCTGATGGTGGTCGCGATAACCGGGGGGCCGGGCTCCGGCCCGGTCACGGGCAGGCCCGCCGCGCAGAACGCGCCCGAGCTGAGCTTGCGGTGGCCGAACTCGCCGCCGCACTCCGGGCAGGCGAGGTACGTGACGTCGCCGTCCTGCTCAGGCTCAGCGGGGCCGCCGCAGTAGATGCAGTCGGCGCCCTCTTCGACCAGCGGCTCAGGCGGGCTGCTCAACGGGCTCCAGGACCTCCGGGGCGGGCTCTTCGGCATAGCCGTCGCCCGCCCAGTTCTCGTCAGGCGCGGTGTCCGGGCTGGTGCCGAAGGACTGGCCGTACTGATGCGTCTTGCCGAATCCGGGACTTTCCACAGGTTCCTCCACAAGGTGTGCGGCTACCTGTAATACGCCGGAGCCCGCGAGCGCCGCAATGACCTTCCCTTCGGCCTCGTCGCCACAGCGCGGGCAGAACCTCATCCCCCAGGGCGCGTCCAGCAGAGTGGAGGGGACCGGCAGGCCGCACCCCTCGCACGGCTGGCCGCCGCCGTGGAAGAACTCCAGCCGACGGGCGGTGTAGCGCGCGGCCTCGACCGGGCTGGCCTTGCCGGCGAGCGCGGCGTAGGCCTGGTAGGGACCGAGGCGGCCCTTGAGCAGCATGCGCAGCACGGTCCGCTGCCCCTCGCGGGCCAGCCAGAGGTCGCGGACGTGCTCGCGGGCGTCGCCCTCCTCGGCGGTCGCCCCGGCGTAGAAGCTCTCCGCGCGAATCAGCACCGGCACTGCCTCTGCCTCGTCCCACCACCGCAGCCGCCGGGCCAGGGCCGCGGGGTCGTCAGCTACCTCCAGCTCCCACAGGCCGGTCGGGCGCGCGGGGAACTTCCCCGCGGCCGGGAGCACAGCGAAGTTCCCGCCCCAGCGCAGGTACGGGTACAGGTGCACCGCCATCTTGATGAGGTAGTCGCCGATGTCGAGGCCGTCGGCGACGCGGGTCAGGCCGAACTCGGCGTAGTCCACCCCGGCGCTGCGCTCGCGGTAGCCGGTGCCCGAGGACGCCAGCCTCACCGACTCCACGGCCAGGTCGGGGAACGGCGGCCGGCCGGACCTGCTCATCCGCCCGGCGATGTCAGCCCGTGCCCGGTAGGCGGCCCGGCGGATGATGTACTCCAGCGACGTGCCGGAAACGAACCGGTACTCATCCGGGCGCTCCACCTTCATCCGGACGCGCTGCGCGACGGTGGACTGGTCGAGCGGGCGCACCGGCTCAGCGACCAGGTCGCGGTCGACGGCCTGCACGTACCTGCGGCGCAACTCCAGGTCCTTCCGGTCGCACACCCCGCAAGCGGTCCCGCTGCACTGCTGGTCGCAGCGCGGCACCCACTCATTGCCGTGATATCCCTCGGGGATATCACTGTCGTAGCCCTCGGCGGTGGTCCCCTCCAGGAACTCCACCATGTCCCGGTACACCCGCCACAGCAGGGACCGCGGCACGCCGGTGTCGATCATCTCCCAGCCGAGCAGGTCCTCGTAGAACCGCTCGCCGAAGATGTCGTCCAGCCCGTTGCGGAACCCGTGAACTTTCATCGCCTCATCGAGCTTTTCCCGCATGTCCTTCGGGAAGCCGCCCCACGACGCGGTGCCGTAAGCCTCGATGACGTCCACGACGGCCTCGCCGACGTCCCGGCTCGCCCGCTGGCACGCTTGGAAGAACGCCAGCTTCGGCGGGGAGGCCTTGCTGCCGATCTTGATCCAGATCCGGTGATCGCGAAGTTCGCCGAGCGCCTGCTGCAGCATGTAGTCCGGCGGGGTGACCTCGAACCACTGCAGCGGAGTCTGCGCCTCGATGAGCAGCGGGGTCCAGGAGAAGATGATCTGCACCCCGGCCGCGGCCTCGCCGAACCCGTTGCGGATGTCGGCCAGCCGGCGGCCCAGCTCCACGACCCTCATCACGTCGGCTTGCTCCTCACCGGGCCAGTTGGTGATGAAGTAGAGCTTGATCTTCCTGATGCCCGCGCGGATCGCCCGGGTGACCGCCTCGGCCACGTCGTCGTCACTGGTGCCCTTGCCGGCCAGGTCGCGCATCCGCTGGCTGTTGCCCTCCAGGCCGAGAGTGAGCGACGTCGTGCCGGAGACTTGCAGCAGCAGGGCGAAGCCGGGGTCGGCGAGGTAGTCATCGATCCGCATCGAAGAGGCGTCCACCCGGCCGGCGACGTTCTCCAGCAACCCGGCGATCAATGCCTTCTTTCGCGTGTGCATGGGCGGGTCCGGGGCGACCAGGCTGATGTCGGTCGAGCCCATATTGTCCCGCCACGCCTTGGCCCGCTCCACTGAGCGGCCTGTGCCCTCCTGCCGGTAAGGCTTGGTCACCCACGAGAGCCTGCAGAAGCTGCACCAGGCCGGGCAGCCGCGCGCTACCTCAACGTCCCCCGAGCCCATGCCGGGATCGGAGAACAGCACCGGCGCGCTGGTCATCAGGCTGGCCTTGTTCAGGTCAGCGACGCGCCGGGCCTTGAAGATCGGGCCGATGCCCTCAGCCAGACTCCGGTAACCGGACACCATCTTGGTCAGCTCGGGCAACCCGCGGTCCTCGTACTTGTAAGCGACCTCAGTGAAACGCGGGAAGTACAGGAAGGGAAACTCCCTGGCCAGCATCTGGTAACACCACAGCCGGTCATTCTGCCAGGACCGCGGGCCATTGCTCTTGAACTGCGCGATGCGCTCACAGACTGCGGAGATGCCGGGGTTGCCCTCCTCGTCCTCGGCCTCTCCCAGCCACACGGCATCGACCACCGGGGCCATGAACTCGGGCGCGCAGTACGCCTGGCCGCCAACCAGCACCATCGGGTAGTCCTCGGCGCGCAGCGTCCGGTCGGCCCAGCGCAGCGGGATACCGCTCATGGAGAGGGTCTTGCAGAAGTTCATGAAAAGAACTGTGTACGAGATAGACGTGCCCACCACGTCGAAGTCGCTCAGCTGGTGCCTGCTCTCGATGCCGAACGCCGGCACCTGGCCGCGCTCCAGCAGGTCCATGTCACGCGGGGTGGCGGGCAGGTAAAAACGGTCAGCGAGCGTGTAAACCCCGGCCTTGTGCAGCGCGTCGTACACAGCGGGGATCGCCATGTTGCCGGCCGCCTGACTGTAGGGCCAGCTCGCGACGAGCAGCCAGCGCACCTGGGCGGCACCCCACGGGCGGCGGGCGGCGTTGGGCTCGGTGCCCAAGAACTGCTGCGGTCCGTCAAAGCGGAACAGGTTTCCGTCTAGCCACCGGGCAATCGACTCAGGACTGCGGCCTGTCATCGGGCCTCCTCCGGAGGTGTACCACCGGGCGCGTGCCCTCTTCGGCCTCACGCCGGACACGGCGGGCCAGCTCCTCGGGAACCGGGACCCTCGCCACCCTGCGGTACCGGGTAGCTGCCCGGTGCTCGCGGAACCTCCACCAGCGCCTCATTCGCTCTCCCCCTCAAACACCCTCGTCACCCCGTCCGGCCCGAGCGCGAAGCGGACCCGGGCGTCCGCGTACGCGCTGTACGCCCGGTCGTGGGTAATCATAACGACCTGGACGCCAAGCTCATCGGCCACCTGGCGGACGAACTCGCCCAGCCGGTCGGTGTAGCTCTCGCTGACGAACCGGAAGGTCTCGTCCAGGAACAGGGCCTTCCGGGCGCCGGGCGTGAGCCGCACCATGACCAGCCGCAGGACGAAGGCGACCACCTGCACCATGCCGCCGCCGCGGGCGTCAAGCACAGGAGTCTCCAGGACCTCGCCACCGTGCCCCGACCGGATGACCGGCTCCAGGGTCACCTGGCCGCCCACCTCACCGGGCACCAGGCGGAAGGACAGCTCCTCCTCGAAGATGTCCCGCAGCGCCCGGGTGGTCAGGTCCTCGAACATCGCGCGGGCGCTCTCCTGCGCCTCCTCACCGATCCTCGTGAGCAAGGCGGCGACCTGGGCGTACAGCGCGGACTGCTCCTCCGCGCGCGTGATGTCCGCCTCCGCCCGCTTGCCGGCCTTGACCACCTGCTGGGCACGCCCCGCCTGGCGGTCCAGGTCACGCCGTGTGGCCCGGACCGCCGTCGCGAGGGCTGCGAGATCGGTCAAGGGCGGACCCACTGCCACCGGGACATGTCCGTCCCCGGGTACTCGAACAGCCAGTCGGCAAAGTCAGACGGCGTGTCGAACGTGATCTTCCGCCCGCCGTCGGTGATGGCCGCCTTGTCGCCGGTGACGAAGTTCTCGGTCGTCCTGGCCATCAGGCCCGCCGCCCCCCGTGCCGGTAGTCGCGAGTGCGGTTATACGCCATTTTTCTCTCGTACTCGGCCATGAGGTCGATGCCGTAGAGCTTGCAGAGCTGCCGCAAGAACGACAGAATCCCGGCGAACGCTGAGCTAGGACTCTCGTAGGATGCCTCCTGCGCCATTGTCACGCGGGCGATGAGGCCGTGCAGGGTGTTGATGTTCACCAGGAACTCGTCGTCAAGGACGAAGATCTCCTCGTCTGGCTCCAGGCACTCTTCCAGGTCCCACCCGAACAGATCCGCATCATCCAGCAAGCGGATCAGGACGTCCGCGAACTCGCTGCCGACGCCCTGCGGCTTAGGATTCAGCCCGACGCCGAGACGCTCGGTTACGTCTTCCAGGCCCCAGTCACGCCACGCGTGCCCGGCCTCGGCGGCCTCCTCGTGCAGCAGCGCCATCGCCTGCCCGAGCGGGCACGGGCTCTCCCGCCACCCCTTCTCCTCGCAGTAAGCCGTCACCTCGGCCTGCATTTCCTTCAGTGTCTTGGGCATCTCGTGCCTCTCTGCTAGTAGCCGACCGAGTTGGGCGGCATCTGCGGGCAGGTACCGGTGACCTGCTTGTCCTTGTCGTGCAGCAGCAGCGGCGCCCGGACTTTCCCGCGGTCCTTGCCCACCTTGAACTCGCACGTCGGCGAGGGGTGGGCGGCCAGCATGGCGGACAGGAACACCGCGTTCACCACCAGGAGGTGCTGGCCATGACCCCAGGAGGCCGGGATGACCTCCTCGGCGCTGTTGCCGTCCTTGTCGCGGCCGGTAACCGTCAGCCGGGCGCGCTTCCCGTTGTCACTGTCAGCGATGAGCGCGACCGCTGACGTGCTCGCCTCGGTGTTGATCTTCACCCGGCGCAGCGCGGCGGTCAGCTCGCCCTTGTCGACGCCCAGAGTCATGTCGTTGCCCTTGGCCGGATCGAGGAACAGCTTCTCGACGTCGGGGAAGGGCGCGGCCATCCGCAGCGCGGCCAGGGTGACCGGGCCGACGCGGAACACCGAGTAAGGGCCGGCCTCGGCCACCTCGGCGTCCTCCACCGGGTTCTTGGCGAGCAGCTTGAGCAAGTCGTCCAGCGCGGCCCCGGGGATGAGCATGTCACGCGGGAAGCCGGGCACCGGCGCGCAGGCGAACTGGGCGGCGTCGGCCGCCCAGGCGAGCATCCGCCCGGTAGCGTCGCCGCTGATGCGGACCTGGGTGAAAGCCGGGCGGCCTGCTTCCCTGCCCACCGCGTGCCGCACCGTGTCCAGCGCGGCCCGCAGCGCCTCGCGGCCGACCGGAGCGAACCCGGCAGCCGACAGGTCGGGCATTCCCGTGTACCCGTCGGGGTTCGGCAGGCGCAGCTGCCAGGTCGCCGAGCCGGCGGTCACCAGGGCGGCCCCGCCCTTGACCGTCACCGTAACATCCCCCTCGGGAGCTTCGGCGAGGATCGACTTCAGCTTCTTGGCGGGCAGGTAGGCCTGGCCGCCGGACTGAGTGAGCACGGCGGGGATCTCGGCGGAAACCGCGGTCTGCTGGTCGGTGGCCGCCACCCGCAGGCTCTCCGGGCTCACCGTGACCTGGAAGCAGCCGTTGACCGGCAAGGTGGCGCTTGACGGCACGGCGGGCAGCGCCCAGTCAACCAGCTGGGCGAGCACCGCCCGGCGGACCGTGAACTCCAGGGAGCCGTAGTCGGCCCCGGCCTCGTTGCTCATGCCGTTCCTCCCGCGAGTTCGAGCTGCCGCTGTACCTCGGCCGCCTCGGCTTCTAGCTGCCGGTCCAGCTCAGCCAGCTTCTCCCTGGCCTGCCCGGCAGTGGTGACGCCGAACTCGGCCTCCAGGTCCTCGCGGACCGCAGCGGCGCGGGCGCCCGCCTGCTGCGCCTGCGCGTCGGCGCTGGCGTGCCGGCGCTGGGCGCTGGTGATGTCCTTCTGCAGTGCCGCTACCGTTTCTTCGATGGCCATGCCCTTACTACGCCGCCGTGAGCGACAGGCGGCCGGGCCTGCCGCCGAGGCTGAACTTGGGGCAGGCGTGCTTGACAGGGCAGTACGCGCAGCCCGCGTTATCAGCTTTTGGGGCGAGGCGGCCCGCCCAGATGTCCTGGGCGGTCTTGGTGATCCGGCCCGCCATCTGGGCCACCGCGTCACGGTTCACCGTGACCGGGAGGACCCGCGTGTCGCACATGGGCTGGATGAGCCCGCTCATCGCCGGGAACTGCCCTTTCAGCACCTTGACCGCGATGGCGTAGAACGCCAGCTGGCCGAGCACCTTGCGGTAGTAGTTATTGTCGCGGGTGGCCTTCAGGTCCCAGACCGCGATGCGGCCCTCGCAGTCCCGCACCATGAGGTCCATCTCCCCGATGAGGAGGACCTCGCGCATTGACCCGTCCAGGTACGGCACCATGATGGGCACCGAGAACCGCACCGCGGGCTGCCACTCGAACGGGATGGCGTACCTGAGCAGGATGGGCTCCAGCCGGCCGACCAGTTCCCGGCAGAAGTCAAGCGTCTCGCCCTTGTCGGTCAGCGACTTCCACCGGACGATGCCGTCGCCGGTGTCCTTCGCAATCTGCGCCGACTCCTCGAAGATCGCGTCCACCTGGGCAGCCATCCACCCCGGCTCGGGCTCCTCCTGGCTCAGCCAGCGGCGCATCGCGAGGTCGACCACGTTGCCGTGGAAGAAGTTCCGCACGTCCTGGACCGGGGACTTGTGCCTGCGCAGCAGGTCACCCTTGGCCGGGCACTCGTCGTGGTTTCGAATCCGGCTCCAGGAGATCCGCAGCGCCTGGTCGCTCACAGGCCGCCGCCCATGCCGTCGTGCCGGCCGCGCCGGAACTTCTCCTCGTCCTCGGGATAGCGGGGGTTGACCACGATGACCGGCGTGCCGGTCTCCTTCTCGATGTCGGCCGCGACCTCCGGGTGATCCTCGTATCCGAACAGCACGTCGATGCCGAGGGCCTGCAGCTCACGGATGTACCCGATCTTGATCTCGGCGTTGTTCCGCCTGTCGCCCGGCGGGCGCTGCCGCAGGCTGTCGTACGGTACCCGGTGCCGGTCCAGCCACTGCAGGGAGACCTGCCGGGAGGATTCCGCGCTACCGGAGAAGACGTGCACCTGATGATGCAGGTAGTGCACCCGCGCGGCGGCCACGGGGCCGGCAATGGGCGTGTCGCCGGTCCGCGCGGCGCAGTAGGCGTCCCAGGTCGAATCCGGGTCGGCCATCGGGCTCAGGTGCCACCTGTGCCGGGTGTGCGCCAGAGTCGAGTCAAAGTCGAACCAGACCGCGGTCCTCAGCTCCAAGCGGTTCAACGCGTTCCTCCCTGCTGGGCCATCAGAAGCTCCTCGGCCTTGTCTGCGACCTCGCGGTCGGCCACCGTCTCGCGGATGTGGCTGACCACCGACTCCACGGACAGCAGCCCCAGCACCGCAGCCTCCACCCCGGCCCGGAATCCGTTCAGGCGGAGTTTCCTGGTGGCCTCCTGCGCATGCTCCTGCAGCCGGAACACCTCCGACGCGGGCTTCGCCTTCAGCGGCACGAACTCGAATCCGCCGACAGCGCTGTCCCACAGCGCGCACCCGACCTGGCGCTTACGGTTGTACTCGTCCAGGCTGCCCCGGCTCAGTGCCCCGAAGTTGCAGAACGTCACGCCCGTGCCGGTGCCGTAGCGCCAGACCCCGTGCGGCTCGTGAATGTGACCGTAGACAATGCTCCCGCACACGTCCATCGAGCCCGACCACCACTCCGCCGGGGCGTACTCGGCCCCGGCGTAGCCCGGCTCAGACCCCGGCGGGTAGATCGGGGCGTGCGTGACGATGAGCCCGCCATGCTGGGCGTACTCATCCTCGCGGTACCCGCGCAGGGCCTCCCGAACGCCTTCCGCGCTCCACGACTGCTGCCACGGGACGCCGTACAGGTGCGGGAACTCAGCGCTCCGGCCCTCCAGGCGACGCGCGCCGGCCAGGTAGAGCACGCCGAGCGGCTGAGTGGCCTCGATCGTGTCAAGCCGGTCATACTGGATGTCGTGGTTGCCCGGCACAATGAACAGCGGGCACGGGTGGGCGCTGATGACCTCGATGAGGTCCTGGACCACGCCGTGGTCGGTTCTCGCCGGGGCCTTGTGGTGGAAGACGTCACCAGCCCACACCACGGCGCGGACATCGCGGTCGCAGGCTACGTCGACCGTCTGGTGCAGCAAGTCCAGCAGGTCGGGCCAGTAGGTCTCGGTACAGCTGCTCGGCGGTCGCCTGGTGGCGTGGATGTCGTTGACGATCAGGTACTTGGCCACACCCCTTACTACGGCTCAGGTCGTGCTGAACGTCACCGGCACCCACGGGCCCGCGTGACCGTCGTCCGCGGCGAGCCTGGCGCGCACCCCGGCGGTGTACTGCGTCTTGCGCGCCAGCGAGCCGCCCTGCCACACCTCAGGGTTGGCCCCTTTCGCCGGGTGCCGCGGGTAGCTCCCCACCTCCGGCCCGGCCAGGCTCGGCCCCAGCGCGACAGCGACGTCGTACTCCTCGATCCCCGGCATCGGGGCCTGGTTCGGCACCGGCGCGGGGGCGGTCCACGTCAGCTTCACGCTGGTGTCACCGCCATCCGCCGTCAGCGCGCGCACCGGCGGGTACACCCAGCCGGGCGGAAGCGGCGCGGGGGCGGGGTTCGCCCAGCGGGCCAGCGCGGCCTCGTCGCCGGCGAAGTAGTCCATGTCCCCGCCGCCGGCCCCGGTGGCCCCGTTCTGCCAGAACGTCCACGACTTCCACGGGGAGACACTGGCCGGCGGACTGCCCGCGTAGAACGCGATGAACAGCGGGTAGCCCGAGCACGGCGTGAGCAGGTTCTGCGCCATGAACAGGCTGCTGTAGAGCAGCACCTTGCACTGCGGGGCGGCAGCCGCGACGTCCTGCAGAAACTGCAGCGCTCCGGAGCCGACGCCGCCAGCGGTGAACCCCGGCGGGAGCGCCTTCAGCTCCGTGTGCATGCGACGGGCGGCGTTCTCGGTGCCGTGGCCCTCGAAGCCGTCGGCGCCGACCGAGATCTCCACGTCCGCGATGAGCACCCGCGGCCGGTGAGGCTGGGCGTTCACCACCGACATGAAGAACTGCGCCTGGCGGGCCGCGCTGTCTGCCGGGTGAAAGAAGTGGTAAGCCCCGAAGACCTTGCCCTCAGCCGCCGCGTTGGCCGCGTTGGCCGCGTACGTGGGGTCCGACCAGCCGGCCCCCTCCGTGGCCTTGGCGAAGGCAAAGGCGTCGCCGCCCCAGCCCTGTACCGCCTGAAAGCTGCTCCGGTCTTCTCCGACCGCGTTGGACATCCTGGCCTCCTGCCTCTCGGCAGGGGGAATCGGGAGCTAGGCGACGGCCTGCCTGCAGACCGGGCAGTGCCCGGCGTCGGCAAGGGCCCGGTGGATGGCAGCCTCTGCCGCCACCTCGTCCCGGCGGGCCTGCCCGGCCTGCGACCGGAAGCGGATCGCGTCGCCCTCAGCGGCGGCCAGGCCGCCGGCCAGCTCGCGCAGCCGGGCACGGCGAACGGCCAGCTCCTCCAGGCGGCTGGTCGACGGCGGAGCGCGGCGGGCAGCCTCGGCCCTGGCTGCGGCAGCTGCGGCCTCAGCTACCTCCAGGCGGCCCAGCAGGGCCCGCAGCCGCTCGGCCCTGGCCGACGTGGCCTGAGCAACGGCCAGGGCCTCCTCAGCCGCGGTACAGGCCGCACGGCGCTCTCTGATCCCGGCGAACTCCTGGGCTTCCTCCAGCAGGGCCTTGCGCCGGGACCGGGCCGCGTCCAGCTCCCGGTCCGCCTGCTTGCGGACCCGGCCAGCCTCGGCAGCGGCCCCGAGCACCAGGGAGACGTTGGTCAGGTCGCCCAATCTCCTGGCAATCTCCGTGCCCGGCAGGCTCAGCAGGTAAGGCGGGTCGAGCTGGCGGGCGAAGTTCAGCTCGGTCAGCCCCAGCAGCTCGGACACCTGCGGCGGCACCTGGCTGTTCAGCTTGGTGTACGTGCAGGCGGTCCAGCCCTCACCGTCCTTGACCGGGGTCGGCACCAGCCGGGCCACCCGGTACTCGTTCTTCCCGCCCCGCGCGGCCGAGCGGGTGACCCGCGCGATGAACCGGCCGTCGCCGGCCGACACGCTGCACGACGCCTGCCCGCGGCTGACGTAGGAGGTTCCCCGGGCGTTGCGGGCGAGTAGCAGCACGGCGCGGAACAGCGCGCTCTTGCCCGAGCCGGTCGGCCCGGTGATGACGGTGAACTTACCGAGCGCGATGTCCGCCTGGCGCAGGCTCTGGTAGTTGCGGACCTCGATGCGGTTCAGCATGCTTACCAGTACGCCCTCTCTCGAACCGGACCGGGAGCATCGGGACGATGACCAGGTAGCTGGCGCCCTCGCCGTGGAAGTAGCCGAGCCACAGGTCCCTGGGCTCGAACCACAGGGAAACCCGCCTGTCCGGGGACAGGCGGGTCTTCAGGTCCCAGAAGCTCACCCGTCGTCGCTCACGTGGGAGCTGACGTGCGAGGTGTGCCCCTCGTCGTCGCTGCCCCCGCCGAAAACGCCGTGCGAGACACGCGGGTCGTCGTCAGCAGACCCGTAGGTGGCGCGCGCGCCCTCGTCGTAGTAGCCGCCGACCCTCGCCCGCCGCCACACCGAGTAGGGCACGTACTGCGGCTGCTGGCCGGCGATGCACAGCTCGTACCTGACGGCTCCGGCAACCCCGGTCTGCCTCACGCAGGTGATGTTGTCCCGCGTAGCGGTGGCGTCGTTGAGCCAGAAGAGCCCGAGGATAAGGCCGATGACAATGAGGGCTGCGGCCAGCCTGGCCATTGTCAGGCCCCCGCGCTGAAGTAGGGAACGGCGATGCCGGCCGAGCCGATGAGGTAGTGGCCGATGAAGCCGACGACCACGAGCACGAGCACCACGAAGCAGACGAAGGCGACAGCCCGGCCGTGCGCGTTGTGCACGCTGACCTCGGTGTTGGACCTCCACAGCTTGGCGAACCGCTCGCGCATCACCGGCGGCGTCAGCGGCAGCCTGATGACCCACGGGATGATGTGCCAGCCCTTGCGGTCGAACTCGACCGCGGTCATCGGGCTCACCCCGCAGTCATTGACGATGCCCTGCTTGCGGTCAATGGTCCGGTCAAGGATGCCGCCCTGCAGCGTGGCCCCCACCGGCGCCCAGTACGCCTGCACGATGCGCTTGATGACGAAGGCGGGCAGGAGGACGCCGAGGCTCCAGCGGCCCAGCCAAGCCGAGTGCTTCAGCTTCCACGCCGGGTGCCCCTGCGCGGAGACCGCCCAGTGCCAGATGTCGGGGAAGGCGAAGTCGACCAGCCAGACCGACAGCGCGCCAAGGGCGAAGGTCGCGAAGACGATGACCACCGGCGAAACGATGATCCGCCGCGTGGACACCGGCTTGTACCTGTCCTTGGCGAGCAGGGTCTGCACGGCCAGCAGGGCGAACACCGGCTCAGGGATGTCGCGGAAGGCGGCGTGCCGGAACGCTGGCCACACGGGGCCGGGGAACAGGTTGTCCCACCAGCCCTTGAGCGACCCGCCGCCGTGCACCCCGAACCAGCCGAACGGCATGTGCCAGTAGACCTCGAACAGGCCGAAGTACACCCCGGCGATAGCGCACGCGCCGACAAAGCCGGCCGCAATACCCCAGTACGTCATCTGGATGAACCGGAGGCGAACGTTCTCCCCGGTCAGCAGCGTGTGCTCAGACTCACCCAGTGCCTCGCGAGCGGCCCTGATGTCCTCGCGCCACAAGTGCCAAGCCTCACGCGGGTGGCGAGCGCGGTAGAGCCAGCCGGGCCGCTCCCCGGCAACCGGGCTGAGCAGCGCGGTCACGACTGGTTCGCTTCGATGATCCTCGGCAGGGTGACCTCGAAGTAGGTCACCCTGGCCGGGTGCCCGCCAGATACCATGTGCGCCTTCTCGAACGCGGCCAGTGCCTGGGTCTCGACCACCGGGCGCCTGGCCTTCGGCACGCCGCACTTGGCGAACAGCGCGGCCCGGCCGACCTTGGAGGTCATGTCCTTGGCCGCGGCGATCTGCCCGGCCGCGGTCGTCGTCCCGCACTTGGCGGAGATGACCGCCAGGTTCGCCTTGGCCACAGCGGCAGCCGATCCGGTAGCCAGTGCCGAGGCTTTCGCCGCGTCAGCTGACTTGTGCCCGCCGCACCCGGCCAGCGCGGCGGGCAGGGCAATGCCTGCCACCGCCAGCGCGGTAAGTCTCCTGCCGTTCTTCCCCATCCGTTTTCTCCCGTCCGAGTTATCAGAGAATGGTCCTGCACCCACTGCTACGGCTAGCCCGCCTCAGTCCGAAACGAGTAGCCCGGCCACGAGGCCGTAAAGACGTGCCCGCCCTCCGGGCACAACTGCACTGAGTCCTCGGGAGACTCTTCCATCGGGTCCTGGGGCTCTTCCCAGGTGCCCTCGAACTCGAAGCCGCACGCCTGCCCGTCCCGCCCGGGACAGGCGATGACGGCGACCAGGATCTTCGCCTGCTCAGCCGGCATGGCCGACTCCGTGGGCCAGGGCGCTGCGCACGTCATCGCGCAGCCTGGTCTTGAGAACCGGCATGCGGATATCCGTGTTCTGCACGCATTCAAACAAGTAGTGCTTATCCGAGCCAGTCCGGTAAACACGCCAGCGGAAGCCGTGCGCGCCATTGACCTCAGCCACGTACTGCTTAACCTGCAATTCCGGCGGAAACACCATTCACCTCGCCACTCGGTAGACGGTCTCGGGCACAGCCTTGAGCGGTGCGCCCGACGGGCCCTTGACGTAAGCCCGCACCCGCGTGATGCGGGTGCGGCAGACCGCGCAGTGCCCCTTGTCGCCCTCCATGGGTACCGCGTGGTGGGGCCCGTGCGCGGCCGAATAGTCCTCCAGGTGACGAGAATGAGCCTGGACCACCCACTGGCAGCTCCAGTCAATGTCCCGGTGGGCTACCTCGCGGTCATCGATCCGGATGCGCCGCAGCGTCACCACGTTGACCGCGGAACCGCCGATCGAGCGAGCCGCCCGCCGCCGGGCCGGACGCTCAACCTGCGGCTGGGCCGAGGCAACGATCTCGGTCCCCATGAACATCCACAGAGTGTGGGCCCAGCGGGTGATGTCGTCCGCGGTTACGTCATCAGCTTCGATACGACGCCGGCCCAGCGGGTAGTCAAACGGCACGAACGCTGAGTGCGAGATCGACAGCGGCATGCCCATGGAGCGCAGCCGGCTGGCCATCTCCGGAACCGTGTTGGAGTCAGCGTCATCAACGTGCGAGTACGAGGTGAGCCGTACGCCGTCCCGGCTGGAGCCGGTCTCCGGCGGCGGCCAGTCACCGCCCAGGAAGTCTTCCGGTATGTGCTGCGGGCCCCAGGACAGCGCCCTGGTGGCGATGCTGTATCCCCCGGCGTCGGTCAGGACGATGGGCGAGTCCAGCCAGGCGAAACCTGCGGGTGACGGCACGTCCCCGGCCCGCAGGTTCACGGTCTGGTGAGCTGTCGCCTCGTAAGTGGCCATGACCGCAGCCACGATGTCCGCCGACACCTGGTAGGTCGGGGCCCCGTACAGCGGGCGGCGCACCATGGCCAGGAAATCCGCCTCGTCATGTGACGGCGCGAACATCTGCAGCCATCGGGCGAGCAGGTCCCGGTCTCCGTTGTCAGCGCCCTCCATCGAGCGGAAAGCGCGCTCAGAGAAGAACGACCGGTAAAAGTCGACAACCGGCTGCGGCGGGTACTTGAGGCGCTCGTACAGCGTCGTGTGCGCGTCCAGCACCTCGCGAGGGGCGGTCACCACTCCCCGTTCGCGTGCTCGTCAAGATGCCGCTGCTTTGCTTCCTCGGCCGACACCCGATCCCAGAACTCCTCATCAGGCTCAACACCTGCTCCGCACACGTTGCAGTCAACGAGGTACTGACGCCGGATGACTACCCTCACAGCAGGAATCTTCACACTCCGACTCTACTCACTCTCTTGACTAGGGTCAAGCAATAGAAATGGCTCGGCGGGGCCCCGGACGCGTCGTTCGCGCCAGGGCCCCGCCGCGTCTCTCAGGAAGCCTCGGGAGCTTCCCAGTCCTCGGGCAGCAGGCGGCGGCACCCGTTCCTGATGGAGCCGTCACACATGCCGCCGCCCTGGTGAACGATGAACCCGGCCAGGTCGTGCACGGTACGCACGTCCCGCCAGGTCGAGCCGTCCAGGTTGGCGGCCTCAGCCGACACCGCGGCCAGGTCGTACATGGACACGTCGGCGACCGGAGTCTCCTCCAGGTCGGTGACGATCCGCAGCTGCAAGTCCCTGCTGACCGGGGACAGGCGGAAATACTGCTCCATGACCGAGCCGTACTCGCCGTCCACGATGTGGTCGGGCAGCGCCCGCAGCCCGGCGAACGCCGACTCGATCCCGCCAAGGATCTCCTCAGCCGCCTCGCCGGCCCAGTTGTAGGCAGCCTGCGGCGTGGACCCGCGGCGGCTGAACCCGGCGCCGGCACGGTCCCAGTCGACCAGGCCCGCCAGGGTCGCGAACCGGAACAGGTACCCGGACACGGTGGTCTGCTTCAGCCCGATGAGGCTGTTGCTGACCTCGATGCCGAAGCACCAGGCGTCATCCTCGGTGCCCGTCCCGATGACCACCTGCTGGGCCAGCGGGATGACGACCCGGAAGCTGGTGTGCTCCAGGTCGTGGAACAGCTTGTAGTCCACCAGCGCGCTGTCAGCGGCCTCGCTGCCCAGCTTGGCCCGGACGGCCAGCAGCACGACGTTCAGCAGCTCCACGTTGGAGAACGGCTCGACCGTGGCACGGGCCTGCGCCACGGCCAGCGGGACGTCCTCGGTGTCTCCCTCGTCGCGCCCAGTGCCGGCGACCAGCATCTTCAGCTCGATGCCGTCGCCGCTCTTCTTGCGCAGGCCCTCGGTGAGCGCCCAAGTGACGTTGGCCGACAGCATCTCGGGCGGCAGCCACTCGGCGTACTTCTGGTTGACCCGCGCCACCGAGCCGATGTGCGAGGCGCACTGGCGGGTGAGCTGGTAAACCGTGCCGTCGGGCACCGTGAGCCACGCCGACGACGGGCCGGTCAGCTCGCCGTCGGGCCACCCCTTGCCGTAGTGCATCTCGATGCCCGGCTCGCAGGTGTAGAAGGTGATGAAGTCAAGCGGCTCGGTGACCGCCAGGCGCTCCCGGGCCTCGTCCACGGTGAGCATCTGGTCGGCCGCCGGGAAGGGGACGGTGGTGAAGTCCACCTCTTTGCCTCCTCGTGTTGGTCTGACTCCACCTACTACGGCCGGAGCGCTTTTTATCAGGTCACCGCCGGAACCTCGTCCGTTTCCCACGGCGCGCGCACGTCCACCGGCTCGGCCTTTCCGGCAGGCAGCACCTTCACGCTGTCGCTCCCGGTGAGGATCTTGATCTCGATCTCCAGGGCCGTCTCCGGGTTCTCCCGCAAGTACTGAGCCGCCTTGTCCTTGCCCTGGCCGAGCTGCAGCGGGCCGTAGTTGTACCAGGCGCCGGACTTCTTGACCACGCCGGCGGTCACGCCCATGTCGATGACCTCGCGGACACGCGAGATGCCCTCGCCGGCCAGGAAGTCGAACTCCGCGGTCTTGAAGGGCGGGGCCATCTTGTTCTTCACGACCTTGACCCGCACCCGGTGCCCGGTGACGTCGAGCCCGTCCTTCAGCGCCTCGATCCGCCGGATGTCCAGCCGGATCGACGCGTAGAACTTCAGCGCCTTGCCGCCCGTGGTGGTCTCGGGCGAGCCGAACATGATCCCGATCTTCTCGCGCAGCTGGTTGATGAAGATGATCGTGGTCTTGGTCTGGCTGCACGCGCCGGTGAGCTTGCGCAGCGCCTGGGACATGAGGCGGGCCTGGAGGCCGACGTGGCTGTCGCCCATCTCCCCCTCGATCTCGGCCTTGGGCACCAGCGCCGCCACCGAGTCGATGATGATGAGCGCGAACGCGCCCGACCGCACCAGCGTGTCCGCGATTTCCAGCCCCTGCTCGCCAGTGTCCGGCTGGGAGACGAACATCGCGCCGCTCTCGTGGTGCACGCGGTCCTCGCCGACGTCCACGCCCAGGGTCTCCGCCCAGGACGGGTCCAGCGCGTGCTCGGCGTCGATCATCGCGACCCGGCCGCCGCCCTTTTGCACGCTGGCGGCGGCGTGCAGCGCGAGACTGGTCTTGCCGCTGCTCTCCGGGCCGTAGATCTCCACGATCCGGCCGCGGGGCAGCCCGCCGATGCCGAGCGCGTTGTTCAGGGCGAACGAGCCGGAGTCGATGACCTCGATGGCCACGCGCTCCTCGTCGCCCAGGCGCATGATCGCGCCCTGGCCGTGCTCTCGCCTGATCTTGGCCAGCGCCTCTTCAAGCGGGTCCTTACCTGGTGCCTTACCTGGCATCGACGGTTTCCTTCCGGAGCACGGGCCAGACGATGGCCGGGTGAGCGGGCTTGTTCTTCTTGGCGGGCACGATCCTGGTCAGGACCGCCCGCCGGTCGGCAGGCATCCGGGCCGGGGCGAAGCCGAGCCAGTCCGCGCCCATGTGAGCCAGGGTGTAGGCGTCGGCGTCGTCGGTGCCGGTGAAACCGATGTCCGGCCAGCGCCGCTCGGCCGCCAACAGGCACTCTTCCTTGGGAACCCGCCCCTTGCCGGTCAGGTACAGCATCCGCAGGGACGGCTGAACGACGGCACACGGGAGGCCGAGCTGGTAGAGCCGGTGCCGGATAACCCAGTGCAGGCCGGCCAGCTCCAGGTGCGCCTCCACGCCCAGGACGCCCGAGCCGGCGATGCCCTCGATAAGCACCAGGTCGCACCCCTCGGCCGCGCGGACCATGTTGTCCAGGTGCCAGGCCATGCGCTCGGGCCCGCGCAGCTTCGCCGGCGGCTTCCAGCGGTACAGCGCCGCCGGCTCGCCCAGCGGGCCGATCTTGGCCCCGCCAGACAGGGTGAGCGAGGGGTCAAGGCCCAAGACCCGGAGGCCCGCCAGGCCAGCCTGGCGGGCCTCCGGCACGGCGTCAGTCACTAGTCGGCCAGGATCTCATCGAACGACTGGGCCGGCCTGCCGCCGCCGTTGCTAGCCGCCGCAGGCGCGCCAGCCATGGCCGGCTCCTCGGCGAACGGGTCAGCCGCCTGCTCAGCAGGGGCGGGCTCCCGCGTCGCGGCGGGCGGGGCGGCGGGCTCGCCGAACAGGTCATCGTCCACGGCCTGGTCCGGCGCGGCCTTGCTGCCCTGCGGCGCGAACTCGTCCAGGCCGCCAGGGTGGTCGGCGAGCAGGTCGTCCAGGCTCTTGTCCAGGTCCTGGCCCGGCTGGCCGCTGGACAGCGCGCTGTCGCTGATCGGGTCGGGAACCGGAATCCCGTTCTCGAAGCGTTCGAGCTTCGCCCACGCGGCCTCAACCGTGTCCACGTCAGTGGTCATGAAGTCGCGGTCCGGCTCCTTCCCGCAGGCGACGCGCAGGTGCGCCTCGGTCGGCCGGTTGGACTTCGTTCCCCACAGCGCCTTAACCAGCTCCGCGACCTTCGGGTCACGGTGAGCGGGCCGGAGAGGCGACTTGAACAGGTGCCGCTTGAAGTTATCGTCCTCGCACCAGACCACCACGTCGGCAGCCCGCCACTCGAACGCTGCTCCCGGCGGAAGGTCCAGCAGGTTCTGGATCTCCGGGCGAACGTCCAGCAGGTTGTTGTACTGCCGCTGCGTCATCGACCAGACGAGGATCTCCGCCATCGGCGGGACCTGCAGCTCAGTGCTCCCCCGGCTGGTGCACTTGTAGCGGATGACCGGGACGGCCCACCGGCGGTCCGGGGACATCCCCCGGGTGCCCTTCACGGCCGAGGCGCAGGCCGGGCACCGGACCGGGTCCAGGCCGTTGCCCGACCCTTCGATGACGGAAGGGTCACCCAGGCAGATCTGCCCGCCGACGAACGTCGTGGCGTAGACCTGCTTGTAGACGGACCCGTCCTTGCGCTTCTTGTCCTCCATGACGGGCGAGCCGTCCTCGTTGAAATAGGGGGCACGGAAGGCGTGGACCCACTCGTACCACACCTCGTCCCTGTTCCCCGGGATGAGGAGGCGGGCGTACTCCCCGGTCACCAGCGTGAGGCTGGGGAACTGGTCCGCCTGGCCGCCGGTGCGGAAACCCTCGTCAAGCGATGCTCTCGGCATACTGTCTCCCTGGTCGGATTCTCTGCCCACCTACTACGCCCGGCGCCCGCAGCCTCAGTGATCAGTGACCGCCCTGATTGCCTGCGCCTCGGGAACGACCTCAAGCCGGTCCACCGGGTAGTTCCAGCGTTCGATCGGGTCGGGAACCTGCAGCTCGAAGTCCCCGAACTCGTGAACGACGCGCGTCAGTTCCTCGATGGCCTCTGTGGCTTTCATGCCGCCACGATCGTCAGCGTTCGAGCGAGGACGACCACGGGATGTAGTGCTGCAATGTGGTGAGCAGCTCGGCGCGGATGTCGCGCAGGCCGAAGAACATGCCCTTGGCGGCGTCCTCGGCCTGCTCGATGAGGTCGGCGGTAGCCTCGGCGGCCCGCTGCTCACGGCGCTGGGGCGACGACGTGACGCGCGCCTGGACCTCGCGGTCCTTGACGCTCTCGTACTCGCGGGCCATGGCCGCCTTCGCGAACTTCACCAGCGCCTCGTCATAGGCGTCGGACGTGACGGCGGCGGCCCGCTTCGCCTCGCGCCGGGCACGGCGCCGGTACCCGGCCACCTCGGCCATGATGACCTCGGCACGGTCCAGCCGGGGCCGCAGCACCTCGCGCAGCACCCGGTGAACCTCCGCAGGGTCCGCGTCGTGCGCGGGCACCTCGAAAGCGCGCAGCCCGGCCATCTCGTTGAGCAGGTCGGTAACCTGCTGACGGGCGGCCTCAGTCACTCAGCCGACTTCTTTGGCGCGTACTTGTCGAGCAGCCGGTTGCGCTCCGCGCGGTGCTTCGCCACTTCCGTCATGTGGGTCTCCCGCTGGGCTGGCTCCTGCTTAGCCAGGGAGACGTGCCTGAACGCTGCCGCCTCAGCGGACATGATCCCGAAGACATCGCCGGTCGTCATCCGCGCGGCGCACGCTGCCGGGTCTTCCACCCCGCGGGCTGCGAGCATGCGAAGCAGGTCGGTCTCCTCCACGAGTACGTCGAACCTGACCTTGCCCCAGTCAGTGGCCCAGCCATCCTTGATTTCCATGCCGTCTACTACAGCCGAAGACCAGCGGTCAGCGCGGCGGAATCCACCGAGTCCGCGGCGTAGCGCACCGACGCGCTGCCGAGGATGACCGAGACGTGCGGCTCGTAGGCCGGCGACAGCCCGCAGGGGAACTTCACCGGCACGCTGCCGCCGGGCAGCCGCAGCTCAACCGAGTTCTGACCGGGCAGCGCCCGCATCAGCTCGGCCAGCCTGGTCACCTGCTCGCGCGTCGGGTCCTCGCGCACCACTACGACCACCTTCCGCGGCGGCCCCGGCTCCGGGGCAGGGACCGCAGGCAGCTCCGAGTCCCGGGGAGACTCGGCGGTTTCTGGGACTTGCGGCCTCGGCCCGGGTGCGACGTGGCAGCGCTCGCACTTGTCCTTCTTGCCGACCACGACCTGGCCGTCCTCGACATGGATGTCTTTGACCGAGCCCCAGGACTTGCCCATGTGCCACTCGGCGACCATCTCCGGCCAGGGCTCGCCCGGCCCGGTGACCGGGTAGGCGACCGCGGGCTGCAGCAGGCGGATGACCTCGACCGGGGGAACGTCCTTGCGCACCTCGAACATCAGGGCGTCGTGGACGTTCATAATCAGGCGGACCTTATCAGTCAGCCCGGCCCTGGCCAGGGCGCGGATCGCACGGACCATGGCCACCTTCACGTAGTCGCCGGTAGCCGGCCCCTGGATAACCGCGTTGCCGGCCGTCATCTCCTCGGCTGCCCGCACCCTGGGGTTCTCGTCCCTGATGCGGTGCAGGGTAATCCGGCGGCCGAACTTCGTGATGACGTACCCGTCGCGCCGGGCCCGCGCGATGGCCCTGCGGCGGTACGGCTGCATGTGCGGGTAGGCCGCGTTGTACTGCGCGTCCTTCTCCTGGGCCTGGTCGATGGTCAGGCCCAGCTGGTCGGCCAGCGCCCGGATGCCCTGGCCGTAGACCGAGGCGAAATTCCTGGTCTTGCCTATCTGCCTGTCCGCCTTGGTCACGTCCTCGACGGCGATACCGAGCATTAGCGCGGCGGTGCGGCTGTGCACGTCCTGCCCGCTGGCGAACGCCTCCAGCAGGGCCGTCTCGCCGGCCTCCGCCGCCATGACCCGCAGCTCGATCTGGGAGTAGTCGAACCCGAGGAAGTAGTAGCCTAGCTCCTCCGGCTCGGGCGTGTCCGGGCAGCCGGCCTCTTCCAGCACCAGGTCATACCAGGGCCGCGAGCCCGGCAGCGTCGCGGCGAGGACGTCACGGAAGTTAAAGTCGAACACCGTCCCGTCACGCAGCTCGTAGTGGTAGTAGCCCGGTGACTGCTGGTAGTTCATCGACTCGCAGGAGAACCGGCCGCCGATGGTGCCGTGCTGCAGCAGCGAGGGGTGGGCCCGGCCGTCAGCCGCCCAGCTGTACTTGTCCTCGTAGATATCGAGGAAGTTGGCGCGCAGCGTCAGCAGCCGGGCCCACCCCATGTACTTCCTGACCACGGGGTAGTCCTTGGCCAGGCCGGGCAGCGCGTTCTTGGCGTCCACGCTCGGCTTGCCGCCCGGCGTCTTGTGCAGGACCGGCATGCCGCACTTGTTGTAGAGCAGGTCCCCGAACTGGGCGCTGCTGTTGAAGTTGAAGGACGGCGGCAGCTTCTCGCCGGTCATCTCCTCGAAGTCCCCGATGATTTCCGCCATCAGCCGCTCGGCGAACTCGCGGGCCTCCGCCGACTTGGCCCGCATCAGGTTCCAGTCGTAGCGAATGCCGACGTCACTCATCGAGCAGATGACCGGCAGCACGTTCATCTCGACCTTGTAGATGAACGCGCCCTTCACCCGCGGCCAGCGGTCCAGGTGGTGGCGCAGGCACCACACCGCGTCCTCGCACGCGTAGGCGATGACCTCCGGGTCGGCCGGGTTGAAGACATTGAACCGGACCGACTTCTTCTCCTTCTCCGTCGGCGGCCGGCCGAGGATGGCGGCTTGCAACTCAGCCAGCTCGCGCATCTTGTGGCCGTAGTTGTCCAGCGTGGAGGCCTTGAGCGCGTGGCTCTTGTTCTTGCCCTCGGAGTAGCTCTCCAGCATCGTGCAGGACCGGACCGGGTAGTAGCCGTGCGAGGCCCGGACCTGACGGCCGAACAGCGGGTGGTCCCACAAGTTGCGCAGGAACCACCGGGCAGCCCACCGGAGTTCGGCAACCGCGCCGTGCGCCACCCCGAGCGGCAGGCCCTCGTCATCGACCGCGTGCAGCAGCTCCCACAGCAGGGGAGCGACCGCCTTGTTGTCGACGTTGGCGCCTGAGTCGAAAGCCAGCGGGATCATCCGGGCCCAGGCGAGGGAGTTGGTGAGCTGCCAGGAGACCAGGAAGTTCTCCTCCGGGTGCAGCGACGCGCCCTCGCGCGAGTCCCCCAGGTAACCGGTCTCCACGTCGAACCCGAACGGCAGCTTGGCCGCCATCAGCGCGAGCACGCGCTCGCGGATCTCGCCCAGGTCGGTGAGCAGGTCGTAGCTCGGGGCTGCCGGGACATCGGTGACCGCGGTCACAGCCCGGCCTCGCAGAGCCTGCAGACGTCCATCGAGAACATCGCCTCCTCAGGGAACAGGCACCCGCACAGCGAGCACCAGTAGATGCTTGACTCGCGGGCCTTCTTGGCGCAGCACGACCCGTACATCAGGCCGCCCACCTCGGTACACGACACCCGCGCCGCCCACCGGCGGCAGCCGAAGCACCGGACGTAAGGAGACGGAAGGGCCTGCACAGCTATACGGCGCTATCTCCGCCGGCGTCGTGCTCGGCGATTTTCACGCGCATCGCGGCAAGCTGACCGGGGTCCATGACCTTCATGGCCGCGCCCACGATGACCAGCAGCTGGTCACGCTCGGTTGTCATGTCTCTGAGTTCGCGCCTGGCCAGTGCCAGGTCGTCCGCGTCGCAACCCATGTCACCAACGAGCTACGAGCGACTCGGCGACGCCAGCCCGCGTGCCGCTGCGCCAGGCGGACTCGGCGACGGCGAGCGCCCGGCGGCAGCGGCCGATGCGGTCGGCAGTGTACGCGCCGATGTAGGGGATGACCCGGCTGGCCACGAAACGGTCGACCCGCTCGCGGGACGCGGCCTCGCGCGGGTGCATGCCGTCGCGGACCCCGGCGCTGATCTGCTCGGCAGCCACCAGGCGCGAGGCCAGCAGGCCGATGACCGCGCCCAGGTCCGGGGCGCTCAGCTGGCCGGCCACCGCGACGGCGGCCCGCTTGTCCCCGCTCATGAGCAGGTCGGCGAAGTCACCGCCGGGCTCGGCCGGGCAGACGACTGCGGCCATCTCCCGGCCCGGTGCCAGCCCGGCCATTCGGGCCTGCTCGCACGCCAGGTAGGCCCGCTCCAGGCTCCCGCACCGGGCGAGCACGTCGTAGGCGAAGTTGGGCGTCGCCCCGGGCCACCAGGACGCCACCAGCGCAGTCCGGTCCTCCACCTTGCTCGGCTCGCAGCACCGGACCAGCTGGGCGGCCTTGGAGGCCTGCAGCGCGGCCAGGTGCGGCACCAGCGCGGTGCCGTCGCGGGCGAAGTCGGGCTCAGCGGAGACGAGCACCGTGTACGTGGCGTCCAGCCCGCCGTCCGCGGCCACCAGGGCCGCGTTCCCGGCGTTCTTCAGCTTCTCCGCCCCGTAGACCACGGTCCTCCGGCCGCCCGGCGGCGGGCTGGACAGCAGGGCGTCCCAGACCTCGCGCTCGGGCACCTCCCCGGCGAACAGCGCACCGCACTGGTCAGGCGGCGCCCCCTCACGGTGCGCCGCCACCACCTCCCGTACGAGCACGGGCTCCGGGCCGCACACCCAGGTGACCTTGCGAAGGGGCTTCTTGCGCTGCCACTGCCAGTACGTCGCCATGCCCCTTATTGCGCCCGGCGGCGGAACGTCCCCGTCTGGGCAGCCAGGGCGCGAATCATCTCCGGCGTGTAGCGGCCCCCCTCGGCCAGCTGCATGCGCCGCGTGGCGGGCCCGGCCTGGGCCAGCTCGGCCGCGATGTACTTCTCGAACCCGAGCCGGGTCACGGCGGCCCAGCGCGGCCCGTTGGGGCCGGTCGCCTGCGCGATGGCGTCGATCAGGTGGTTGATCCGGGCGTGCACCAGGAAGAACGGGTCCGGCGCGGTGCCCGCGGCGGCGAGTTCGGCGAACTTAGCCTGGTTGTCCGCCACCAGCCGCTCGAACTCGGCCGCTACGCCCTCGATCGAGGGCGGGGCAGGCAACTGAGCGTCGCGGGCCGCCTGCGGCGGGCCAGACGGGATGCGGCCCTGCGCGACCGGCCGCCCCGGCGGCGAGCCGGGCACCTGGCCATCGCCGTTCTGCGTGCGGTTCGTCTTACGGGGCTGGCCGTTCGGGCTGGACACGGAGGCTCTCCTGACGCGACGGGGGCAATGTCACGTCCAATCGGGCGGCGGAATCTCCCCCGCCCAATCACTCCCCGGAGAAAACCGCCTCCAGCGCGACCCGCGTCCCCAGCCGGGCGCCGGGGTAGCGCGCCAGCTCGGTCAGCAGGCGCAGCGCCTGCTCCGGGCTGACCCCGGGCGCGATGTCGGGGCCGAACACCTTCCACTGGCCGGAGACGGCCTCGGCCGCCCACACCGCGAGCAGCTGCGCCTGGGCCGGCAGCCAGCCGCGCAGGTTCTGCGCCAGTAGCGCGGCCTGGCCCGAGCGGGCGGCGCGGACGACGGAGGCGACCGCGGCCTTGTCCCGGGAGTCGGCGGGCTCCGGCCCCGCTTCCCGGGCGGCCACCAGCACCCGGCAGCGGGAAACGACGGTGGGCAGCGGGCGGCGGGCGGCGGCGAGCACGAACCGGGTACAGTCCGGGGGCTCTTCCAGGGTCTTGAGCAGCATGTTCTGAACCTGGGCCGACGCGCCATCCAGGTTCAGGGCCGTAACCCGCGCCCCTCGCGACGCCCACCAGGCGTTGTCGCGGATATCGCGTGCAGCGGCGGCATTCAGGTCAAACCGGAACGGCCACCCGTGAACTGCGCACGCCCCGAGCACCAGGGCCCCGGCACCAGGGCCCAGCACCAGCGTGGCCGGGGGCAACTCGCCCGCCAACTCGGCGAGCACCTGCTCAGGCGTCACGCTTCTCCACCTCAATCCAGGCGTCGTACTCGGTTCCGATCCAGTCCATGCTGGTGTACTTCTCTACGTGCAGGCCGACGATAACCGGGCCCCGCCAGCCGTAGGTGAACAGGCCGTAGCTCTCCTGGCCGTTGACCTGCACTCCGCCAGCCCGGAGGCCGAGCACGTAGCCGGGAAATACCTCGAACTCGCCAGTCAGCATGCCGATGCCGTCCGGGTAGAGGTCATCGACGCCCGCACGGCAGCGCCGGCACGTCAGCCACACCCCGTCATCCGGGTCGATGTGCAGGTACCAGAGGTGACCGCCCTGCCCCTTGTCGCACAGGTGAACGGCCAGGGCGTGCCAGGCGCCCTGCACGCCCTCCCGGGCCCGGTGAGCCCGCAAGACGGCATCGCGCTCCGCCGCCTCGTCATCAGTCAGGATGCGCCACTCAAGCTTCACTTCGCGGCCTCCAGGGCCAGGCGCTGGCGCAGGCCGCAGGTGAGGCACAAGAGCCGCCCTTCCTCGTCCGGCTCGGGCAGGCACGGGTTATAGGGGTGAACGTGCGAGATCTCGCACGGGGGGACGAACTGCCGCCACTGCCAGAACAGGCGGCGGATCTCCTGCAGCTGGTCGTACCTGAGCTGCCTCATGCCGCCGCCAGCAGACGGACCGCTTCCAGCGCGGCCTCCGTCGACTCGGCGTCGAAGCCGGGGATGCGGCCGAGCACCGACTCAAGTTCCGCCCACAGGTCCGCGCTCGGAACCACAGGAACGTCCACAGCCTCGGTCACAGGCTCAGCCACAGGAACGTCAGCGACCAGCAGCTCCAGGCCGAAGATGAGCGCCTGCTTCACCCGGCCGAAGTGGCCGTCGGCGTGCCGGCGCACCGGCGTGCGCAGCTCCGGGTTCTGCCGCATCGCCTCGTCGGCGAACCCGAGGTACCAGGTCTTGCCGGCCCCGGCCAGCCGGTGGCCGGTGCTAGTGAAGGCAGGCAGCACGCGGTTGCCCTTGGCGGCCCGCAGCGCCGCGACCGCGGACCGGACCTCGGCGGCCGACAGCCTGACGCCGCCCAGCTCGAACGTCGCCTCACCCGAAGCGGCCTCGCGCAGCTCGGCGAGCCACGGGTCATCCGCCAGGACGACAGCAGGCTCCGGCTCCGCGACAGGAACGGGCAGGGGCGGCGCCTGGGAGCCGACGACCTCGCGCAGCGCGCCGCGCAGCTCGGCCATCCACTCCTCGGCCTCCTCGCGGGTCTTGCCGAATTTCCTGCGCACCGCGGCGGCCGATACGGTCCGGCCCGAGGCGAACTGCCCGGCCAGCGCGTCGAACAGCGGCAGCACCGGCTCGCTGCCGGGCACAGGGGCGAACGCGGACAGCGCGTCGCGCAGCCGGGCCATCGCCTCGGTGTCGGCGAGCGACGGGTACTCGTCAGCCGTGCCGCCCAGCAGGTCGAGCCACGGCATCGAGCCGTCCTCGCCCACGCGGGTATCGACCAGCAGAAGCTCGCGCCCGGCCCGGCGGCCGAGCGACTCGCGCAGCCCCCGGCAGTAGAGCGCCACCTTGGCCATGATGAAGGCCTTGAAAGTGACCGGCCGCTGGTTGAAGTCGCTGACGTGGTCCGGCCGGTACTGGGCGATCACGTCAGCGTTCATGAACTGCTGGACGATGTACTGCACGCCGTCATCGACGTCGGCCGGGCGGGCGACAGCGCCTAGCTGCTTCCAGACCACCCGCCGGATGTCGCTTCCGTACTCCAGGAAAAGCTCTCCATAGTCCGCGGGTGCGACGCAGACAGCCGAACGAGAAAACGCCACACGGAACTCCCCATTGAAGCCAACCTCACCAGTACGTAGAGGCTAGTCCTCTGCTTGACTCGCGTCAAGTTAAGCGGGGATCACCACACGGCGCTGAACTCGGTGCGGGCCCGGCTGACCGCGGCCTCGCCGACCGCGATCCGCGATCCGGGGATGTCCCGCGACCCGCTGGCGTTCGTCTCCACCAGCAGCACGCCGCGCCGGCCGAGATTGGTCGACAGCAGCGAGCGGTAAGCCACGCCGACAGGCAGCTCAAACCGGCCCCGGGTAAACGTCGCCGGGTAGCCGCGCTCGGCCACCACGCCAGTCACCTCCTCGGCGACGCGCCACTTCCGGCCGTTGCCGAACAGCTCCTGCCACTGGTTGGTCGTGCTCACGCGTGGAACCTCCGCCAGTGCCGCCGGTACGCTCGGGGCGTCCGGAACCGTGTGCCAGCCGCCCGGCCGACGCGGGGGACACCGCAGGCCGTAACGCCGCCGGGAACCTTTTCGCGCCACGGGCAGTAGACGAACGTGCCGCCGCGCACGGGCGGCGGCGCCGCAACCAGGCTCACTCAGTCCTCCAAGGGGTCCGCCTTCTGGAACCGGGCGACCGATCGCGCCCTGCGGGCCTGGGTATCGTCAATCCGGCGGTCCAGGTCGGCGCGCTGCTCGCCGGCGCGCTCCTCAGTGGCCCAGCGCTCGTACTCCTGCGCGGGCGCGAGGGCGGCGGCCGGGTCCGCACGGTACAGCGCGGCCCACTTCGGGCACGTCATGACGTGGAAGACGATCTTCTTCAGCTCGCCCGTCTCCTGGCAGCCGGGGCAGCGGCCCTGCTCCCTCACGACCAGCTGCTCCCCTGGTCACGCCGACGGGCGATGCCCTCCGCCACGCGAATGCGGCCCATGCGGGCTGCGGCCGGGTCCTTCTGGTTGCACAGGCGGTGCGCTGCGCGCATATTGCCCATCCGGTCGCGCCCGCCCAGAGTCCTCAGCACGATGTGGTCGACGGTGGGGGCCCACTCAGAATCCGTCCCGCGCAGCTTCCGATCGATAGCCCGGCCGTCCGGGCACAGGCACGTCGGCATCTCGCACTTCCAGCCGTCCCGGCGGTAGACCGCGCTGTGCACATGGCGGTTGCTCACGGCTCAGCCCCCGCCGGGGCCCCGACCAGCCCGGCGGGCATCGGCTGATGCAGCACGAAGTCCGGCCGCCGGCCGCCCCCGATGTCCTCCAGGCGGGCCTTGACGCAGGTCGTCAGGCCGGCCGGGTCCTCCCACAGCTCGCTCGCAGCGTTCAGCTGCCGGATCGGGATACTGCATCCCCGGCAGTAGGCCGGGAACTCCCGTGTGCCCGGCGGGTCTTCAGCCCAGGGAAAGATGCTCATGTTCGTTCCTACGCCTCAGCACAGCAGGAACGCGAGCGTCAGGCGGCGCTCGCGCTCTTCCCTCACGAAGTCGATGTGCCGGCACTGCCCGTCGGCCCGTGCCCCGTAACCGTAACCCCGGCAGGTGCACGCCCAGATCCCGTCGGGGAGCAGGGTTACCCGGTACTCGACGTCGGGGTAGCGGGACGAGGTGACGTAGCCCTCGAACGCTACGTCCAGGACCGCACGGTGCGGGATCGGCTGCCCGGCCAGCACCGAAACCCTCACGCGGGGGAATTCGGGATGACAGGGAACCCGCGGGTGAGCGTCGGGGCGTAAGAGAAGCTGCCACCCCCGACAGATCCCGAGAACTGCCCGACGCCGGGCACGGTGACGTGGATGACAGGCGGCTGCGAGGCACGCTCGACGTCCATGCGGTGCACCAGCGTGCGGTAGTGCCTGGCGGTAGCCCGGTCGGGCCACGCCTCCGTCATCCACTCGAACCACGGGGCATGGTCATCCAGGGCTACCGGCGCGGCCTTGTCAAGCGGGTCAGGTGCGAGCATGCCGCCACCTTACTGCGCGGCGGCGACACCAGCCGGGGTCAGCGAAAGAGCCTCCGGGCCGGCGTAGGCGCGGTGCGTCCCCTGCCCCGGCGCCTTACCGGTATCCGGGTTTACCACGAGGCCGTCCTTGTCCAGGGGGGTGCCCGTCTCGTCGTGCCCGGCGATGGCCGCCCGCTGCACCTCCAGCAGGGCATCGATTTCCGCGGTCGCCACTACGTAGGCCGCCGGCCGGTCTCCCGCGCCGGGCAACTTGTGCAGCGACTTCAGCTTGTGCTCTTCCGTGCCCATCTGGAACAGCCGCTGGCGCTTGACGCGCAGCCGCGCCGCGGCGAACGGCAGGCTCTCCCAGCCAGGCAGGTCCGGAACAGGGAACTTTTCCTTAGCCATGTCATTCTCCTTAAGCCCTCCGCTGAGGGCATTGCTTGCTGTCTCAGGTATATAGCTTAACCCGAGTCAAGTCTATTCCGCTAGACCTGAGACAGCACGCGCCCCATGACCGTTTTCGAGACCGCGAGCCACTTACGGCAGTCCTCTTCCGTCCGTACCGCGTGCAGCAGCCCGAGGCAGCGGGCCATCGCGCCGGACACAGCCTCGTCGTACTGCCGGGACGCCCAGTCCGGGCAGGCCCGGCCGCAGTACAGGCGCAGCGCGGTCGCCAGGTCGTCCAGCGCGGGCTCTGGCTCACGCCGCGCGTCCTCCCACAAGTGGGCGTAGCCGACCGGCACGTAGCCGATCTTGCCCAGTGCCCTGATGGCGGCCGGCTCCTCGTCCATGTTCCAGGCCCTGGCCAGCAACCCGACCGGTGAGAAGTACTCCTGCTCGGCGAAGCACCACCCGTGGTCCGGGTAGACGCGCAGCGCGCCAGCCTCGCCGCAGGACGGGCACGTCACCTTGACCCCGCGCTCACGAGTGCCCGCGCTGGCCGCTCCGGCCCACGCCATCGCCCTGTCGAACGAGATCCGCTCGTTGGCGATGGCGTACAGCGACTTGACGCTCATTCGAAGTCGATGGACTCCTCGTCCGGCGGCAGGTCCTGGTCAGCGAAGTAGCTGGTGGCGTAGTCGGCGGTCAGCCGGAACCGGCCCCCGCGCGCGCCGTTGCGGTTCTTCTCGACCGTGAGGGCCAGCGGCACGGCCCGGCCCCGGGAGGTGTCCTCCTCGGAGAGGGACAGGGAGATAACCGTCGCCGCCGTCTTGCCCGCCTCCGAGGACTGCGACATGTGCTGGTCGATCGAGAACCCGCCGCCCCCGCCGCGCAGGGCCTGCGAGCCGCCCTGGTTAGCCTGCCAGGGCGACACGAGGGGAACCCCCCGGCCGTGGAACGCCGTCTGGGCCCAGCGGTGCGCGCTCTTGACGATGCCGGACTGGTTCTCGTGCTCCCTGGAGTCGCGGCTGCGCTGCTGGGGGTCGCACAGCTGCAGGTAGTCGAACACCATCAAGTCGGGCACCAGGCGCCGGGCCATCGCCTCGGCCCGGCCGGAGAAGACCGGGACCGTGCAGTGCTCGGGCATCTGCACAACCTGGAGTTCGCCGTACCCGCCGGCCTTCAGGTCAGCGGTGACGGCGGCCAGGGCCCGCTCCTCTTCCTCGCTGAGCCAGCCGGAGGAGATCTTCAGGCTGTCGATCCCGCGGGCGAGGCCGAACTTGGGGTGGCGCGAGTGCCGGGCCACCAGCTTGACGCGCACCTCGTCGCGGTGCTGCTCAGTGGTGAAGACCAGGACGTTGCGCCCCTCCATGACCGCGTTGTGCCAGGCGAGCTGCACGCACAGGCTGGACTTGCCCACCGTCGTGCCGGCCACGACCAGCGAGAGCCCCTTGCCGAGGCCGCCGCCCAGGTAGCGGTCCACGTCCGGCAGGCCGAACTGGATGCCGGCCGGCTTGCCGGAGCGGCGCATCTCCTTCGCGCGGGCGTAGGCGGCCAGCACCTCGTCGCCCTCGGCGGTGACATTCCCTTCCGGGGTGTCGGACGTGCTGGCGAGCTGCTCAGCCTCGGCCAGGGCCACCTGAACGAACTCGCGCGCGTCGGCGTGCCCCGCCAGCTCCCGGCCGTCTTCCCCCCGCAGCCCCTCGCGGACAATCTGCATGCCGGTGGCCAGCGCGTCGCCGGTGGCCCGCTCGGCTGCCAGCTCGCGCAGCTGGTCGACGGAGTGCCGGAACTCGTGCAGCTCGGGCAGGACCGCAGCCAGCGCGTCGTAGGCCTCCTCGTACATCTGCACGGTACCGGGCTTCCGGCCGCGCAGCAGGTCGCTCAGCGCGTCACGGCTCATGACACCGCCGGTCTGGCCGGCGTACCGCGTCAGCAGCAGGAACAGGGCCCGCTGCACCGGGTCGGTGAAGTGCTCGCCGCCGACCCGGGCCGACACGTAGTCCAGCGCCCGGACCGACCTGCCGCCCGCCAGGACGGCCGACAGCACCACCTTGCCGTGAGCTACCGCGTCAGCCATAACGCCGCCTCCCTGCTCAGGTAGGCGGCGGCGTGCGCGGCAACGTAGGCGGTCATGTAAGCAGGCGCGGCCTCGGTCAGCATCTCGCGCGGCACGTGCCGACTGACGCCCATCAGCTCGCGGGCCATCCCGATCGGGGCGACGTGCCCCGCGATCGACATGACGGTGCCCGGCTCCCAGTGGCCGGCCTTGCTGGCCCGCTTCACGTGCTCCGGGTGGCCAAGCGGCGGGATAGCCAGGCCGTTACCCGTCTCAAACCCGCGGTGGCGGTACAGCTCCTTGCCGAACATCAGGCCGCACAGCCAGGTGGGGCCGATAAGCGGAGCGCCCTCCACGTTCTCGATGACATAGGGCACACTGGACTCGATGAGCACCGGCCGCAGCGGCTCGATGAGGTCGATGTACTCGTCACGCAAGCCGGGGCGGCACGACATCATCTTGCTCCACGGCTGGCACGGCCCCCCGAGGTGCACCATGTCGAACTCGCGCAGGTCGTCAGCCGTCAGCGCCAGCGCGTCGCCAAGGCGGAAGTCGTACGGGTAGAACTTCCCGACCTTAGGGTCGTTGTCGATACCGGTGACGTCCAGGTAGTTGGCGTAGCCGTCGGAGGAGATGCCGGCTCCGCAGCCGATGTCCAGGACCCGCCTGCGGCCCATAACTCCGCCAGGCGGAAGGCCCTGACGTTGGAGCCGGGCTCGAACGCGACCCGGTTACCGGCTATCCCGGTGATGATGACCTTCATGCCTACTGCTACGTCCGGTACCCCGGCGACCGTCTCGTACCTGAGCACGTGCTCAACCGCAGCCACCCGGAACGACGTCCCGTCGACCGCCACCATGTCGCCTTGCTCCACGTCGTCAGCCCGGCAAGTGGTCCAGTCGCGCCCGTGCCGGTCCAGGTCGAACCGCGGGCGCCGGAACGGCGCGGGGATAACGCGCCTGGTCGCCGGCGCCCTCGGCAGGTGCTCGCCGTCGAAGGCGGTGCGCCGCGCGGCCTCGGCCTTGGTGATGGCCACCAGGTCCTCAGCGTGCACCGGCGCGGCAGCGGCGGCGGTCTGCGCGTCCACCTGCTCAAGGGCGGCATCAGACATGAACGCCTCGATAGGCGGGGCGTCCTTCAGCTTCCCGGCCCGGTAGGCGTCAACGTCACGCCCCAGGGACTCGGGGATCTCCAGGATATGGGCCGGCTTGTCCGCCATGTGTCCTCCCGTGCTCGGCGAGGCGATCGGCGGTAACGACGAAGCGCCCGGCCCTGGTGCGGACGGCCAGCCCGCACCCAGCTCCGGAGCACTTCCCCTCTTTCCATATGAACGCGAACCGGCCGACCGCAGCAACGACCCTAGCGCCCTCACAGCCCGCGTGCGAGGCCAGCGGCGGGCCCCAGGTGGACACCACCCCGCACCGGCAGGCCCAGTACTCCGGGCTCGGCTCGCAGGTCTCCCGCAGCGTGATGCCGATGCTGGCCCCGCCCGCGGCCGGGCACTCGTGACGCACGACGCGCCAGAGCGGCAGCACGAACACGCCCGGCGGGTCCAGCTTGTTCAGGGCGTCGAGCAGCGCCTGCCGGGCGCTGCGGAACGCGCGCCCGGCCTGCTTCTCCTCAGCTGTCAGCGGCATCGTCAGTTGAACAGACGGTCCTTGACACCTTCGATGTAGTCCGCAGCCGCGACCGCCGCGCTCGACCCGAGCAGGCTGCCGGCCCGCTCGGGTTCCGTCAGGAAGCCGGAGGGCTCCTCGTTCTCGCTGTCCGCCTCCCCGGTCAGCGGCACCACCTTGAGGATGTCCAGGTCAGCCTCCTGGTGGTCGAACTCGCGCTTAAGGCTGTCGATGTAAGCCTCAGCATCTTCCCGCGACGTCCAGGTCAGCGGGGAGCCCTGCCCGTGCTCATCGCGCCGGTACTCCAGCTCGTAAGTCAGGGGATTCGAGCAGACCTCAACCTCTACCGCCCACAGCTCGTACCTCATGCGACCACCTTCAGCATCTCAGCGTGACACTCCAGTATCACGACCTGGTGAAGCCGTGCGGCCTCATCTGGTGTTACGCCGGCGTAGGGGGCCAGCTCGGGCAGGGTCATTCCGTGGTAATAGCGGAGCACCAGAATCACCCGCTCGCGGGCGCTCAGGCGGCCGATCGCCCCGGACATGGCGGCCAGCACCTGCGACACCACGGCCTGGCCCTCCACGTCGTCAGTCCCGGCCACGTCGTAGGGCTCGGCGTCCATGCTCACCGGGCGGGCGGAGACAGCGGCGGCGGTGGCGCGCACCTCGTCAATGCCCATCCCGGTGGCCTTCGCCAGCTCAGCGTCGGACAGCCCGCGGTCCTGCCCGGCCTCGCGCAGCATCTTCGCCTTGGTGCGGGCGCTGCGCGTCACCCAGTCCTGGCTGCGCAGGTAGTCGAGCATCGAGCCGCGCATCCGCCGCAGGGCGTAGGCGTAGAAGTACTCGAACCGCGACGGGTCGTGGCCGTGCTTGGCGCAGTAGGCAGGCCAGCGCGCCGCGGCGGCGGCCAGGCCCGACAGGGCGAGCGCCTCCAGTTCGTCTAGCTCCAGGGCGTGCGGGGCTCGCTGCCACACCCGGTAGGCCTCCGACCGGGCCGCCGGGAAGATTTCAGCGGTCAGCTCACCGATCCGCGCCCGGACCTCCTCCTCAGTCACCGAGCTGCCGCTGCGCTTGCCGGCTGGCCGGGTCAACCTCGTCCTGCTCGATTTCCTGCCGGGCCGGGCGGATGATCTCGTCAGTGACGGCGAGCGGGATACCGCAGTGATTTGCGACCTGCTCGTCTGTCCAGTCCCGGTGAGCGCGCAGCGCCTTCTTGGCTGCCAGGAACCATTCGACCCTCGTTGATGCCATGCCCCGCGTGATCGTCACGCATCACCGACGGCGCGGGCCCGCTACGATGACGGTCACAATCTGACCAAGGGGGAGCAGTGGCGAAGATGAGCAGCACGGACCTGATGGACGCCTTCAGGGAGATGACCGTGCTGGAGCTGGCGGAGTTCGTGAAGGACTTCGAGAGCACGTTCGGGGTCACCGCCGCCGTGTCGGTCAACGGCACGCCGCCCGCCGTCAACGACACGCCAGCGGGGGAAGAAGACGAGCAGACGGAGTTCGATGTCGTCCTCACCTCCGCCGGGAGCAAGAAGATCCAGGTCATCAAGGAAGTCCGGGTCCTCACGAGGCTGGGCCTGAAGGAAGCCAAAGACCTGGTAGAGCACACGCCGGCTACCGTGCTGGAGCACGTCGACCGGGCAACCGCCGACAAGGCCGCGGACCTGCTCGAAGCCGCCGGGGCCGCGTTCGACGTCCGCTAGAACTTCCCGTAAGCGACCAGGCGCATGATCTCGCGCGGACTCAGCGTAGTGAACAGGCTCTGCTTCTCGTCCCACACCACGTCGGCGATCTCACCCTCCTGCCGCAGCATCGGCAGGTAGGCATCCTCCTGGGTACCCCGGGCCAGCAGGTGGTGCGCGTACACCGTCGGGAACTGGCTGCCCACCCGCGCGCACCGGCCGACGATCTGGCTCATCCGCGCCGGGTTGAGGATGGTGTCCACCAGGGCCACGTGACGGGACACCTGCAGATTGAGGCTCGCCTCGATCGTGGTGGTACCGACCAGCACCCGGCACTCCGGGTCCTCACGGAACCGCGCCAGCCGACGGGCGCGCTCGCGCTGGTCGGTCTCGCCGCTCCACATCAGCACCCCGTCGATGCCCTCGGCCTTCAGCCGCTGCGCGAGCGCGGCCACGTTCTTCCTGAAGTAGACGAAGCAGACCGCCTTCTCGTCAGCGATGTCGCCGGTGAGCAGGTTCATCAGCCAGTCGAACTTGCACGAGTCGTCAGCCCCCGGCCCCTCGTCAAGGGCCGCCAGGCCGCTGCAGATCTGCCAGCCGTAGTTGAACGCGGCGGCAGCCTCGGCCTTGGACACCACCTCGCCGGTCTCCTTCAGCCGCCGCAGCGTCCCACGGCGCAGCTCCTCGTACCGCGTCCGCTGGCGCGGGTTCAGGTCAAGGAACACCGGGTTGTACTGGACCGCCGGCATGGCCACGTCGCCGTCGATGTCCTTGGCGGTGCGGCGCAGCACCAGGGGGCGGATCTTCGCGCGGAACTCGGCGGCCTTCCTCGGGTTGGTGGTGATCCCGCCGCCGCTGCCCAGCTGAACCTTCTTGCGGACCCGGCGTCGTCCAGTAGGGTCGCTCCGGTCCCGGGTGAGGATGGTCTTGGAGGACGGCCCCGAGTACTTCGCCTCGAAGAAGTCGAGCGACCCGAGCGCGGCCCGGCCGCCGACCGGCTGCAGGAAGCACCACAGCTCCTTCAGCTGCTTCTGCGTCGGCGTGGCGTGCGCCCCGTGGACCCTCTTGCACTGGGCGGCGAGCCGGTTGATGGCGATGCTGGTCTCGGTGAGGTGGTTGCGCAGCGCGTCAAGATCGTCGTAGATCAAGATCCCGACCGGGAAGCTCTCCAGCAGGGCGACGTCACCCTCACGGGACTGCTTGGACCCGTGCGCGCCGGCGAACGTGCGGTCGCTCACCACCGCGATTTCCCAGTTGCCCATGTAGCCGCGCAGGCGCTGGTCCTTGTCGCCGTCGGCCACGAAGACGGAGATCCCCGGTAGCAGGCGCTTCAGCTCGTTGCCCCAGGGGTCCCAGACCGCAGCCGCCCGGCAGACGATGACCGCCCGGTTGTGCAGCCCCAGCTCCCCGTTCTGCTTGCACATCGCCAGCATGGCGCATATCTGCGCGGTCTTGCCCGACCCCATCGTGTCGCTCAGCAGGTCAGGCAGGCCCAGGTACATCCACGAGGCCCCGATCCGCTGGTGCTTGCGCAGCCTGATGCCGCACCGGCGGCACAGGATGTTCAGGCTCTCGTGGCGGTCGCACGGCTCGGAGTTGAACCAGTCCAGCCCGGGGAAGGGCTGGATGTCCTCCAGACGGCGGATGCGCTCCGCGTACTTGCGACGGTCGTCACGGGACATCAAGGCAGCATCGGGCAGGGCCAGTGTCATGCCTGTTGCTACGCCGCCGGGGGAGCCACCTTCGCCTCCAGGGCCGTCAGCCGGTCCAGGACCTCGGTCAGGCCGCCCTCGGTCCTGGTGTCCAGCCGATCGATGATGACCTCGGTGTCCTCGAACGTCTTCGCGGCGCGGGCGTCGGACGCCACGGCCTGCAGATTCTGGCCGACCATGATGACGGAAAGCAAGACCAGCTGCAAGAAGAACGAGGCGACCCACTGGACGATCCCGTACAGCCCCTGGTGAATGGCGGTCGGCAGGGCCAGGCAGTCGAACACCGCGAACAGGTAGGCGCAGTACATGGTCCCGACTACACGGGTCGTCCACACCGCCAGCCACGCGTTGAAGCGCTCGACCGCGTTACGCCGGGGCAGGTGGTCGCGCACGTGCAGGTGCACAGGCAGGTCGCCGTGCCGGGTGCGGCCGAAATGCGGCTGGTCGCTCATGCCCCTGCGATCGTCACGCGGTCAGCAGGCCCGCGCCGATGCACAGCCCGGCTGCGGCGGCGGTGATCCCGTAGCTCAGCGCCCACGCCCTCCAGCCGGCGTCCTCTCTTATCACAGCGACGGCAGAGCACAGGGCAAAGGCGGCGAGGCCACTCGCAAGGAGAGCAGCGCGTCCTGACGCAACTGCGAAAGGAAGTGCGACCAGCACTGACCCGGCAGTTGTAGCTCCACCGCACACGACCGCGCCGCCGATGCCGTCGCCCGGGTCCGACTGGTACCGGCCGCTAGCCATGCCAGGAAACGCGGCCAGGCCCCCGGACAGCCCTGCCAGCCACACGGCCAGGTGCGGCTCGCCAGCGATATACAGGGCCAGGGAAAGCCCGATGCCGGTGGTGGTGCCGTCGGCAAGGCCCATGATGGCAGCCGCACGGGGGACCCTCACTCAGGCGGCGTGAGGCCAAACAGCGACTGCATCCGGCTCAGCAGGTCCTGCAGAACGGCCTCCACCGCAGCCACCAGCTCGGGGCCGTACTTTTCCGCGAGCGCGATGAGCTGCGACCGGTCGGTCAGGATGACCGAGAGGACCTGTGCCTCGGCGCCCTTCGCCTCAGCGAGCAGCCGCCGGGCCTCGGCCAGCGCCTCCCCGTCCAAGTCCTCGACCTTGGCCTCCACCTCGCGAAAGACCTTCTCGGCGGCCTGCTCGGCATCAGTAATTAGTGACATGCCGGGGCAATCGGACTCGTCCAGCACCCGCAGCAGCAAAGCCCGCTGGTCAGGGGCAAGCAGCATAAGGCCCTTCACCAGGGACACGCGGTCGTGCCTCAGCAGCTCCCGCAGGCCCATCGCGGCGCTGACGGCGGGCCTCACGCGGCCTCGCCGGCCGCCAGGGCGTCGGCGTCCCAGACCTGCACGCCCTGGCTGGCTGCTCCCCGCGTGACCAGCTCGGCCGCAGCCCCGGCCTCGGTGAACGGCCGGCCGGCGTCCGCGTGGTTGGCCGGCCGGGTGAACCGGCCGGGCGCGGCCGGGGCGATGACCAGCCGGTAGGCGGGCACGGCGAACCGGCACGTGCCGGTTCCGCACGCCGTGGCGGCCGAGCACGAGAACTGCCCCGCCACGGCCCCGCAAGCGGCCACAGAGCGGGCGACGGCACTGCGGACGGCCGAGCGCACCCCGGCGGCGTACGAGCGCTCCCTGGCCTCCGTGGCGGCCCTGGCGATGGCGACCGCGTAGCGCTCATCGCCGCCGAACGCGTCCAGGGCGTCGGCGATGTCCCGCTCGCGCGCGACGGCCAGGGCCATGGCGACAGCTTCGAGGAACGCGTTCTTGGTGACGTGGCGGCCAGCGGCGCCGGCGCGGCCGGTCTTAGGGGCCAGCCGCGCGGCGGCGAGGTAGGGCGCGGCGGCGGCGAGGTAGTCGCACCCGGCCAGCGGCGAGCCCGCGGCCCGCAGCACCGGGGCGATGGCCGACGTCCTGCTATCTCGCAGTACCTCCGCCGCGCGCAGCGCCTCAGCGAACGGCACGCGGACGCCGCCGACGATCACCTCACGCGCGGCGAGCGACGGCCAGGGGGGCCCGAGGTTGGAATATAGCAGCTCGTAAGGCAAACTGGACTCGCATGCGTGTTTTAGCGCGCCAGGTGCGGTGGCGCTGGCACCGACATGACAGGCACCCGGTTCCCTCCCCGCCAGCCTCACCAGCCAGGCACGGAACCGGGTGCCTTTTAATCACGGCCCGAAGGCTCCAGCTCAACGCGGTACGGGCAAAGCGCGAGGCCAGCCGCCACCACTTACGGGCTACAGCTGGCCTCATGGTTGCCTCCTGCGGACGGAGGCGGGGACCGGGGCACCCGTCCTCCGCCGGCTCGCGCCGGGTGCGGACTAAGGCCTCTCGGGCTCTTCGGCAGAGGTTAGACCCCTGCCGGAAGAACCGTCAATATCACGTCCGGGTTGCGCGCGGGCGCGAGGTACGCTCGCGCGGCTCGCGCGCGGTGCGGCTGCCCGCTCGCGAGCGCGAGGGAACAGTACCGTACCCGCCCGCTCGCGAGCGGGCCACGGGCTTCCGGCCGGCTCGGGCCGTGCGGCCGGCTCGGGCCTGCGCCCTGGCCGGAAGCGAGAGCAGCCAGGTCCAGAGCCCGCCGCCGCGGGCGCGGGCGCCCCGGGCGGCCTTACCGCCAAGCTCGCGGGCCCGCTCGACGGCCCGCACCCGCTTGAGCGCGGCGAGGGTGCGCTTCTGAACCTGGTGAACGATTTCGCGCACGAGCTGCTGCTGGACGCGCACGTCACGAGTTTCCAGCAACTGCCGCAGCAGGGAGCGCAGCTCGGGGCCGAGCATGACGCGCACGCCAGGAGAGTGCCGGTCGCTGTCCGGGTGCAGCCGGCCCGGGTGCTCGCGCAGGTTGACAGCGCTGTCGAGCTGCCTCACGTGCACCTGCAAGACACTGGCGCGCGTGGCGGTGCGGAGCTTGAGCACCTGCCTGGCAAGGTGCCGGGCGTGCCGTGGCAGCCGGCGGTGGTGCGGGTGCCCTCCGGGCACGCGCTCCGGGTGCGGGTTGGGAAGGGACAAGGCTTACTCCTCTGTAGTGTCGGCCGGGGCAGGGGGCTCCGGCGCGTCCGGGTGAAGCGTGAGGCGATCGGGGAATCGCGCCCCCGGCTCCGGTTCGTCGGTAATGACGACTTCCTGGTGAGCGGGGTGCTCCCAGACGGGCGTGATGCGGACCTGGACAGGCTTGGCGTTGCGCTGGATGACCAGGGCGTTGAACAGGGGAAGCTGGCGGATGCGCTCCGGCGGGAAGGTGCGCTCCTTAGTGCGGACCCTGGCGCCGCCCTCCTTGTGCCAGGAGTCGTGCTCACCGCAGATGACAGCCAGCCGCTCCAGGGTGGCCGTGCTGGTGAAGCCGCCGGCGATGACCTTGGTCGACAGCATTTCGAGGATGGTCTCCGCCTCGGCGGGGCCGCCCCACCCGGTCTCGATCTGGCTGACCGCCTGGAAGCCGGCCACCACCGTGATGTTGTAGCCGGCCGTGACCGCGAGCCACCGCTTGAAGTCGATCCTCGCGGTGGTGGCGGCCTCATCGGCGGCTACCAGCAGCGGCATCCTCAGCCGGCCGCCCTGCTGCTCAGCCAAGATGCGGGCCTGCTCCATGAACTCAGTGACAAACGCCGAGAAGAACGGGGTGAGCGAGCCGTAGGGCCGCTCGGCGCCGATGAGGTAGACAGTCCCGTTCCCCTGGCGCAGGAACTCCGCGATGCCGAGCCCCTGGCCCGGCCGCGGGCACGCCACCGCGGCCAGCTGCGGGTCGTCCATCCAGCCAAGTGCCGCCTCAGCGGAGGAGACGGCGGCGGACAGCAGGTCGCCCTCCATCGCCAGCATCGACTCCAGCCCGTCGGCCCAGCCGGGGGCGGCGCGCTCGCCGCGCAGGGCCTTGGCGAACGCCTCGGCCTCCGGGTTCAGCACCCAGGCCCGCACGTCGAACATGCTGCCGCCGGTCAGGGCGGCAGCGTGCAGGGCCCAGCGCAGCAGCTTCGCGCCGCGGTCCTCGTGCCACCTGTCCTTGCCGCCCGGGTCTTTCGGCGAGGCGTCCATGAAGTCGCCCGCGCGGCGCATCGCCACCGCCGGGTCGCGGCAGTCGTCCACCGGCGACCAGGAGAACGTGGTGCCGGGACCGTAGCCGTCAGCGTCAAGCGTGAGCACCGGGCCCAGCTTCTCGCGCTCGGTGACGGTGTGCCGGTACTGGTCACCGCGGGAAGAGGTGGCGAGCACCGGGCCGGGCGCGTCGAGAATCCAGCCGGAGATGAGCGCGGTCTTGATGGACTGCGGCACGCCGAAGACGCCGACCGACTCCGCGCGAGAGACGGCGACGGCCTGGTGCGGCCGGTGCACGGTGTACCCGAGCGACAGGTACGACCGCTCGGCGGGCAGGCCGGGGGCGAGCCGGGCCATCTTCTTCGCCGCGAACGCGGGAGACAGTGCCTGGTGCACCTCCAGCGGGTTCGCCTCGCCCTGGTACTTGCGGCGGCGGCGCTGCGCGGCGTAGCCGCCCCGGAGGTACCACGACCAGCCCTCCCAGGCGCGCTGGGTGACGTGGTAGGCGCATGCGCCTACCACCGCGAGGTCGTACATCGGGTTGACGCCGAGCAGCGCGCAGGTACCGAGCCCGGCCGCAGCGGCGACCCCGTACCCGCCGCCGTTGACGACAAGGGCACGGCCGACCGAGGCCAGCGAGCGGTTCAGCGCGCTGTCGGTGACAGCCAGCCTGCCCGGGTCAGGCAGGTCCCGCCCCGCCGCGCCCTCAATGTCACCCGAGAAGACGGTCATCTTGCTGAGCGCGCTCACCGGGACCCCCGGCGGCGCTGGGCGGCGCGCGAGCGCCGGTGCGGCCGGCCGCCCTCGTCAGGGACGTCCCAGAAGTCCTGCCGCGCCGTGAGCCGCTTGGCCTGCAGCCGCTGACGGCGGTTGCGGTCGCCAGCGGAGCGCGAGCGGTCGCCGCTTTCAGCCATGAGTGTGCCCCTCCCTGTACTCGGTTGCCCTCTTGTCCCGAGTTTAGAGAGTTACTTGACCAGAGTCAAGTCAGGAACGGAGAATCTCGTCCCCGTTCACGGCCCACCACGTACCGAGCACGGGCGCCAGGGAGTGCCCGGGGCGCAGAGGGTAAACCTGTACCCGGCCGGCCACCTGGTCCTCACAGGGCGGCAGGACCAGTTGCACCTCGTCGCCAGGCCACAGCTCCGCCATCCCGAACGGGTCACCGTACTTCTCCGCCAGGCACCGCCAGGCGTCCCCGGTCACCGCCAGCGCCCCGATTCCCGGGCGACGGGCCGGCGCGGTAACGACAGCGAAGAACCCGCCGTCCCAGGTCTGCCACACTCGCAACCGGGTCCCTTCGGGCAGCCAGGGCCTCCACGGCTGCCGGTCGAGTACCCGCTCGCCCAGCGCGGGCAGCCACAGGCCGCTGTGCCGGCGGGGCAGCGGCTCAGGCACCGGCAGCCTCCACGACCAGCTCGGCAGTGGTGGTGACGGTCACCTTGTGGCCGGTCTCCCGGCTGTGCTGCCAGGCCAGGTCGCGAATCTCAGCCAGGGCCCCGGGGTCGTCGCTGACCTCAGTGCGGTGCAGGGCACAGCCCGAGCACCGCATCACCGCGGGCAACTTGGTGAACGACTTCTTGACCCTGTGGAGCTTAGCCTCCTGCTTCGCCCGCCAGGCCGGAACCCAGTCCGGCACGTGACCCGGGCAGAACGCCCCCTCGGCCTTGCTGTGGAACCAGCCCTCGCGGTCCGCTGCCATGGCGTCCCACCGGCTGCCCGGGTGGCTGGCCGTGCAGCCCAGGTCCGCACGGCGCGCGCAGTAGACGGGGTTCTCGGACGCGTGGCTCACCGCTTCACCAGCGTCCCGTTCGGCAGCGCGGTGTACGCCCTGGCCTCGTTGACCGCCAGCTTGGCGTCCACCGCCGCGTCCAGGTCGACGCCCGTCATCTGCGCGAGGCCGTACAGGTACACCGCGACGTCAGCCAGCTCGGCGCCGAGGCCCGCGCCTCCCGTTCGCCACGCGGCGAACGCCTCGGCGACCTCGCCCTGCAGCAGGCAGAACTCCAACGGGACGTCCGAGGTGTTGAAGCCGTGCGCGACCTTGTTGCCCCACACGCGCTGCTGGACGCCAGTCACCTGTCACCGCTCCCGGCGCCAGACGTCCAGGCCGTCAAGGGCCTCGCCGGTCTTCGTGTAGCCGTTCGTGGTGTCGCCGACGGCGGCGCGGGCCATGAAATTGGTCTCCGGCACCTTCATGGCCCCGGACGGGTCCTCCGCCCACGCCTCACGGCCGGTGTACTCCCCTAGCCACTCCTGCCAGGCTTCGGGTGTGCGCAGCCGCTCGGCGCGGTCGACGCGCCCGAAGTCCTCGGCGGTGGCCGGGGGCAGCTCGAAGACCCGGCCGATGAACGGCTCGGGCCACTGCTCGATGTCGACCGGGTGCTCACCCGTAGGACTGCTGAGCAGCAGCCGCCCTCGGCGAGACGACCCGTCAGCCTCCCGGTGCCGGAAGTCGTCAAGGGCCCGCTGCTGCTCAGCCGGGGTTAGTCCTCCTTCAGGTGCCACGTCATCACCTTCCCGTCCTCCACCCAGCGCCCGTAGGAGTGCGCGGGCACGCAGTAGTTCCAGGGGATGCGCCTGCTGATGCCACGCGTCAGCACCACGCCGGCCTCGGCACCGCAAGAGTGCTCGGCCGGGCCGCGGTACCGGCACTTCTTGCCGGGCTCGGCGACGCCCCACTCGGAACCCTCCTGCACGGCCTCCCAGTGGTGCCCGGCTTCCGCCGCGTGCGGCGGCTCCGGCCGGGTGAACCCGCCCGTCACGGTGACGGCAGCGTCGTTGCTCAAGTGAGCCTCCTATTTTTACTTGACCAGAGTCTAGTGTTTCCCGTTACCCTCGTCAACAGCGCCGGGACTGCCGACGACCATCAGCTTCAGCCGTCGCAGGGGCACGCCGCAACGCGGGCAGGGCGGCACCTCGTCGCCGTCTACGTCGTCCCACCAGCACGACGCGCCAGCCTCGGAGCAGGGCTTGCAGCGCAGCAGCCTGAAGACTTCCTTGCGGCCCTGCACGCGGCGCTCCAGTTCAGCCTCGGCGCAGGGCCTGGCGGTCACCGGGCTGGCGTGCACGTGCGCGCAGGTCCAGGTCGGCCTTGCCCGGGGACCGGGGCGCAGCGCGCCATGCCAGCCGCCGGCAGCCCCCTTGATGCCGACGTAGCCGGCGACCAGGTCAGCGCTCACGGGAAGCCTCGCGCCGCGCCAGCTCGGCCATCGCGCAGGCACGGGCCTCGTCCTTGCGGGCGTACTCGTCCAGGCAGCGCCACACGATCCGCCGGCTGGCGGAAAAGCGCGGGTCGTCCGGCGCGTCGGCCAGCAGGGCCAGCCAGTACCCGCCGTTCAGGGCCGGGGCCGGGAACAGCAGGCTAGGCGGCGGGGCCTCGCCGTACCCGGCGGTACGGACCATCACCCCGCCGCCCTCAACGGACTCGAAGGTCACCAGGGACAGGCACAGGCTGCCATTCGGGTGCTCTAGCCACGCCTGGAGCCGCTGGCGCTCAGCGAGGGACAGGCAGGCGGCGTGCTCACCCACGGAGAGCCTCCGCCGTGTCGGTCTCGTCAAAGAACGGGGGCAGGCCCTGCTCCTCGCGCATCACGTTCAGCGCGCGGGCGCACACCGGGCAGTACGGCGCCTTCCGCACCCGGGCCAGCGCCCCGGCCGAGGGCTCGAAGCGGTTCCCGTGCTCGTCCACGTCAACCGGGCGCTCGGTCACCGGGTCGATAAGGACCGTCGGCACCCTGTCCGGGTCGAAAGCGAAGATCCCGCCGTGCACGAAGCACGGGCCGAGCGCGACGGTGACAGCGGGCTCGCTCACAGGGTGTCCCGCCAGTCGCCGGTTTCCCGGGCCTGTGCCGTGAGCGGCCTGGAGCCGGACAGGCCCGCGGACTCGAAAGCCACCTGGATGGCCGTCAGGGCCTTAGCCAGGTCGCTCACGGTGCTCAGGCGGCCCCGGGCCTCGTCGGCTGACATCATGCCGAGGCGGACGGCCTCGGACATCTCCCCGGTCGCCGAGACAGCGCGGCTAAGGGCCTCGTCCCGCACCCGGGCCCCGCAGTCAGCGGCCTCGCCGGGAGCCGGAACCCCGGTGCGGCGGGGAAGAGCGGACTTCCCCGCCGCCCAGGCCGGGACCGGGGAGGTGCCAGGACCGCGCGCGGGCAGGCCGGGCACCCTCGCCTTCTCCGGCCGCCGCGGGGCCGGCCTCAGCGCGGCGGCGCGGCGGCGCGCGCAGATGGCGCGCAGCAGCCGGCGGTACCGCCGGCCGGCCAGGAGGATGAGCGGGAGCCGCAGCAGCTCCGGGGCCGTCAGGTACCGGTACCAGGGCCGGGCCACGGCCAGGTGGACCACCCAGAAGAAGAAAACGATGACGGCCAGGCCGAGGAACGTGCTCACGAGGCGTCCAGCATGGCGATGACGCGCTCCAGGGCCTCGGTGTCCCGGTGAGCCATGCCGCCCGGCTCGCCCTCCCGGGCTGCCAGCAAGCCGACCAGGTGGCCGCGGGCAGCCTCCGCCGCGGCGGAGGCATCCGGGCCGTCCTCGCAGCGCAGGTAGTAGCCGGCCGCGTGCGCGGCGTTCACCAGGTCGACAGCCGAGCGGGGCAGCTGGCCGGGGTGGTACTCCCAGTTGACGTCCCCCAGGTCCCGCGCCCGCCGACGCAGCTCCTCCAGGCGGGGAGCCAGGCCGCCTGCGGCGGCGAAGAGCGCCGGCCGGTCAGCCGGGGCGACCCGGACGCGGGTCTCGGAGTTGCCGCGCGCGAAGCAGAGGTCGACGTCCTCGGGGTAGTCCTGGTTCGGCCGGGCGTAGATCCGGTCCTGGGGGCCGCCCGAGGACGGCAGGGCCAAGCCGGGCCCGTCGTACGGGAGCGGCTGGCCGCCGGCTACCTGCATCGGGCTCCGGCGCAGGTGCCGCCTCCCGTTGCCTGGTCCCATGTGGTCCATCGTGCCTGCCCTTCACTAGGGTTCCGGGGAAAGAGTAAGCCCCGCCAGCTGACAGTCCCAGCGTAGCGGGGCTTTTGACTTGAGTCAAGAGAATCAGGAGTAGGCCAGGTCGCTGGCCCTGTCGTAGACGCGCCGGCGCAGCGCGTCAGGGTCGCCCCCGAGCCGGCGCACCTCCTCCGCCAGCCGGCTGGCGACCGCCAGGGCGGCCACGAAGGTCTCGCCGGGAGCCTCCTCGCCCATGGCCAGCAGCTGCTCCGTGCCCAGGCTGCCGCCCTCGTAGGCGGTCAGGCCGGCCAGCGCGGTCAGCAGCGCCTGGCTCGCCCTCATGCGGCCGGCCACGGGCACCTCCTGGTGGTTGAAGTAAGTGGGCTGCCTGCCCGGCAGGCTCCCTCGCGCCGTCCGGAAGACATGTCAGCTTCCAGCCGGCGGTCCAGGGCGGGGGCTCGCACCCCGCTGGGGAAACCTTGCGCCGAGGCACATACGCCGGGGGAGCTAGGCTCGACCGGCTCAGCGCACCCGGGGCGAAGCCCGGGTCCCGCGGCTCTATCAAGGTGGCGGCGGGGGACGTTCACCGGGGCGGGGAGGGGTGGCCCCCCGCTGGTGTCAGGCAGCCGGCCCTGTGCCCGGGAAAAACAACGGAGAATCCGTGTAGATGAATCCCCGGGCAAAGACAAGCTTTTAGTACGTGCGAGCCGATTCGGTTTCATTCAGGGCTCCTCGTCGTCCATGCGCCTGGACCACGAGTCCGGGTGCCCGGCAGGCAGCGCCTCGGCCGACGGCACCAGGACGAAGCCCGAGCGGAGCTTGAGCGCGAGGTCGGCGATCTCGGCCAGCAGGTCCGCTCGGGACTCTGACCTGGGGGTACCCGCCTGTGCAAGCCGCAACTCGATGCCCTCCCTGATGAAGTCGGACACGGTAGCGCCCTCGGCCTCAGCGGCTTTCCGCACCTGGTCGAGCACCTCCGGGTCCAGCCGCAGCAGGAAGTCGCCCTTGCTCACACCCAGAAGATAGCACCCTCTGATAGCTATCACAAGGTGCTATCAGATAGCTTTTCAGCCCCCTAGGTGATATCAGCTAGCACCACGAGATATCACCTAGGGGGCCGATTACCACTCAGCGTCACCAGGAGACCACTCCATGGCGTCACCGTACGGGGCCACGTCGTACGGGCCCGGCCAATCAGTGCCACCGGACGAGGGTGATTCAGAATCAGTATGCGAACTTGTTATGAAACTGGCCGGCGACGGCAGGCTCACCGTGCCGTAGGCCTCGCGGACGTAGCGGCGTGCCGCCTCCTCGATGGTCACCCCGCGGTCCGGCTGCTGCCGTGCTTCAAGCCCGGAGTCCGTGTACCCGACGTGCCGCCGTCGGCCGCGCGGGTCCACCAGCATGATGTCCGACGGCCGGAACTCGATGGCGGAGGCGGTGCCCTCGCCGGGCACCCCTGGGCCGGTCCAGTCATGGCAGGCACCGCAGTAGCCCTGGCGCTCGTCCTCAGGGCTGTGCGACGTCCGCTGGCACCGCGGGCAGGTAAAGGCCACAGCCCAAGCCTAAGACAGCCAGACCCCCTCGCGGCGGGCGCGAGGGGGTCCTTACGCGGCCGGGGGCGTTCGCACCTGGAGGTGTGGCCGGCCACGCGCCTGAGGGACTTGCGGCGGGACGGGCCGGGGGAGCGTCCGCTTTAATGAACGAGCAGGCCCGTCCCGCCGCGGGCGCCAGCCACTGCGACATGCCCTGCGCCCGCGAGTGCGAGGCTAGCAGCCTGGCCGCGGGCCGCGCAGGACTTCAGCCGAGGCCGGAAATGATGAACATCGCGGACGGCTGCGCGACCGTCAGCCCGATGCGGTAGTTCTGCACAAGGCCCCGCTCGTACCGCAGCGGCACCCGGAAGGGCGAGGGGGCCTCAAGGAAGCCCGGCACCACGCCGGCGGAGTAGAAGTCCGGCTCATCGGCGCGGCAGCGGTCGCACAGCAGGTCTTCCTCCGTCGCCCGGCGCACGCACCGGGCAGCGCCCGTGCCGCAGCGGCAGCGCAGGGACTCGTGCTCAGCCAGCTGGCCGCCGTAGGCGGCGGCAACTGGCAGGTCGTGGGTGTAGCAGCACACGGGTATATCTTGCCACGAGACAAGCGGAACGGGACTCCGACGGGTTTTTTCACGCAGAGTCACGGAAAGCTTTATGCCGGCGGTGAGCGATGGTAAGAATGATCTTGAAAGTTCTACGGAGAGTGACTTTTCCCGCTCGCGCAGGACCGCCCCGATGAGGAACCGCCCTACGTACCGGGTGTAGGCCGGCGGCACCGCGAGGCTCAGCTCGTTGCCGCTCATCCAGTCGATGCCCATCGCCTCCGGGCCGAGGTAGGTTCCCACGTCGCCGGTGATGGACACGTGCCAGCCCTCGTCCCACAGCTTGCGGCGCTGCTTGGTGGCGGTCCTCGCGCTGTGGTCGCGGTGCGGCAGCTGGGTGACCTCGCCGGGCCCGAAGTGCGCGCTGGCCTCGAACCAGCGCAGCCGGTAGGTGCGCAGCGGCGGGTCCTGCATGCAGCCGCACAGCCGTACGTCGGCGCGCATCGGGGCGCCGGGCACGTTCTCGATGACGTACGGCTTCCCGGTGGCCTCCAGGCGGGTGCGCAGGTCACCCAGCAGGTGGCCGGTGCCGTCGAGCCCCGCCACCGACTTCAGCGGCGTGTGGTCGTGGCAGGGCATCGAGCACGCGTAGGCGTCGTACCCGTCCAGGTCCAGCGTCGTCGCGTCCGCCCGGATGAACCGGGACGGCCAGGGGAACCGGGGCTGGGGCGCGATGTCCACGCCGGTCACCTCCACGACGGGCCCGCCGCGTGCCGCCGAGTCCTGCCCGGCCAGGTGGTAGCCCCACGACGTGCCGCCCGCCGAGCAGCCCAGGTCCAGCAGGCGGATTATGTCTCCCATGGCAGGTACTACGGCACGCTGACCGCGGGAAACGCGGTTCCGGGGCTATGTATTTTTCCCCTCGCGGGGCGCGGACGGGACCCGGGGACATTTGTTTTTCCGGGCGCGGGGCGTTAAGAGACTAAGCCGGCGCGGAGGCGAGCCTCCAACCTTCACCGATGGGACCCGGACGACGGAACCCCGCCGGCGCGCGCCGCGGCAGCATGTCGAACGGGGAAGGGGGCGCGGCGACCTGGCCGCGCCCCCGCGCGAGGCTAAGCGCGCGCCTCGCGCACTACCGCGCGCCGCACGCTTGCCATGCCCATGCCGTCTGTGTCCACGTACATCAGGTCAGCAGCGGCGTAGATGGCGCTGTGCGGCGCGCCCTTCACTATGACGTCTGCGGCTTGCGCGCTAGGCGCCTCCACCAGGCTGGTGATCAAGTCGTCTCCGGTCACTGTGCTGCCTCTCGCTCGGTTGCCATACCCCCAACCTACCGCATGGCTTGACTCAAGACAAGAGATCTGGCGCATTGGCCGTATGAGCGCACTGACCGCACAAGACATCGCCGACGGGCGCTGGCAGGTACCGCGCAGAACGGGCCAGGAAAGCCCTAGGGCCCGCACAGAGCGTCTGTGCGGGCCCTAGGCATGCGAGAGGAGCTAGCGCCCCCTGGTACGGCTCCTGGCCACGTACGCGCGCCCGTCACGCGCCTCGCGCGAGTTGGCCACAGCGCGCAGCGTGCGCGCCTCACTGGCGGGAATAGACAGCAGCGCGCTGCGGTCGGCGAGGCGCCGTACCTCTGGCGTGGGGACGTCGCGCACGTCAGCGATGACGCGGCATGCCCGCGCGAGGCGCGCGCGGAACGTTCGGTCTTTCATGGTGCCTCACCTGTATGAGTCGGGTTGCTTGACACGAGTCTAGCGCATGGCTTGACCGCAGACAAGGCAAAAGCGCCCCCTGGCCGTACGTGGCCAGGGGGCGCTGTGGAGGGTCGCTAGCCGGCCAGCGCGGCGGCTACGGCCTTGCGGAAACGGTACGGAGTGAGCATGCGGTCCGCGTAGGCGCGCGCCGCGTCCTGCAGCGCCGGCGAGGCGCCCAGCAGTGCCCGCGCGTCGTCCGCCGCCGCGTGGTAGCCGTCGGAGTGCCCCGTGCGCTCAAGCTCGTCAGCCACGTGGGCTACCTCGATGGCGCGCGGCGGAAGCTTCTCCTGAGCGCACCATTCGTCGGCGTACAAGCCGAAGTCCCGGTCATGGGTGAGGCACACGCGGATAGCCGCGTCCCCCTCGACTTGCTCGTAAACGCATGACTGCTGTGCTGTGTCGGTTGCCATGCCCCCAATGTAGTGCACGGCTTGACTGGAGTCAAGACGCCGGCGCACCCCGGGAAGGCATCTCCCGGGGTGCGCTGGTGAGGGGCTTAGAACACGGCCAGCGCGTTCAGCACAGCCTCGTCAAGGCCGCGCTGGGTAGGCGCCCCGGTAGCGGCGGCGCGCACGGAGGGGAAACGGGCCAGCATCGCGCACGCCATCTCGCGGGCGCCGCCGTACTCGCCCGCGTCCCCGCCTACCCGGCTGATGGCCGTGCGCACGGCTGTTACGACGTCAGCCGCGCCACTGGCGGGCTCGTCACCCGGCACCGCGTAAACGGCCAGGTCGATGTCCCGTTCGGCGATCGAGCCCAGAGGGTTGACCACGCCGCGCGCGATTTCGGTCGCGTGCCGCGGGCCCGTGATGCCCTGCACCGCACTGTCTAGGTAGAACGTCGGGACGGACACGCTCCCGTGCCAGTCTCCGTTGTGCGTGAGGATTTGCCCGGTTACCGCGTACATCGTCATGGTGCCTGCCCCTGCTAGTCGGTTGCGCTTGCTCACGAGGATAGGTGAGAGCTTGACACGAGTCAAGCCATGCACGTGAGGCGCTGTAAGGCCCGTAGCGGCACGCTGGCGAGTTGGGTAGTCAGGGGCACGCGGCGAGGCGCTTAGGGGGCGCTACGGGCCTTACAGCGCCTCGCGCGGGCACTTGCGCCGGCTCTCCCAGTACGGAACTTGTCGGCACCCGGTATTACCCGCTTCCCGCATCACGCCTACGTGCGCGGACAGCGCAGCGCCCCCGGTAGGGCTTTGACCCCCGGGGGCGCTGTGGCAGCAGGCGCTAGCGCTTACGCGCGCCCCGCCCGTGGCCGGCCGTACCTCTCCGCCCACGCCTTTGCGCTGGCCAGCGTGCGGTAGTAAGGCGAGTGCTGGTCATACGGGTATCCGGCCACGGTCGCGCGCCACGTGTTCCCGTCTCCCGGGAAGTTGGTCACGGTGGCGCTGTGGTACTCACTCGCGCCGCGCCATTCCGTGTAGCGCTTCCCCTCAAAGTCGAAGGGCTTGCGCGCCCATGTCATTGCGTACGGGTCGGCTGCCTCGCTCACGGCTAGCGCCCGTTCCTGGCCAGCGCGGCACGGTGCTGGACTGCCGCGCGCAAGCGGCTACGCGGTGAGCGGGTGCGGTGCGCGATGATGGTTCGCACCATGCGCAGCTGGGTTAGCGCCTCGCCGGTAACCGGCCCGGGGACCTGCGCGCGGTAAGCCGGCTCGCACGCGCGCAGCTCTGCCGTTGTCATGGCGGATGCCGCGCGGTAAGCCTCGCGCCTCGCGTGCGCTATGGCCCGGTCAATTAGCGGTGCCCTGGTCATGATGTGCCTGCCCTTGCTCTGGCCGCGCCGTGGCGGCGCGCGCTCTGCTTACGAGGATAGGTGAGCGCTTGTCTTGAGTCAAGACGGGATCTTAGGCGGGCACGACAAATCCCCGCCGTTCATCTTCCATCGATGAACGGCGGGGACTGTCACACCTGAGGCCAGGCTACCCGTGTACGGGGCAGCTCGTGCCCGCGCACGCCTCACGTGAGCACGCGCCGGGCATCTCCGCGCGGTACGCGGCGAGGCCGGCCGGCATGGTTTCCGGGTAGTGCTGCCAGCGCCAACGGCACTCCCCGCACGCGCCGCACGCGCCGCACGCGCCGCGCCACAAGTCGCAGTAAGTGAAGTTCCGGCAGAACGCGCACCAGCCGTAAGCCGGCGCGCGGTCGGGCTGGCCGGCGCCCCCGCTTGACTGGTACGCCTCGTTGTCCGCGTGACCGTGGTCAACGGCGTAGTCCCCGTAGGTGTCCGCCGGCGCGCTGCTGTCAAAGCCTGCACTGAAACTCGGCATGATGTGCCTGCCCTAGGTCGGTGGGTGTCTGCTTGCCACGATAGGTGAGAGCTTGACTTGAGTCAAGCGTTAGCGCTGCACTCACAGCCTGCGCTAGGCAGGGGCGGGATGGGGCCGACATCACCGGGCCGGCGTATGGCGAACATCTCGACCATGGGCGAGGCGCTGTAGGGCACGTAGCGGAACACGCGCGCGAACGTGCCGGCCGGCTCGCACGTGGTCGAGATGTCACGCGCCGCGCGCTCTAGCCGGTCCGTGAGCGTGCCGTAACCCTCCCGCCCGCTAACCCACTGGCCCCATTTCCACTGGCCGTTTGGGCGGTAGACCTCTACCCGGTAGTTGCGCCCCATGTCGTTCATGACTGCCTGCCCTTGCTAGTCGGTTGCCTGCCACTACGATAGGTGAGAGCTTGACTTGAGTCAAGACACAAGCTAGCCCCGGTAGGCGACCCCTACCGGGGCTAGCTGTCGACCCGGCCTAGCGCCTCGCGCGGGACCTGGCCGCGCCTCGCCGCGTGCGGTCAGCGCTGCTGTCGCGCGAGGCGCGCGCCACCTTGAAGCCTCGCGAGGCGCTGTAGGTGACCCGTACGCCCATCCTGACTACAGCGCCCGCGGTCCGCGCGTCAGCGAGGATTGACCGCGCTGTGTCGGGCGAGTAGCGGTAGCTGGCCAGCGTCGCGATTGCGTCGATGTCTTGCATGACGTGCCTGCCCTAGTTCGGTGCGGATGGGTGGGGGTTAGCGGGTGCGGTTCGCGCGGCGCGAGGCCTGCGAGGCGCGGCGGCCGGCCTTGCGGGCGCACTGCTGCTGACGCGTGCGGGGGGCACGCTCCGGGCGCCACATGGTGTTGTCCGCGCGCGTCATGGCGGCCGGAGCGTAGCGCCCGTAGGCCGCGCGCAGCGCCTGCCAGGTAACGCCGTAGCGCGCGGCGCTCTCCGCCCACGTACGGCCCGCCTCGCGGTCGCTGGTGATGGCCGCGTGCATGTCCGGGGTGACTTCGATGCTCACTGGTTGCCTGCCCTTGCTAGTCGGTTGGCGTCTTGCCCTGCCCACCAGTATGCATGAACGCTTGACTTGAGTCAAGAGGATTCGGGAGACGGGAACACGACAGCGCCCCCGGGAAGCACCTTCCCGGGGGCGCTGCCAGCGCGGGGCGCCTAGGCGAGAGCGGCGGTAAGCCTCTCGCCCATGACCGACGCGAGAGCGTCAAGCGCCTGCGCGTCTTCCTTGGCCGTGACTCCGGTCACCATGTTGAGGTAGGTGCGCTCCATCCGGCCGCCGTCGGCACCTGAGACGTTGCGCTTCCACGTGTTGTGGGTGTTGCTCAGCTGAATGACGCCGAACGCGGTACCCGCCCACGGGCGCACCTTGGCATCGTGCCGCCACATCGCCTCGTACGTCTCGCGCAGCTTGACCGCGTTCGTGTACCTGGCCCCGCCAGTGCTCGACTTGGGGTCAGCGGCGGGAACCGGGGCCACCAGGGCCAGCCACGCGGCGAAGTCCGCCTCAGTGACGTCCACCGACTGGAGAGCGGCGGCGGCCTGCGCGAACTCGTCTCCGGCCTGGTAGACCAGTCCCAGCGCGTCGCGCACCTCGGTCAGCTTGCCGATGCTGTTACGCGAGTGCTTGACCTTGAACTTGGTGCGCGCGGAGGAAAGCGCCGCAGCGAGCGTGTTATCACATACCGCTGCGGTCACCCCCGTGGCGTAGGTGCTGGAGAGCGTCCCGTCTACCGACGTCGCGGCCAGGATGTAGGGGGTGAACTCGAAACCGCCCACCTCAAGACCCGATCCGGTCAGCTGCGCTTGCATGAACGCGACGCCGCGGTTGCGCAGCAACCCGACGGACTTGGTGCCCAGTTCGCCGCGCGAGGTGTCGAGAATGGCGGCGATCTGGTCGGCCGTCCACTCCTTGTACCCGTGCACCTGGTAACCCTGCTTGAAGACGCCGAGCACCGCGCCGTTGTCCGGGGTGACGATGACCTTGCGGGAAGGGTCCTTGATGACCTGGCGGTTACCGTCCGCGTCGGTGTACTGCGCGAACATCTCGGCTTCCGCGAACTCGACCGACAGCAGCCGCTCAACCTCCTCGGTCGGAACGGGCCCGTCGAAGTGCGAACCGTCGGTCATGTACTCGCCGCTTGCCGCCCACCAGGCCGGCCCGTCCGACCCCACGTAACCTACGCGGATGTTGGAGCGGAGCCATTCCATCGTTTCCTTGCTCATTGCGTGCCTGCCCTTTCACTGCCGGGGGCGTGTCCCCCTTGCTTGACTTCAGTTAACCAGACGTCGCCTGTACGTGTCAAGTCCCTCCCGACACGTACCGCTCAGCTTCTACGCGGGCACCCGGACCTTGGCCGCGGGCACGATGGCATAGCCGCGCGTGGCCCCGTCCGAGCGCTTGAGCGCCGCTACCTCGTTCGGCATGCCCTTGGCGCGCTCCCAGTTAAGGACCGTGCCAGCGTCCCGCACAGCGGCGCTGCGCGCCTCGCTGCGCCTGGCGTAGGCCGCGCCCACCCATGTGCGCGTGTCCCTGGCCTCGCCCGGCTCACGCGTTACGCGCATCACGCGGAACGGGCCCCCCGCGCTGTCCTCCGCCTGCGCGGTCACGAGGCGCGCGCGCACCGACCCGGCGGCCGGCCCGCCCGGCGCAGTCGCCTGCTGCGCGGCGCTCACCCGCTCGGCGCGCGCGTTCTCGGCGTTCACGAACACCGCGTGAGCCGACGCGCCGGCCCCGGTAATGGTGTACTGCTGCGGTTCACCCTTGGCTATGTTGCCCTTGACCATCTTGATGACGCGCAACTCGGGGTCATCCTTGGTGCGCTCCACCATGAACGCGAGGCGCAGCGCGTCGACAACCGCCGGCGATCCGGAGACCTTCCCGTCCTTGGTCAGGTGGTGGATGACACCCAGCGCCACGTCCGCTTGCCGCGCGAACTGCTTAAGCGACCGCATCACCATGCGCGCGGACCGCACCGAGGTGATGTGGTCGTTTTCGCCTAGCAGGTCGGCCAGCGGGTCGATGACCACCAGGGCGACCGCGGGCCCGCCAACTCGGTTGAGCTTGCCCACCTCCGTCAGCAGGCGCCCCATGTCCCCGGGCACCTCGAAGGGGGAACCGTCTTTCCACTCGGACAGGTCGTGCACCAAGCGGATAGCGCCGCTCTCTTCCGACAGCGAGGGGTCGAGGCCGAATTCCGCGACCGCGACCGCTATAGCCGCGCGCAGGCGCGGTGCCAGGTCCTCGAACGGGTCGTCTTCGGTGCCGGCGATGTAGACCACGCGCCCGGGGTCGCGCCGTACGGCCTGGTCCTCGTTGGGAAACGGCAAGCCGAGCGCGACCCGCGCGATGACCGCACAGAACAGCATGCCCTTGCCTGCCCCGCCAACAGCCGCGAACAGCGCGGGGTTGCCAATGGGGATGTAGTCCGGCCACAGCCAGCGGCGCGGTATGTACGGGATATTGGAGTAGTCGACCGCAGCCAGGTCGTCAGCGTCGACCGGCCCGACGTCGCCCGCGGGCGCGTCGAAGATAAACGACATGTGTGCCTCACCTGTATGAGCTGGGATGATGGTGCGAGGCTACACCCATGGCTTGACTTGAGTCAAGTGGATGCAGCCTCGCTGAAATGCTGTTACCTTGCCCGTGCCCTGGCCTCGCGCGCGGTCACCAGGCGAGTGCCCCGCCGCGTGCGGACCTCGTAGGTAGCGCTCTGCCAGTTGTACGTCCCGTAGTAGCGCTTCGTCAGGAACGAGGGGAACACCTCGCGGTACCCAGCGCCGGCCGGCATCAGCTGACTTGCCCCAGCGAGGATTCGCTCCCCGTAGGCGTCCGCTATTTCCTGGGCTGTCATCCGGCCGCTGCCGTCGTAAGTCGTCATCTGCGAGCCTGCCTCACCTGTACTCGTGGGGTTGATACCGCTAGGCTACATCCATGGCTTGACTTGAGTCAAGTGGATGTAGCCTAGCGAGGTTAGATGCTCCGCAGCTCCGCAGTTGCGTCGGTCAGCAGGTCACCGCACTCGCGGCAGTACCAGCCCGGCGGCCGGAGCCACGCTGGCCGGCCGCAGTGGTAGGGCATGACCAGGCCAAGGGGCGGGCGGTCAGGGTCGTACGCCCACATCTCGCGCGCCGGCGTGTGCGTGTGGTAGTACCCGCCGGTGTCAAGGCGGACCTTGAGCGCTACGTACTCGCGGATAGTCCGCTCATACAGCCAGGTGGTCTCGCAGCGCTTCGCCGACGTCGCCTCGTTGCACAGGTCTCCCAGCCTGGCCAGGTAGGCATACGGGTTAGACATGCCCAGCCAGTTAGCGGCAGGGTCGAAGAGCGGGGCCAGGTCGACCGCGGGCCCGTAGGTCGTCCCGTCGGCGGCCACCTCGGTAAAGATGTCCTTGGACGCTGGCCCCGCCTCGTGCCCCTCGGCGTGCATCATCGGGGTACCGCACTCGGTGCACGGGGAAACGGGACGCGTGGCCAGGTGGGCGACCGCTTCGGCGTGCAGCCCGGCTAGCGTGCTCATGATGACAGCTCAGCGTGGTACGCGCTCGCCTGCGGTCCGCGCAGCCCGTGAGCGTCGGCGAACGCCTCGGCCGCCTTGCGGTCGGGCGCGTAGACAGCGGCGGTAGTGAACATGAAGCACCGCAAGCCGCTAGCCTGGCCGTACCCGCGGAGTAGTCCCAGCGGGTTAAAGCGGGCCAGGGCGGTACCCGGCTCTTGGAAGTCCGGCCGGTCGTAGTGCGGGATACCGCACAGCTCCCTGTCGTGGCGTATGCCGTTCGCGTGCATCTCGCGCGATACCTCGCGCCTCCGGCCTTCCCAGTCCTCGCCGTCGCGCGAGGGGTCCGCGGGGTGAACATAGTAAACGGGGGCTGGCCAGTCTCGGATGCTCATGGCCTGGCCTCGAACACGGTCTCGCCCTGCACTGTCACGTGCAGAGGCACGCAGTCGCCCGCCGACCCGTACATCGCAAACGTGCCCGTCTCGGCCGTCTCCAGGTCCACCGAGACGACTAGCGCCCCGTTCCGCACGTAGGCGAAGACAAGCGCGCCGGCTACCTGCATGCACGGCTTCTCGTCCTCCTTCATAGCCGGAAGGAACGAAACGCGCTCGTTCATTACCTGCTCACGGTTGCAGCGCTGCCATGCCTCGTAGTCAGCGAGGGTGCCGCTGTTCTCGTGCCGCCACGCGGCGTAGGTGAGGGTGGTGTCGTTCATTGGGTGCCTGCCCTTGCTTGGTTGACTGCTGGTAAGTACAGCTTAGGGCATGTCTTGACTTGAGTCAAGTAGCGATTCTTCAATGATGCGCTGCCCTTCGGTCATCTCACCCGCGGGTGAGGGGGCATGGCGCTTATCCGGGCCGGGGCTGGCGTCGCAATACCACGGGCGCGGGTCATCGCGCTTGCGCGCCCTCCAGGTGCCCGCGCTGTTGCGCCGAACAGGCTTACCGCAGTAGAGGCAGTCAGCCGTGAGGCTGCTAACCGGCCGGGTCATTACTCAGCCCTCGGGTACGGTGCAAGTCCCCACTGATGCGCGTAGAACTGGCCGTCTCGCACGTCATACCAGCCGCTACCGCTTAGCAGGATGCGTGCGGAAACAGCCGAGGTGTCGGCCCACTGGCTACGGCAGGTCTCGCAAAGCCTCCAGTAATTGGGGTTGTCGCGCAGCGTCTCAGGAGGTAGCTGAGTCAGCTTGTCGATCATGTCGCGCGGGAGCGCTAGCGTGTCGTCATGGTGCCACAGGTCACCGGACACCCACGTCCACACCCGGCCGAACCTGTCGGTAAACGCGGGGTGCTCGGTCTCTTCGATGGCGCGCAGCTCAGCCCGTAGCGCGTGCCACTCGGCGAGCATCCCGCGGACCACGCGCACGCCCCCGGCTGCCTGCTCTTGCTCGCTCATGTCCACAGCTCAGCTCCCACACATACAGGCTTGAGCGTCAGGAACAACGCGGTTGCGGGCTGTCCGGCCCCCACGCCGTACAGGCGGATAGTGCCGTCATCGTCCACTTGTACCTGCGAGGCATTCGGCCACGCGAACGTCGGCCACTCCGCCGACACGACGTCACCAGACGGCAGGACGTAGCCAAGGTAAACAGACGAGCCGGTCACCTTGGCTACCTTGCGTCGGGTGGTGCCGTAAGCGGGATGGTCGGGACGCGTGATGTAGTGGTTCGTCACGTCATATACCTGGCCCGGCTGCACCAGGCGCTTAACTGCCGTGAGCGTCATTTTTCCCTTGCCCTTCGTTCGGTTGCCTGGTCTCAACATAGTGCATGGCTTGACTTGAGTCAAGACAACGGCCGGCCCCGCCCCGGCGATTACCACGGGGCGGGGCCGGCCGTGCCTAGGAGCTGAGCACCCAGGTAGCAGCCGGGCCCTCGAAGCTCGGCTGCCAGGCCACCGATGCCAGCGCGGTGCCCGGGGGCACCTCGAACGACACCCAGCCGCTTACCGTCTGGCCAGGGCCCGCCTCGAACTCGCCGTAACTGAAGTTGGGCCCGTCGGCGACGGTCATGGCCGACGGGGAGAATTCCGTGGTGTCGCTCCCGGTCGCCGCGGCGTCACTGTTGGCGTCGTCGCTCACCTGGCCGGTTACGCCCGTGATGGTGAACCGCGCCGCGGCCATGTGGTCGGCCGGGTCGGTCAGCGTCTCGTACTGAGTCAGGCTGGCACGCTGGTCGACCTTGACCAGCGTGACGGTGTAGACGACCGCGTTCCCCTTGTCATCGGTCGTGGTGACCGTGTAGCTCGTGCCGAGCGGGCCGGTGTTGTCCGGCGTCGCCGGGGCGCTGCTCGCAGGGGCAGCGAGGGTGCTTGCGCTCTGGCTGCTTGCACGGGTGACGGGCGGAGCCGGGGTCTTGCTGACCGCCGGCCCGCACGCTGCGACAGCGAGAACGGAGGCGCCGGCCAGCAGCGCGCTCGTTACTGTCTTGGAAAGCCTCATGATGGTGTGCCTGCCCTTCAGTTAACGGTGCCTGGTGGTGCGGGGTTACTCGCTCAGCGCGCCGGTGCGCGGGTCAGCCGTGACCACGGTCAGGCTGTCGTGCCCAACCCGGGCGTAGCTGTCCCCGGCGCCGCCGAGCCGGGCCACGTTGACCCGCAGGCCCTTGTCAGTGAGGACCACGGCCAGGTCGCCGTCAGCGATCCCGCCCAGCGGCCGGCCCTTGATCGACACCCGTACCAGGGTCCCGCACGCCAGGTGAGCGGGCGTGCCCTTCGCGGCCATGGCGACGGCCTCGGGAAACTCGGCCGGCAGCACCCTGCGCACCTCGATGGGCATGAGCCCGTCTTCGGTCCTGACGGTAGCGAGGACGTGCGCGCCGTGCTTCTCGAATTCGGTCACGGGCCCGGTGTGCACGCGACCGATCTTGTCCGTGAACGTCACGCTGTCGCCTACGTGGAAGACGTGGAGCCCGTGACGCGGAAACTTGATTCGTGCCTCGGTGACGGGCGCTTCGCCCTCACCGAGCAGCGCCCGGTACTTCGCGCTTGCCTCGGCCGGGGTGTCCCCGTCCCGCCTCGTGCTGTCTGACATGGTGCCTGCCCTCTACTCGTTCGGATCGTGCTTACGATGGCCAGCATAGTGCGCACCTTGACTTGAGTCAAGACAGCAGTCAGCCCGGTAGCTGTCGTAGCTACCGGGCTGACTCAGGCTGTTGACGTGCCTGCCCTACTTGCCGTGCCTCGGCTCGTAGCCGGGCTTGCCCTCCGGCTTCTCCTCGCCCTCGTGGTTTCCGCGCATGTGCTCACCTCCCCCCGCTGAGTCGTACCCGTGAGCGCTGCGCCCGGCAGCGCTAGCCCAGTGCGACAGCTGCCGCGTCGCTAGCCACGTCTAGCGCCTCGCTGTAGTCGATAGACTTGACCGCCTGCGCGACCTCTTCGTCGGTGAGCTTGCGCCCGGCGATGCGCTGCAAGTGCCCGCGGGTGATACTCCACGCCTCGCGGTCATCCTCCAGCTCAGCCAGCTCATCGCGGGTAAGCCCGCAGACCCGCCAGGCCTCCACCTCTAGGCGGATGTCCGCGTACTCGTCGGGGTGCGGCGCGCGCACGCAGCCGGACAGCACGCGCTCTAGCTCCTCGTCAGTCGGCTCGTCCTCGCTGCCGTTGACGAACTGCATGGCGTACTTCACGCGGCGCGCAGTCAGCGCGGTTGCCCTGGTCATATAGTGCCTGCCCTTCAGTTGGTTTCGTCGCCAGTAGGCGCGTAGGGGTCGTACTGCCATTCGCGCGGCTGCTCGCTGTCGGCCACCCGCAGCTTCAGCGCCTGTCCTGCGCAGGACAGGCGCGCCCGCTCGATGTAGGCAGGCAGGCTCGGGTCGACGTTCGCCCACAGCTCGGCACTGTCTGCGTCCACCAGCTCAGCCGGCTTCACGTAGGGGGCCGCCTCGCGCATTGACCGCGCGTCCGCCTGCCAGGTCCACCACTGCACGGCGTACCCCCAGGTCTCCACGCGGTACCAGGCATCGCCCCCGGCCGCGACCACCAGGACCCGCGTCCCGCCCTCGTACGACACGTACGGGCTGGAGACGACAGCTCCGTCAGGAAGCGTGCTCATTGGCGCACCTGACGCGACGCCTCGGTAACAACAGCCTGAGCCGCTTCACAGATTTCCCGTAGCTTGTCCTGCGAGTAACTACCGGGGCACTCCCGCATGTCCAGGGTGATTGCCTTCAGTGCTGCCAGGGCCGCCGCGGGCTGGTACGCCGGGACGAACCACTCGCCGTCGGCGCCCAGTACCCGGATCTGTACTTGCAGCTGCTCACCTAGCTTGCTCATGACGTGCCTGCCCTTCGTTCGGTTGCCTGGTGCCAACAGTACCCTACGTACTTGACTCAAGTCAAGACATGAGTAAGGCGGTCAGCCGTTTCCAGCTGACCGCCTTGTCCCTACCGAACTCGCTTGCCCCGCAGGTCTGCCGCGTACGCGCGGCGGGTGCGCCGGCTGTAGCCGGTCTTGATGAGACCCCGCCGGCCGTGGTTCCAGCGGTGCGCCGTGTGCAGCCGGCTGAACGCGTCAACCTCGTCGGCTCCGCGGGTGGGGCGGGGGTGCATCTTCTCAACGTCCATGGGTGCCTGCCCTTCGCTGTGGTGTTGTGCTTACCAGCATAGGTCAGGGCTTGACTTGAGTCAAGACAGCAGAGCACCCCGGCTGTCCTGGCTAAGGCTGCCGGGGTGCTCTGTAACATCTAGTAGTTTGCCGTCAATCCATAAGCACCACCTCTGTCCGCAGGGTCGTACCTGAGTTGGCACGAGTCAAGAGGGACCGCCTTCGACGCACACAGCCCGGCCATGTCTAGCTGAGCGAGTGCGCGCCGCGCTGCCGGGTCATCAGCAGTGCTCATGGTGCCGGCACCTCACTGGCAAGAATGAACGCGTAGCCGCCGGCGATGGCTGCGAAGCGGACACGGAGCACGCGCATCAAAGCCTCGAACCCGTGCGCCACGTCGGTGGCCTTGTGCCCGTGGTAGGGGTTGACGCTGCCGAACCAGGACGGGTCCAGCCGCGCGCACTCGTTCACGCCGTGCCAGCTCAGCACGTAGACGTCACTCGCCGACTGGCCCAGGCCGTTGCGGGCGGCGCCGTCAAACTCCACGGTCAGCTTCAGCCCGTGCGGCCCGGCCAGGTAGACCGCAGTCCGCCTGGTACCGGGCTGCTCGGACTTGTGCTCAGCGGTCAGCCCGTGCTCACGGGCCAGGTCAACTACCTGCCGGGCCATCTCGGCGCGCTCGGCCTTGCGCCGCGAGGTCAGCGCAGCCGCGCGCGCCCGCAGGGCCGTGTCACCGCAGGCCCAGCAGCCTCGCGGGCTGCGGGCGTGCACGGTCTCAGCATGGCCGCACACCTCGCACGACCGCAGGTGCGGGTGGAGGGCCGTCAGCGAGCGGTGCGCGCCCGAGACGCAGGGGACCGCGCGGCGGCTGGCCGCCGCGCGGTCCGGGAGAGGGGAGTCAGGCACTGTAGCCACGCCCGGCCACCAGGGCGAGCGTGCACGGCTCGGCGGGCTCGGTCACCGCGGGGACGTACTCCTGTACCTGGCCCTCCACCTTGTCGGTGTAGTGCGCCGGCGCGATGACGTGAGTGACCTCAGCCTGTACCAGGGCTGAAACGCGACCGCTCGCGTGGCGGCGGAACAGCATGCGCACGTCACCAAAATGGTGGTCGTCGGCAAGCGGGGCGCCCGACGTGTACGACAGCCAGTCCAGCTCATCGGCCATCAGGCCCGCGTGCGTGCCGTCAGCCAGCTGGTACATCGCCCACAGCCCGGCCTCGTCTCGCGTGTAGACGGGCATCCCGGCCACGCGCACGGGGATACCGGGCTGGTAGCTTTCCCTGGCCATGTCGGCCATGAAGTTCTCCATCGACGGCGGCTGAGCCGGGATGCCGGCCTCCTGGCCTGTCGCGGGGCGGACGCTGCCGTTCACCTCGTAGGCGCCCGGCTCAGCCGGGTTCAGGTTGAACTTGCCCAGTAGCGGGGCGACGCGCGACGCGCGAGTCACCCAGTAACGGTTGGTCGCCCACATCTCGCCGGCGTACTCGCCCACGAACAATCCGGCGGGGCCGTACTTGGTGCTGTACCCGCGCATGACGCGCTTCTTGATTTCGGTGAAGCTGTTGGGGTCCATCGTGTGCCTGCCCTTCGGTTGCCTGCTTACAGGTCCAGCTTAAGGCATCACTTGACTCAAGTCAAGTAGCCCTACGCTTGCCTGCCAGCTCTGCGCGCAACGAGTGATCATGAGTGCAGCTCCGGGCAGTCGCCGACGTGCGGCCGGTAGCCGGCCCCATAGCTCTAGCGAGTCCTGCTCAGGAACCGGGTCAACGCAGATCGAGCGGAATGAGTTCTCGGTAAAGATCAGCTTCTCCGCCCGCAGCAGCACCCACACCGGCCAGTGCGACCCGTAGCGCAGGTCGGTGTGCCTGTCGTGCTCGCGGTCATCGAGCGAGAGCGGGCAGTACGCGAACCAGGACCAGGCGCCCGCCACGGTGCAGTGCGCCCGGTAGGTGCGCCGCAGCTCGGTACAGGGAGGCAGGTCCGCACCTGCCTCCCTCAGCCGCTTGAGCAGGCGCTCGATCTTGGTCACAGCGACGCGGGAGCTGCCGCGTGCGGCAGCTCGGTCAGGAACTCGGCCGGGTAGTGAGCGCCGCAGCCGCAGAAGACCCCGCCGCAGCCGCAGCGGTCCGGGCCGCCCTCGGGGCGCGCGCCGTGCGGCGCGTGCTCGGTGCAGAACGCCTCTTCGGCTTGCGCGTGCTCAGGGCGGCCGGCGTCGTATCCGCGCCAAACGACCCCTACCCACTTGCGCTCTACGGTCAGCCCGTCAGCGGTACGGCTCATGATGTGCCCCTCTCGGTTGCCTGCTCCGAGTCTAGGGCATGGCTTGACTCAAGTCAAGAAGTCTGGTGATGTCCCCTGGTGTGCACGTCCACCGCGATGTCGCCCAGCACGTTGCCGGCGTGCCCGAGCAGCTGCAAGAGCACCGCCGCGAACACCGACACGCAGGGCCGGCAGACCCGCGGCATCCTCGGCTGGCCGTCAGGCGTCATCACCGGGACGTGCAGCGCGGGCGAGTCCTGGTCGCCGCACAGCGCGCACGCCAGCCCGGGAACCATCATGACCTCGGTCTTGCGGTCGGTCACGGCCAGCCCTTCCACTCAGTGGCGATGCTGAGCCTGGCGGCGCCCCTCAGCAGGATGGCCGAGCGCTCCCGGCTGCGCGCGGGCAGGTCCACGTAAGCGAACAGCCGAGCGCGGGCCGCCGCCACCAGGCGGACCAGGCCGAGCACGTGCGCCGCGTCCCGGCTGTCCTGCTCGGACATCACCCAGTCGCCCGCGCTGGTGCCTGACGCCTCGCGCAACAGGCGGGCGAACAGCACCCGGTCGTTGTCGCCCTGGCCGTCGCGCAGCTCTCTCAGCAGGCCCTCGCCGTCGGTACCGTCGTTCATTTTTCTTAACCCCCCACAGGTCAGGGCGGGTGCCGGCCGGCACCCGCCCTTTACTTCCTACGCCGTGCGGTGGTCACCGCGCAGCTTGTTCCGCCTCAGCCGGCACCACCTGCCAGTAACCATCGGCGTAACCGACCAGGAAAACAGGGCTTCCGGTGACGCTAGCTGACTGAAACCGCTCCGGCCCCAGGCGCGGGTACTCCTGCGCCCGGCTCACGACCGCCACCACGTGGCCGCGCTGCCGGCGAGTCTGCTCAGCCAGGTACGCTACGGCCTCGCTCCTCGTGAGCCTGCCCTCGGCACGGCGCTTCTCGTCCGGACCGCGGTACCGCTGCCGGTCAGCTGCTGTCAGGGCCTCCTGCTGCGCAGCCAGGGCGTCATCGAGCGCGCCCTTGAACGCGGTCACGTCGGTCACGGCGACCTTGCGGATAGGGTCGGCGGGACCGGTCCCGCCGACCAGCAGGACGACGCACTGAGAGCCGTCCGTGGCCACAACCAGCTCCGGGGTGAGCTGACGGCCGAACGTGCCCTTTCCCGGCTCAGCCAGCGCGACCTCGGTCACCAGCGACGCCGGCGTGCGCCCGTAGGCACCCGCGCCAAGGAACTGGTACCCGATGAAGATCCGGTCCGGGTAGTTGTCCAGGTTCAGGAACCAGCCGTCCTGATGCGGCTCAGCGTCGGTGATGACGCCGGTGTGCTCCGCGTGCAGCGTGCGCGGCCCGCAAGTCGCCTTGATGTAGCGGCGGACCGTCACCCGGTCCCCCGGCCGGGGCTCGTAGGCCCCGGCCTCGCTCTGCTGAATGCTCACTGGACACCGCCGCGCAGCTCGTTCGCCTTGGCCCGGCACAGGTCCGCCAGCTGGTCAAGCTCAGCGGCGTTCAGGTAGATGTGCTGGGAGGTGGTGACGCACTCGGGGTTGAGCGTCAGCCGCACCTGGCCGCCGATCTCGGCCCGGCGGACCGCGATGGTCGACTCGTCTTCGGTCACGATGTCGGCTGACCTGGAGAGGTCTCCGCCCCACGCGTCCCGCATTCCGGGTTCTACTAGCATCGGGTGCCTGCCCTTCGCTCGGTTGCTGATAGCTCCACTGTAGTGCATGGCTTGACTTGAGTCAAGAACGTAACGCAGCCCCGAACGGGTGACACGCCCGGGGGCCTCGCGCACTCTCGCTAGCCGCGGCGCGGCCGGTAGAAGTAGTGCGGCACGATGTTCAGCGCGTAGGTGCCGACGAACCTCGGCATGCTGCCGGCCAGCTCCCCGCAGTGCCAGTCAGCGTGCACGGCCAGGCGCTCCCACACCTCGCCCCCGGTCCGCAGGCCGACCGGCGCGTCAGGGGGTGCCGGCGCGTCCCACCGTGCGAGGTCGAACGCGTCGAGCGTGTCCAGTGCCTTCATCACCGCCAGGCGGAATTGCAGCAGCAGGTACGGCCTCGGGTAAACGTCGCTGCTCACTGCCTTGCTGACGGGGCCGGCCTCGGCCGCGTCCGTGTCGTTGAACACCTGGTGGAAATCGCGGCTGAACAGCAGCTGGCCATTGAACCACGAGCTGAACAGGTCAGCGACGCAGGCCAGATGCCCGGTCGTCCAGGCTGCTGAGAACCCGGTAGCGTTCGCCGCGAAAAACTCCTCCTCGCTAAGCGGCTCCAGCGCGAGCACCAGCCTGTTGCCGGCGCTGTCCATCTGCCGCTCGATGAGCTGCCTGAGATCCGTCATGTGCCTACCTCTCGTTCGTGCCTGCATGACGGAGCCCCCGCGGGTCGCGCTTCGTCCGCGGGGGCTCCTGCCCGCCTTCTCTTCCTTGGCTCATCGGCCGACCCCTTGGCGGTTTCAGGGGCACCGCCCTAGGAACGGTGCGGAAGCTTGTTGTCAGTCGGCGAGGCACACCGGCATCTGGGCGGGCTGGTTGCCCGGGATGGTCAGCGTGTAGCGGCGGGTGTCGCGGTCGTACCTCGCCGACACAGGGCCGTTGGTCGTCTCCGCAGTCGCCGACAGCGGCCAGGTGCCGAGCGCCGCGTGCAGCAGCGAGTCAACCAGGCTGGAGGCGATGTAGGCGGAGGTGAGGATGGTGACCGCCTTGTCCCGCGTGACGCTCTCGTAGGTGACCGGACCCGGGGGAACCTCGCGGTTCCAGCCGCCGATGCGCAGCAGCGCGGCCTCGATGTGCTTGCAGAGGGTCACCGCGATGCCACCGTCGGCCTCGACCAGCCGGCCACGCCGGTTGATGAAGTCCGCGCAGTCGCAGGACGGAAGGGTGACCGCGTGGGCCGCCGCGCCGTTGCTCTGGCTGCGAACCAGCGCGGTCGTGGGGTGGACGGTCATGTCGTACATGGCCTTGGCCTGAGCCATTCGTGCCTGCCCTTCATCGGAGCTTGTGGTTCAAGGGTACCCGATAGCTTGACTTGAGTCAAGACATAAACGAGGCGCGCACCCGGGGAAGGTGCGCGCCTCGCGGGGCCTACTCAGCCGCAAGCAGCTCCGGCCGGAAGGCAGCGCGGACCTTGGCGTCCAGCGCCTCCCACAGCTCAGGGGTGAGCATGAGGTCGGTCAGCCCCAGGTCCAGGCGCACCGCGCCCGAGCGGTCGCCCACGACGCCGATCCGGCGCCCGTAGGTGTCGAAAACCTCTCCGCCCTTGGTGTCGTTCATGTGCCTGCCCTTCAGCCGGGGATTCTTGCCTACCCCTCAACTGTACTGCTCAGCTTGACTTGAGTCAAGTCTATCGGCTGGATCTTCCCTTGGTCCTCGTCGCCCTGGCCGCGCCACGCTCAGCCCGGCTGGTCACGACCGACACCACGCGCCGGGCCAGGTCCGCCGCGGGCTCCGCGCGGCTCACGTCCACGCGCACGCCCTTCGACCAGGCCACAGCCTCAAGGTCCGAGCGCCGCAGGCCAGCCAGGCGCTCAGTCGCCCGGTCCTTGCCCACAAGGCGGATAGCGGCTAGTACCTCGTCGTCTGTCATGGCGTGCCTGACCTTTGCTTGACTGCTGTTAAGCATCAGGCTAGGCCAGGCTCTTGACTCGTGTCAAGACATGACGAGAGGCCTTGCGGACGGGGGCACCGCAAGGCCTCTCGGGGAATTACGCGGGCGCCTGGGGCGGGCGCCGCGCCTCCAGTATCACACAGGTCTGCGGTGACGGCCAGCCGGCTGCCAGTCCACCTCGCTGCCGGCCACCAGGGCCTCCCCGACGTAGACCGCGGCCGGCGTGTCCCCGGCCAGGTGAACCTTCACCACGAGCACGCCGTCCTCATTCAGCTCCGCGCAGACCTTGGAGCCCTCGACGTCCAGGCAGGGGCGCGGTTCGCCAGCCTCGCTCACGGCCTGCACCGCATCGGCTGACTCGGTAGCGGCGTTCATGGCGCTCTCCCCTCTCGGGTTACCCCGGGGTAACCCTAACCGGTCCGCTTGACTTACGTAAAGCGAAACGGGCCAACATGATGGCGGAAAGTGGGGGAAACTGGGCACTTGCTGGTCCAGGCGTCATCGTCCCAGGTGAGCCGCGGGCACGAGCAGTCCTCTCCCGGGCGCATCGGGCAATAGCACCCGGTCCCCGGGTGCTCCTTCCAGCCGGGACGCCGGTCTGCCCTCGGCACCAGCGACCGCAGCCGCTCGCCGTCGACCACCAGGCGCGCACCGCAGTAGCGGCAGGGCAGCAGCTCCGGGTCCGGCTCGCCCGCCATCGCCTCGCACGGGCTGAGTCCCGCGCTGTGCACCCAGTAGCCCCAGATCCCCTGCCAGAACATGTCACGGTGGTGAGCCAGGCAGCAGGCCAGCGTCCCGGCCCAGGGCCCGCGCGGGGTGTACGCCCGCGCGGCCTCAGCCTCGGCCTGGGATACCCGGTCGTACCCGGTCACCGGCGCGGCCACCAGAGCAGAACCAGCCCGATGACCGAGAGCGCCAGAGTAGCCGTGCCGGCGACCGCAGCCGGCTTGTACGGCGCCCACAGACCAGTCGTCAGCGCCAGCAGCCAGATGACGACCCCGAGCCAGTTGGTCCGGCTCACGGGTAACCGCACCTCCGGCCAGGTCGCGTAGCTCCGGCCGCGCACCGAGCCGTCCGGCCTGGTAGCCGCCGCGTTGGCGAACAGGTGCCCGTGCTCGCGCCACCAGGAGGTAAGCGCCGCGTACTCGGACGCGTCCCAGGCCAGCATCGCGGCGCGCGCGGCCAGGGCGTCCGCTGACGGCCCGCGCAGGCGGCCTAGCGCCTCCTTGCGCCTGCGCTGGTACTCCGCCTGCTGCGCCCGGCGGTAGCGCTCACGGACGACGGAGCGACGCTGAGGGTGGCAGTAGTCCGGCAACGGCGTGCCGACGGCCCGGACCAGTACCCGGCTCGCGTACCACTCCCTCGGCTTCCGCACCCAGGCAAATTTAGCGCTCAGGGCAGTACAGGGCTGCCCCTTGACCGCCTTGCACTCCGGGCAGTCTTCCGTCTGCCCCTGCTCGGTGGTGATGGGGCCGCCGACGTCGTGCGCGTCAGAGTAGATCACCGGGCTCACCGCGTCTCCAGCCAGGTCGCCGGCCACCAGGACGCGCAGCCGTCGTCCAGCTCCACGAACACGCTCGCGCCGTCAAGGCTGATGAACCAGGGCACCAGGCCCGGCTGCGGTACCCACCGGGCGTAGCTCTCCGGCTCGCCAGCGGCCACGGCCCCGCGCTGGCCGCGCCGCCAGTAAACCCGCCGACCGAGCCATACCGGCGTGCCGGGCTGGAACCGCTGCTCAAGGGCCGGCAGCAGGTCACGGGTAAACGGGCCCTCCTCCCAGCCGCCCAGCTCAGCGACCGCCGCGGAGAGGTCCGCAGCCTCGGCCTGGTCGAAGCCGGACGACGCCACCTCGCGCCTCTGGTAGACCGTCACCACGGCCAGCGTGCCGGTCATGACTTGCCCGGCGTGGCCTGAACCACCTGGTCAACGGTCACCGTGACCGCCTTGCTCCCGCGCAGCAGCCGTAGCTTGTTCGGCTTGCGCGGCACCCGGGGGTCAGGACTCTGCTCCACCGAGATGGTGCGGATGACCTGCCACCTCCTGAGCTGGTAGATCACCTCATCGTTGACCGCGATGCGGCCGGGCGCCCCGCTCACGCGTACTCCTCAGTGCACCGGCCGGCCCGGTGCTGGTACCCGGCCCAGAACTCGCCGTCAATGAGCGCGGCAGTAGCCCAGGCCGGGGAGCCGGCAGGGATCTCGCCGTTGCAGTCGGTGCAACGGTGCGCCTTACGCGTCGCCTGCACCTGACGGCGACTCAGGGCGACGAACGTGATTTCCGGCTCGGGGCGACAACAGGTGTCGTAACAGTGCATTTAGTCCTCCTCGCACGGGTAGCAGATGACGCACGTGCGCATGACGTCCCCGGGCCGGCAGCCCCCCTCGGGGTACCGTGCGCGGTGCAAGGCCGCGCCCTCCTCGCGCCAGTTCTCGCCAGGCTGCGCGAGGCCCGGACGGCAGCGTGCCCAGTCCGCTTGCACCTGCTCGGCGCTGCGGTCGAACAGGGTCAGCCCGAACTGCTCGATGTGGCGGAGCCAGCTCAGCCTGACGCGCTCGCGCCCGGCCGGGCTGTAGTCGTGGCCCAGGGGGCCGATGTCGCCGGCGCTGACCCCGCCGGCCAGGCAGACCGCAGCGCGGAGGTCCGCCATCGTGGTCTGCTGGTCGGCGTCCGCTACCGGGTCACCCGTCCGCGGCCGGGCTGCGAACATGAGCCGCAGGTTGGCGTGCATCTGGAGGCTGCCGGGTGCCGCGGTCACTCGAAGCTCACTGTCTGCCCGGCCAGCGCCAGCGCCCGCTCGTAGCTGCCAGCGTCGAAGATGGCCTGACGGAACTCGCGAAGCTCGGCCAGCGGGACGGCCCGAGCGCGCATCGCACCCAGCGTCACGGACAACAGGACTGCGGTGTCGCCGTCATGCAGCGACGCGCGCTTCACCCGGACGTCCGGGTAGCGGACGGGCTCGCCAGGGCCGAACTCGGTGGCCAGCACGTCGGCGACCATCTGCTCGTGGTACTCGGCAACGTCAACCGGCACGATAGCAGCGATGCGCTTGCCGCTGCTGGCCAGCCAGGTCTTGCGGTCCTGGGCACCGGCCAGGTCGGCCGCGTCCTGCACTTCTTCGGCCAGCTCCTCGTCGTTCCTGACGTCCAGCTCGATCGTCTTCTCGTCCATGTGCCTGCCCTTCGGTTGGTTGCCTGGTTACAGGGTAGCCTAATGCTTGACTTGAGTCAAGACACGCCAAAGCCCCGCGGGCAGGGCAGGCAACCGAGATCCGCGGGGCTTCAACGAGAGGGGGAGCCACCGTCTACACACGGCTCAGGAGAACCCTCGCTAAGCGACAGGCAGGCCAGCTGGCCTGCCTGTCACGCTCTTGAGTTGTACGCGGGTGCCGGGAGCGGACCAGCCCGTCGACTGGAACCTCCCGGCCCCCACTTCGCTCCGTGTGGGGTGCACCTAAAGCCGCAGGGAGCGCGTCCGCGACCTTCCACACTTGCTCCCGGGCCAGGGGTTTCACTGGTCCGTAGCGGTGTTGCAGGCCGCCAATGTCCGTACGCTGCCCCGAGGGGCCCGTACTAGCTTGGGCTTAGGTCAAGCTCACGCGTTCGCCAGGTACTCGACCTGGCCCGGGAAGTCTCTGTTGAGTTATATCCGGCTTACCCTGCCCTTGTGAGTGAGGCCCTGGGCGGGAGGGGCTGCGACTCGCGCTGTAGCCGGTGCTGCTACCTTTCTGGGCGCTCCTGGCCGGTCCTCCTCTTGCCTGCTCGCTGACCTTCCGGCCTCGCTCACATTCAAAGGATAAGGGATCGACTTGACTCGTGTCAAGTGATCTCCGGTATTTCCTCTCCGCCAGGCTGACCAGGGCCGGAGCCGGGCCGGTAACGCGCTCCTGGGGCCCGCGCTCGCGCTGCCACGCCACGGCCAGGCCCAGCCGGGCCCGCCAAGCGAGCGCGGACACCGCGTTGGGGCTCATGCCGGAGGTTCGCGCCAGCTCGGCCGGCGTGCGCCCCTCCACCTCGGTCTGCCACAGCACCGCGCGCCAGCGGGGCGGCAGCGAGTCGAACGCGCGACGGGTCATCCGCTGCTCCTCGGCCGCGGTCGCCAGGTCCCCGGCGCCCGGCACGCGCACCATGCGAGGATCGAGCGGCACGGGGTCGATGCGCCTGCGCTCGGCCAGCCAGTCGCGTGCCAGGTTGCGCACCGCGGCCAGCAGGTAGGGCCGGAACGCGCCGTCGGGGCCGTGGCCGGCCCGCTGCCTGGCCAGCACCCGGGTGAACGCCTCCGCCACGATGTCATCGGCCGCGTGCGCGGGCACCAGGGCCAGGGCCACGCGGCGCGCGGCGCTCCGGTGCTCGGCGTACAGGTCGGCGAACTCGGGCATGGCGGCATGCTAATGGCCCCCGGCGCGATGCCGGGGGCCATTTCGCTTAGCGCGCTACTACTGGCCCGAGAGACCGTTGAGTACGTCCTCGAAAGGCCGCGGCTGCGCTCGGGCCAGCGGTAGCTCCAGGGCCTCGCGCAGCTCGCAGACCAGCATCTCCGCCACCCGGCGGCGCGAGCGCAACTCGGGAAAAGGGATCTCGTCCAGGTGAGCCTCAGCGATGGTAAGCACCCGGGCGAACGCCTCGCGCTCGGGCTCGCTCAGGTCCAGCAGGACCAGCGGGTTCGGGGGGTTGTAGCCGATGCGCTTGATCATTTCTGCCCTGCTTTCCCGCGGCGGCCCGGCCGCACGTAGTCCTTGTAGCGATATTGGGCTGCTATGGCCGTCAGCGGCGGCTCACCGCGGCACCCGGGGATGTTCTCCTCACTCCACGCCGCCGTGTTCAGGTTGAGGTCGTAGACGACACCGGGCTTATCCGCGTGCATGGGAAGCTTTGCCTCCACCAGCAGCGGGGTGCTCTCCAGGTAGAGGCCGGTACAGGCGCTGCACAGCCGGTCGCCGCTGCACGCCGTCAGGCCGTCGAACCTGACGGCGTTGTGCTCGTACGGGACGCCCGGCTTACCGCACCACGAGCACGCCGGCTGGCGCGCGTGCTCGGCGTCGGCGTACGCCTGGATGCCTGCGGTGAGGTCGCTCACGTCAGGCATCCTTGCGCAGGTTAGGGAAGTCGTACTTGCCGAAGTCCGAGCCGTCCGCCGGCCAGCCGCGCGGTGCCACGCCGAACCCGCCGTCGAAGTCAGCCTCCCCGCTCGCACGGGGGCGGTCTTCGAGAATGCTCTGCGCGACAGCGGCCTTAGCGCCGGACTGCCCGTAGAAGTAGCCGCTCCAGAAGTGCGCGAACGCCTTGTCCGGGCCATCTAGCCCGCTGTCGCGAATGCCCTCCACCATCTGTGCAACCGAGCGCTGGTCGGACGGGTCGAACTTGACGATCTCGCGCTCGGTGCCTTCCTCAAACAGGATGACCCATCGGCCGATCTGCTGGATAAGGAACCGCCCGCTCGGAAGTCGCGCCATCATGCCACCGGCCCCGGGTAGAAGCCCTTGAGCATCTTGTGCGTGTCCGGAATGCGGTCGCGAAACGCCGGCGGGATGGCACCGCCGAACCACATGTTGGTCGACACCAGCACCGGGCCGCCGTCCAGTGGCTGAAACTCGAACCGGTACCCGCCGAACCCGCGCATGCCCTTCGCGGCCTCGTCGCCGACGCTGAACCAGCAGTGGTTCTCGATGACCACGCCCTCCCGGCCCTTCGCCAGCTCGGCGATGTGCTTCTCCCAGCGGGCATCGTCGTTGTCGGTCCACGGCCCGCTCACCCTGACCGAGATGCACTGCGACGCCGGCAGGCCCGGCTGAGCGTAAGCCTGCACGTGCCAGACACTCGCCGACCCGTTCGGGTGCCAGCGGTGCACGATGGCCGAGCACCCCCGGCCATCGGCGCGGAACAGGCCCAGGGTCACCGACCCGGCCACCGTGCCGTCCATCGGCACGAGCTTGTCGCACTCGGCCTGTACCGCCTCCTCCAGCGCGCGGGCCTGCGCGACGGCCAGGACCCCGGCCGACAGCCCGGTACCGCCGCCGTGCGAGCGCGGCTCGGCGTCTTTCGCGGCCTGCACGGCCTTCCACAGGTCACTGCCCTCGTCACAGCGAACGATCATGACCTGGCCAGCCTGTTCAGCCGGTCGATCTCGGCCGCCAGCAGAGCACCCGCCTCGCGCGGGCCCTCCTCGTCAGACCCGATGTCCGCGGTGCCCTGCTGGCGGCCGACCTTGACCCGGGCGAGCAGGAGGCTCGCCATGCTGGCCAGGTCGGCCGTAGCCGTGAACCCGTCATCGTGCTCAGGGGTATAGTTCAGCTGCTCGATCTGCCGACGGCGCTCGCGGATGACCTCCGCCACTCCGTCCACCGCGCCAGCCTGGTGGAGGTAGGCGATGTCACCCCAGATGGCTTTCAGCGCCTCCACCTGCAAGATATAGTCCGGTACCTGGCTCATGACCTGCTCCTCTTCCGGGTAACCCGAGTCGGCTTGTTCTCCTCGTACCTGCGGATCTGAGACCTGAAGTTGCGGTACCCCCGGCCGCCCTCGCCGCTGCCCGAGGTCGTGGTGACCAGCGTGCTGCCGTACCAGACTTCGATATGGCCCTGGCCGTCCCTCTGCTCAGGCACCGTGTAACCGCGCTTCCTGAGCCGTCGGAGGTAGCCGTCGGTGGCGCTGGCCATTACGGGCCTGCCAGGGCGGCACGCAGCTTGCCCAGCTGCGCCAGCGCCTCGTCAACGTCGGCCAGCGCGTCCGCCCGTGCGGAAAGCTCCCGGGTGGCGAGCATCCGGTAGGCGGCCTGCGCGTGCGCGTACACCCCTGACCAGGCTGTCATCGCGTCGCGGGCCTCGTCTCCGGACAGCGGGCCGTCCGGGCCGACGGTCCGGGGCCGGCTAACCACCGTGCTTCGCCTGGTTGTGCTCCCGGGCCCGATTGATAACGACGTCCAGACTCGGGTGGTAACCGATCTCGAAGTAAGCCCGGAGGTTCGCTGCTGCGCACTTGTGGCAGTGCAGTGCGGTCGTGCCCCGGTCAGGAATGACGGTGAACTGGCCGCTGAACTCCGACAGCGGCAGCCCTGCGGGCTCGCGGATGTCATCGACGCCGTGCCAGTACATCCGCTCCGCCACCCGCCAAAGCAGGTCATACAGGTTGTCACCACTGATGGTGACGTTCTCAGCCGTCGTGAGCGGCCGGTCCTCGTCGTCGTACTCGGTGTCACGGATGCGCGGGTCCACCTCGTTGTCGACCAGCCAGCGCTTCAGCCGCGCCATGGTCGACTCGCCTTGCGGGTAGTCGCGGTCATCAGCCGCGCGGGCCTGCTCGCGCTCGCTCGGCCGGGTGTCCTGGTCAAGCAGGAACGGCACGCCGCGCGTCATGTAGTGGCGGAAAAACTGGTCCCAGCCGTCGTGCGCAGTGTCGCTCCACACCTCCCGGCCGTCGACCTCAACGGCGATGCCGTCGGTCCCCTCGTCCCAGGTGATGAACTTGATCGTCTTCAACGTGCCCGCCCCTCGTCGCCTGTGCCTGCTTGCGGGTCAGCTAGCCCCGCAGCCGCGGGGCTGCGCCCCCAGGCCTCCCGGGCCGCGTCGTTCCCGTAAATGACGTGAAACACCTGGTCCTTGCGCCGTCGCCGTTCGGTCTTGTCGGGAGCGGCACTGATGTACGCCGCTGCCTTGCGGTACGCGGCGTCACTCGCCTCGCTCATGAGCCCGCCCTTCTAGTTGCGCGCGCAGTCCGGCCAGCCGGACGCGCCTACCCCTGTTACGTGCTGGCCCGCCGGGCAGAACACGGTGGGCGGGGTGAAGATCGCGGGCACGGCGTCGTGGTGCCTCAGGTGCCCGGCCACGGTAGCGGCGATCATGAAAAAGGCGACCCCCGCGACCACGGTCACCAGGGCAATCACCACAGCCGACCTCATGACTCGCCTTCAATCACCAGGTCGTTGTCGGTCTGGTCGGCGCCGAAGCGCGGGATGCCCGGCTCAGCGCCGGACCCGATGATGACGCCGTTGGCCGCGCGCCGCTCGCCAGGCCGCAGTTCGATGTTCAGGGTCTTGTCTCCCGGTGCCTGTGTCACGGCCACAGCTTACGCAGTGTCTTGACTAGAGTCAAGTAATCAGACATTTTCGGCGGGCCGCCGACCGTCCGCAGCCAGAGGAAGACGCCAGCCGCGCCGTTCGCGAACCCGAAGGCCACAATGCCGAACGGGAGCCACCAGCCCTCCAGGCCGGTCCAGAGCATGAGCCAGAAGCCGACGCTCATGCTGAAAAAGCACATGATGACCCAGGGGTGGCGCTGCACGGGGTTCATCCGAGAGTCCCCTCACCGCTAGCGAAGATGCCGTCCGCGGCCTCGCGCACGGTGGACAGCGTGAAGTCGTGCGCCGGGAGCACGCCGGTCAGGAACCGCGCTGCCACGTCAAGCGGGTCAGGCTCCGCCGGCGGGTCCGGCAGCTCGGGCGCGTCCAGCTCGGGCCACCACTCGGCCACGCTGCTGCCGTCCTCCCACCAGGTGACCTCTTCCGAGCGCTGCACCTCCACGGAGGCGCCGAGCCACGTCAGCATCAGAGCCCGGCTGTACGCGCCCGACGCTGACAGGTACAGGTGGTTGCGCGGCCAGCGGAACCCCCGCTTGCGCAGCGCGTTGCGCCGCTTGCGGTCCTTGACCGCGGCGAGCACCTGGGGCCAGGCCTCCGGTACCCACCCGGGCTCACCTGACCCGGGCGGGTAGAGGACGTTCAGCCGGTAGACGTGGACAGGGCGCTCAGGCATCGTCCGCACCCGCCAGCAGCTCAGGCTCCAGCGACCAGAACAGGACGGTGACCGGCTCGCCGGGGGCGATGCCCAGGTGCTGCTGGACTACGGCCAGGGCCGACTTGAAGGCTGAGGCGCGCGTCTTCGCCCGGCCAGCCTGCTCAGCGGTCATGGTGCCCTCAACCGTCTGCGCAGTGAGTGTGCCGAAGCCCAGCTTGTTCCACTGCACGGTCATGACCCAGAACCAGTTCACCGGTCCGCGCCCCCGTCGGTGATGGCGCGGGTGATCGCGTCCGGCTCAAGGCCGGCCCGCTCGGCCATCCGGGTAACCATGGCCTCAAGGTCGTTGCGGGACTGCTCCACCACGGTCTCGGCGTGCTCGTCCAGCTTCCTGGTCGCGAACTCCACGTTGGGCACGGCGTTGGCGATGGCGGCCCGCAAGTCGGACAGCCGGGCCTTCCGCTCTGCGGCCGGAGCCGGGGGCTTGGCGTTCAGCGCAGCCTCGTAAGCAGCCTCAGCAGTCTGGATCTTGGCAAACGCGTCGTGCGCTGCAGCCCGCACCTCGTCGTGGGTGAGCGAGAACCGGGGAGCGGGGCGGAGGCCAGGCCGGTCGCCCGGCTCCTGCGTGCCGGTCGCGGTCCACTCGATCGTGCAGGGAACGCCGTCGCCCTGGCCGGTACTGGCCACGAACGAGGCGAACTGCGCCATCGACAGGCTGATTTCGCAGACCATCCGCTCCTGGTACACGCGGTCAGTGTGCAGGTCGCGCTTGCGGGTAGCCTCGTGGACCGTGACCCGCATGTACTCCGGGTGCCGGACATCGGACTGGAACAGCACCGCACCCGGGGTAGAGCTGATCCGGTGAAGGCTGACCAGCCCGAACGCCGGGTGGGTTTCGTCCCCGTTCTCGCCGGTCGTGGAGTCCTCGTACTGCTTAGGCATTTCCCTCTCCTCTCTTAGTCAGCGGGTACTCGCGGCGGTAGCCGAGCAGCGCCTCCAGCGGGTAGCGCGCGCCGCGTGCCTTGCGCGCCGCGGTCAGCGCCTCCTGTGCCGCGGCCACCCGGCGCTGAGCGTCAGCGAGGTCCGCCGCCGCCTCGTCGCGCGCATGCTCAGCAGCCACCAGGCCGGTCACGTCCGCCTCTTCCTCGATCCTGGCCACCAGGGCCAGGCCCTCGTCCGTCAGCCCGTAGTACGAGCGGGTGTGCAGCGTCCGCTTGCTGGCCAGGCGGCGCTTGTGGAGCCCGCGCGCGGTCCTGTCCAGGTCGGCGATGCCGCGCAGGTTGCCGACCTCGCCGCCCAGCATCAGGCCGTCGGACACCAGGTCGGTGATGGTGAACATCGTGTGGTGCCCGCTCGGGCACGCGGCGGTCGGCTCGCGCCGGCGCGCGGTCGCGTCGCGCAGCCCCACGAGAACGACGATGGCGCTCTCGCTCAGGGTCTCGATCTCTGCCATCGGGTGCCTGCCCTCTGCTCGGAAGTGCTTACGACACCAGGCTACCGGATGACTTGACTTGAGTCAAGAGAGTGAGGATATTCCGCTCACGGGCGGCACATGCCCGCGTAGTCGCAGGGCTCGCCCTCGAAGCAGCCGCCAGGACCCGGGCACCTGCCCTCGTTGGCCGAGTAGCCCGGCGGGGTGACCGGCACCCACGGGTCTAGCCTGGCGTCGGCGCGGGCGCACCCGCCGCGCTCGATGTACTGCCGCCAGCCCTCCTCGCTGCCGTGGCAGAGCATGCTCGCGGTGACCTTGACCATTTCGAGCACGGCCAGGGCAAAGGTGTCAGCTGCCTGCTCCCTCGGCAAGCCGATGTGCCCGATGCCCTCGACCCGGACGTACAGGACGGGAGTGAACTCAGCCATCGTCAGCAGTGCGGGCAGTCGTTGGCGTCACCGGAAACCGGAAGGCTGGCTACCGGGCGCTCGCGCTGCTGCCAGGCCGGGTAGCCCTCCAGGGGCTCGCCCGCCTCGAACCGCTCGGCGTAGAGCTTGGCTGACTCGGCGAGCGCCGCCAGCTCGGGCTTCCCGCCAGGGCGGCCGGGGCCGCGGCCGAGCGGAAAGGCGATGGCGCTCTCCGCTGCCTCGCGAGCGATCACAGCCGTCAGGTTCACGGCAGCGGCACTGATCGAGAAGCGGCACAGCCGGACCTCCCGCTCTCCGGTGAGGACCAGGTAACCATGCCTGCTCCCGTAGGCGAACGCGCAAGTCTCGCCGTGTATCCACTCCATCAGGTCCCCCCCAGTCCGAGCATTTCCGGCCGATGCCCCAGGGCAAGCCACGTCAGTCCTCCCTGGCGTACTCGGCCACCCGGCCAGCAGGTGACCCGAGCCAGGGCTGCGCCTGGGGCGGGGCCGGGCGCTCCCGGCCGCCGGTGAGCCAGCCGTGCCATAGCAGGGTGCCGTCGTCCTCGAAAACCACGGCGTAGTCGTCCGTGGAGATGTCGCTCCGGTCGGTGTCGGTGTAGTCGGTGATGACGCCGGCGGTGTCCCCGCCGGCGTCCAGGGCTGCGCGGATGGCCGGCTCCTGGTACTCCTCGTCAGCGTCGATCCGCCCTTCGCCGACCTTGAAAACCTTGATCTTCACTACTCGGGCTCCCTTCCGAAGAACGCGGCGAGGCTGGCCCTGGCCGTCTCTACCGAGCGCAGGTCCAGGTGCGAGCGGAGGTTGGCGGCGGCACCAGCCAGCCCGGAAAGGGCCACCGGGTCAGTCGAGCCAGTGGCCCACGCTACGACCACGGTGAGGTCGTGCACAGGGTCGTAGACCTTGCGCGGCGTCTCGGTGTAGCGGTCCACGAGCGTGACCCAGGACGCGATGTCGCCGACGTTGAACTGCTGGCCGGGGATGTCCGTCCGGCGCGCGCTCTCGCGGAACTCCGTTATCACGTCCTCGGAAATTCCTGCCGCGCGCATGCCCTGCTCGGCGCGGGCCCGGAGCGTGACGGTGTTGGCGTCAGTACCGCAGGCCGCGCCGCCAACGTCCGCAGCGTGCACCAGCAGGCCGACTTCGACCTCAGGGAAACGCGGCGCGTCCACCACGCCGGCGCGCTGCATGACCGACCACGCGCGCCCGGGGGTCAGCTTCCGCTTCAGCAGGATGATGACGTGCGCCACGAACACGGGCGCGTAGTTCACGCCATCGGGCAGCTGGTCGCCGAACCGCTCGAAGAACGGCTCAGTCTGGTCAAGGAACATGTCGTGGTCAACGGTCAGTTCGAGCACGTCGGCCACGTCCGCGCCGTTCAGCCGCGGGTAGCTCCGCGCGACCCTGCCCAGGAACAGCACCCGCTCGGCCTCGGTCAGCGAGTGCGCGACCGCCAGGAGCGCCGCCTCGCGCTCCGCGTCCTGCATCTGGTCTGGTGTCATGCGCCCGCCCTTCTCTCGGTGCCTGTGGTCCCATCGTAGGCCATGGCTTGACTCTGGTCAAGCAAAGAGCGGCCCCCGCACCAGGGGTGGTGGGCGGGGGCCGCTCGCTCAGGGGTGCCGGGTCAGGAGTACCTGCCCTTCGGTTGATTTCCTGGCTACAGGTTAGGTTACGGCTTGACTTGAGTCAAGACTAGAAGGGCGGTATGTCGCTCTCGGGGCCCGGGGACGACTCAGGCACGGTACCCGCCGTACGCCGCTTGGGGCGGAGCTGGTGGATGTCAGGGCCGCGCTCGGGGCAGCCGCACGCGCGGTCCTTGCACTCCGGGCAGTCGCCAACCCAGCACGAGAGGCACGTGGGCTTCTGCCCGCCGCGCCCCGGGCCCGCCGACGGCTTCGGCGCGGCGGGCGCGCGCTGCGCACGGGCCTTGGCCTTCTGGTAGCCGGACTTAGGGCGGCGGCCGAGCGGGGACGGCCGCCCGGCGAGCTGGCGGCCATCCCCGCCGAACCGCTTGCGCGAGACAGGCCAGAACAGCGCGCAGCCGTGGCCGGTGAACTCGTCTTCGAGAATGTGCAGCGCCATGCCTGCCGCCACCAGCCACCACAGGTCGGGGCGGGCGTAGACGACGGCCAGGGCGGCGATGCCGCACCCGGTGAGCGCCCGGCGCAGGCTCCCGTGATGGCGGTTCCGGCCGTGCCCGCCGTGAGTGAGGAAGCCAGTCGCCTTCAGCCCGGCCACCACGCAGACCGCGATGAACAGGGCGAGGCCGCCCAGCGCCCAGCGGTTCGGCCACCAGTCGGCGCAGCTGGCCGTGACCAGGGCCATGAGCCCGATGCCGAACAGGGAGTGGAACCCCTGCCGGTGCCCGCCGAACAGCACCGCGACCAGGTGACTGGCACCGTGGCTCAGCGCGCCCGCCGAGTAGGCGAACGTCGCCTTGGGGTGGTCCGCGTCGGGCAGCAGGGCGAAGCCGGCGACCAGGGCGCCGTACAGCAGGTCGTGGCCGATGTTCCCGGCGACGGCGATGCCGTGCGCGTGCGGGGTGCTGGTCAGCAGGCCGAGGCCGGCCCCCAGCAGCAGCCCCGTAGCTGCGTGGGTGGTGCCCTCCATGTCGCCCTCGTGCTCCCCAGAGCGGTCTTTCGCCCTGACTGTGTAAGCGGTCCGGTAGCCCGGTGCTGTCGCGGTTGCCATAGCCCAAGTCTAACCTATGTCTTGTCTTGAGTAAAGAGAAAATATCTACCGGGGACGGTGGCGCGAGCCGCGCTGCGGGCGCTCGAAGTCCTGCCAGCGGGCCGCGTAGCCCTCGCGGCGGGCGGGCGCCACCGGGGCAGGCGGCAGCACCACCCGCGCCGGCCCGGCCTGTCCCCGTGCGTAAGCCCGGTAAGCGGCCCGGCCCGCGGGGCTGAGCCGCCAGCGGACGTAACGAAGGGTCTTCATCAGTGCCTCCCCTGTGTCGTGGTGAGTAGTGCAGGTAGAACCTGAACAGCAGCCCGGTATGCAGGGCCAGGGCGACGGCCCCGGTCCCGTAGCCGAGCGCGGTCACCCAGTGCCGGCCCGCCAGGCCGAAAACGCAAGTGGCCGCCAGCGCCGCCGCTGCCATGGAGAGCAGGACGACGCCGGCGGCACGCAGCGCCTGCGCCCGGTCAGCCGGGCTGGGCACTGCCCAGCAGCTCGCGCAGGACTTCGGTGAAGGCGATGGCGCGGAACCTCTCGCGCTCCGCGCGGCAGCCCGCGTCCACGGCCCCGAGCGGGAGCGCCTTGGTGACCAGGGCCTCCGCGCCCTTGACCGCGGTCGTCATGTCTTCGCTAGTAGGCGGCACGGTTCAGAACCTCCGGCTGATCCGGGTGCCGAACGGCCCCGGGATGGACGCCCACACGGACAGGCCGTGACGGCGGCGCTTGCGGTAGTGGTGGCCGTGGTACAGCGCGTAAAGCACCACCACGATGACGACGATGGCAGCTGCCACGCCTAGCTCCTTACCCGGGCGCGGCTGCGCCCGCCGGTAGCCGCCCGGTCGCGCCGCACCCGGGCCAGGGTGGCGAGCCGCAAGGCCCGGTTCCTGGCCTGGCACAGCGCCGGGTCGGTGTTCCACGCGTCGATGCCGACGCGGTGGGTGGTGTCGTAAATCCAGTCCTGGACGGTGCCCAGCCAGCGCTCCGCGCTCTCGGCGCGGTCAGCCTCGCTCATGACAGGAGCCGCCTTTCGAAGTCGGCCATGTCCGTGTCGTGGATCATGGACTCGTCGCGCGGCAGCGGCTCGCCGTCAGGGCCGAGCCGCCAGTGGTGCACGGTCACGTCAAGCCGCCGGCCGGCCGGGTCGCGGCCGGCACGCGGCGCCGGGTCCTCCCGGCCGTCCTCGCGGCCCAGCTGGCCGGCGCACTCGCCGCAAACCGGCCACCGGCCGAGCAGCAGCCGGTCAGCCGGCCGGCCGCAGGCCTCGATGCACGGCTCGCGCGGCTGCTGGGCCGGCCGGGCCGCGCGGTAACGGACAGCCGGCTGAGCGGCCGGCTCGCGGTAACGGACGGGCCTGGCCAGCCGGCCGCCGGACAGTCGCGCGGCCCCGGCCGCCAGCAGGCACAGGCCGGCCAGCGACACCAGGGCGAGCACGCCGATGACGACGATCTCGTGCAGCCCGCTGCGGTGCGGGTACAGGACCGCGCCCAGCACCAGGGCGACGGCCAGGATGGCCCGCTTCACCGCGCGGCCCTCGTCCTGGCGTGCTCGCGCCGGCGTGCCAGCCGCCGGTCCAGGTCGGTGAGCCCGACCTCGATGACGGTGGCCTGGTGACGCTCCAGCAGCTCAGCCAGGCTGGCGCGGTTGCGCTCCTCCAGCTTCAGGTCGGCCGCGGCAGGCGGCCCCAGCTTCTCCGGCATTACATCAGCTCCTCCTCAGTTGCTTAACCCGAGTCTAGCCAGTGGCTTGACTGCGGTCAAGAGACCGGGAGAGCCTGCCCGCCGGCTTGTCGAATGAGGCCACCCGCTTGCGCAGCGTCTCGGTCGTGCCGAGCGTGTTGTGCTCTGGCTGGTAGAAGTCGATCAGGGTCAGCTGCCGGATGCACGCCTGCGGTTCGTGGACTGCCGGGATGAGGTACACCTGCCGCGGGTCGTACTGCTCGCGGTAGGTGTAGCTGTGGTCGCGCAGCCTGCTCAGCAGGTGGTCGGAGAGCCCGACGTAGAAAACGTGGCCGTCGGCGCGGTCGCTCAGCGCGTAGACCCACCACCCGGACAGGTCAGGGAGCATCTTCGCGCCGTAGACCTCAAGCATCGACGGCGCGGGGGCGGGGGCGGCCAGGGCAGGGGCACGGCGGAACAGCGGCACGGCAAACCTCCGGTTAGGGCACATCTCACTGACCTGGGAGAAGTTAACTTCCCTCACGAGCCGGCAACCAGCGGCACGGCGGCACGGGGAGTCCGAGCCTCCGTTTAGCACAACTCGCTGACCTGCGCAATCACTGTCAGCGGCCCGGGTGCGATACCGGCAATCACCCTGACACGGCGCCGGACGGGCTGACAGGCAGCACAGCCGAATATTCTTCGGCGCGGCCGGTGAGGGAACGTAAGAATATTCGGCGGGCGCGGGGGCAAAACGGGCGGATACCGAAAAATTTCCCGCTAGCGGCGGGTTCCGCCGCGTCGCCGCAGGCTGTCGAGGTACACCAGGAACACCGCGCAGGCGATGCAGACCACCCCGGCGAGCGCGTAGGCCCCGGTACTGGCGTCCAGCGAGGCTGCCACGACAGCGCCCAGGCCAGCCAGGAGCGCCCACGTGCGCGCGGTTCGGGTCGTCACGGCGGCAATCACTCCCGGGTGCCCGGCGGCCCGGCAGCGGGCCGCTCAGGGCCAGGATATCCTGCGGGAGATGAGCGGGAACGGCGAAGGAAGTGCGGCCCGGAGCGCCACGCTGCGGCCCTGGGGCGCTCCTCGCGGGCGCGTGAGGCCCGGCGGGCCCGTTTCGGGCTGCTACGGGGCTCCTGGGGGCCCTGGCGGGCCTCTCAGGGCCAGCCTGGGGGCTACAGAGCGTGTTCGTCAGCGTCAGGTTCGGTTTTTCCCGTTTGGCCTTCGGCTTTTCCGGAACAGTGGTCCGGTTAGCGGGCCCGCACGGCTCACGGGCCCCTCGCGCGAAAGCTCCTGACACGCTCACCGGGGCCTCCGCCCAGTCGTCGGCCTCCGGCCGTTTACCACGCTGTACGCGCTCACCGCGTCACCTCGTGCCCGAGGAACACGGCCCGCTCCCCCGCCGGCCTGGACGAGCACGACCGGCCGCCGCCCCCGTCCACGTAGCCGTCCGGGCGCCAGAACACCGGCGCCCCGCAGTGAGCGCACGCCTCGCTGTCCTCCAGGGCGACGACCGCGCCCGCCGCGGCGTGAGCCTCCTGCACCGGGTACGTGGCGATGACCCGCCCCAGCACCTTCCCCGTCGCCTGGCGCACCGCGTCCCGCGTCATCCGGACGGCCATCTCCGCCTGCACGTCCTCCAGCAGGCGGCCCTCGAACCGGGACCCGGGGCCGCTGCCCTCGGCCTCGTAGTTGCGCTCGATGCGAGCGAGGGCGTCGGCTACCTCCCTGACCAGCGGGTCTGAGGGGCGGGGCTTGTTCGGGGAGTTCTGCGCCGTACTCACCCCGGCAGCCCCCTCAGCGCTACGCCCTTCGCCTTCAGCTCGTCGAGGATGTCCTGCTCGGTGCGCCCGTAGTGAACGACGATGACCATCTCCGGCAGCCCGAGCGCCCGCAGGTCTTCCTTCCTGACCCTGACGGGCTCGCCCGCTGCCAGCCGGGTCACGTTCTCCCCGGACAGGCCCAGGAACAGCAGGTCCGTCCCGAATGCCGTCTTGCCGGCTGCCTTGATCACGTCTCCTCCTCAGGCCCGACCCGCCACCGGCACTCCGGGTGACGGCACGTCATCTGGACAAGCCCCTGGTCAGCCAGGGACTGCATCAGGTCGGCCACCCTGGACGGGGTGTTCACGTAGACCTGCACCTCCGGGTCGGCCTGGATCGCGCGCAGGGTGACGATCCCGTCGACCGCCGCCCTGCGCGCCGCTGCCAGCACGATGTCCGCTACCCGCACTTACCGCTCCTCGCTGTCCGCTGCCCTGGCCGGGGGCGGGGTGACCCGCCACAGCCTGCGGTTGCCGCCCCCCACCTGACTGGTACGGCCGAACGGGACCATGCCGTCGAGCGCGGTGTAGATCCAGCCGCGCGAGCGGTTGACCGTGGCCTTGAACTCCTTGCGGGACATGATCTCGTGCGCGCCGACCACCTCGGTGCCCTCGGCGTACATCTTCAGCAGCAGGCTCCACAGCGCCTCCTCCGCCCGCACCGCCTGGTGGTCCTGCGGGTGGGCGGCCGGGACCGGCTGGCCCCAGGGGCCGGCCACCACCGTGGAGTCCTTGCGGGGGCGGCCGGGGCCGCGCCGCTGCTCGGCCCCGGGAACCTGGCCGCCGTAGCCGGACACCTCGCTGGCCGGGCGGCCGGGCTCGGCCTCGAACGCCTCGCCGGTCACGTCGTCCCACGGCCGGGAGGCGGCCGGCCAGTCCGCCATGTACGCGGCGACGGCCTGGCCGGCCGCCGGGGACCGGCCCCAGTCGAGGAACCGGACCGGCATGGCCGCCTCGCGCTCGGACATCCCCTCGAAGTCGGCCACCGCCGTGCCCTTCTGGCTGTCGCGCCACAGGGTGGGGCGGACCCCGGCCTTCATCTGCCGGTCCGACAGCGCCGTCTTGACGTCGTTGGCGTCGTCCAGCCCGAAGGTGATCGGGTGGAAGTTACCGCGGACCTCGGTCGGGAAGGACTTGTAGCCGCCGCTCTGGTTGGAGACGTTCCAGCTCATGCCGGAGGACCGGCCCGCCCGGACGTTGGTGAACCAGGTCTTCATGTCGAACGGCTGGCGGGTGCTGCCCCTGGACGCCTCGGCGAGGGCGTCAAGGATCTCGCCCAGCTCCTCCAGCGCGATGTCCAGGTAAGTCAGGCCGCAGCCCAGCGTCCACTCGGTCATGTGGTTCTTGCTCAGGTAGTCCAGCCGGGCCACCCGCACCCGCTCCAGCGCGGTGAACAGCCTCAGCGCGCTGGCCGGGTCGATGGCAGCCGCGTGCAGGCCCGCCCGGACCGGGCCGAGGAACTGCCACAGCTTGGTGACGTCCACCGCGACCATCGCGTAGCCCTCGCGGGTGACGCCCTCGGCCAGCCGGTTCCACAGCCAGCTCATGGTCTTGCCGCTGCCGGTCATGCCGGCCGCCCGGGTGTGGGAGACGGGCAGCATGCTCAGCAGCCACGGCTCGCCGTCCTGGCGCACGGCCAGGCGGAACGGGACGGACATGTCCGCGCCGGGCGCGCTCGGGCCGGTCCACGGCCACGGCTGCGCGAGCACGGCCGGGTCCGAGACGGTGTAGTCGGCGAAGCCGCCGTGCCCGGCGTTCTGGGTCAGGCCCAGCGCGCCGGGCGGGAAGCCCATCGCCCCCTCCAGGTTGGCGGCGCGGGCGGCGGCGTCGGCCGGGGTGACCTCGCCGCCGTCCAGCGCCACCGTGCCTGACAGGACCCGGCCCCGCCGCCCGCGCGGCTTCGGCGCGGCCGGGACGCCGCGCGGGCGGCGGGCGGCCGGCAGGACGCGCGCGGTACCCAGGCCGGCCTTCTCCGTGGCCGCGCCGAAGCCCACCGACATGTCGTGGTGCGCGGCGTGGTGCAGCCAGGCGTCCCAGCCGATCGAGCCGGCGATGCCGCCGAACGCCCACACCAGGACCAGCGGCACCCAGTACCCGGCCAGCAGGAACGCGCCGGCCATCGCGGCGCCCGCGCCGATGGTGACCGGGCCGATGGACCGGCCGGCCACCGACATCCGGTGACGGCGCAGGTGCCAGTCGAACGCCGCCGTGCCGATGCCGCTCAGCAGCACCAGCGCGGCGGTCAGCCCGATCCACTCGCCGTGGTCGATGACCTTGCCGAGCGCGATGTAGAGCGCGTTGCCCATGATGGTGACCGCGAGGAAGATGGCCCACGGCACGCCCATGCGGACCAGCACGCTCAGCGTCTCGCTGCGGGCGTGCCTGGCCTGCTGCTTCATGGTCGGCGTGGTGTCGTTCGACGGCATGTCAGGCCACCTCCTCCAGGTTCCCGTCCGCCAGCGCCTTCAGCAGCTGGTCGGCCTTGTGCTTGCTGACCTGGTAGGTACGCCAGATCTCGTTGCGGCTCATGGACGCAAGGACGCGCCGCAGCTCGTCCCTGCCCTCCGGCAGCGGCAGCCGGTCGTCGCCCACCGCCTTGACCCCGCGCGGCTTGGCAGCCGGGCGCTGGGACAGGCCCATGGACGGGCCGACCACCGGGATGGCGAACCGGGGCAGCTGCGCTGGCTCAGGAGCAGCCGCGGGGCTCACCAGGCCCCACGGCGCTCCCTCCGGGCGCGGGCTGAGGGTCAGCGCCCGGGACAGGTCACGGCATGCCGTGACCTCTGGCTCCGGCCCGGGTGCGGCGGGCTCAGGTGCCTGCGGGAGAAGCTCGGCGGCGATGCGCGCCATCGCCAGCGGGGCAGCGGCCAGGACAGAGGCGACCGACGGCTTAGCGTCGCCCTGGACACGGCGGCGGTACCGCAGCCACATCTCGAACAGGAAGGTCGAGCAGGCGAACGCCTGCGCCGGGACCGTGGACCACAGCGCCGCGCCCAGGTTGTGCCCCTGCACCGCGGCCACGATGACCTGGTGGCCCTGCATGACCGCGGGGTGGGCGGCCCAGCCGCTCGCCCAGTTGGCGAGCAGCGACTCGACCAGGCCCGGCAGGAAGCCGACCAGGCCCCACCACCGGCCCTTGCCCTTGACCTCCATCAGGATGACCGACCCGATGGCGATCTGGCCGTCCACGGTCAGCGGCATCAGGTGCGCGGTCTTCCAGCTCTGGTTCTCGGTGATGGTCAGCGCGCTGATGTGGGTGTAGGAAATGAAGCCGGTGGAGGCAGCCACGACGGCCAGCGACAGGCCGACGACCAGCGCGGAGGCCCGCTCGCGCGCCGCCTTAATCACACCGCCGAGGAACTCGAACATCACGCCACCGCCATTTCGCCAGTCAGGCCGCGCTCGGCGAACCACTGGCGGCCGATGACGGCGACGTCCGCGGCCTTGCCGGGCCGGGTGCCGTTGAGCACGTCGTCCAGCCACGACTGGTAGGTCTGCCACAGCCCCGGGGTCATCACGGCGGGCAGGAAGCCCAGCCGGTACCAGTTCTTCAGCGTGTCCTCGGACACGTTCAGCACCTGCGACGCGCGGTCAAAGCGGACAAGCCGGTCCTTCCGGCTGACCCGCGTCGCCTGCCCGTTCGTGTCCACTCCCCTGTACTCCTTCAGCCTCTGCCGGAATCACCGCGATTCCGCTCACTGTACGGTGAACGGTACAGGTTCGCAAGATGTTCCCCTGACCCCGGATTTCGCCGAAGTAAAATCGGGGCGTACGTGAACTATCCGAATAACAGGAGGCTGCGGTGCCCCAGGTCCAGCGAAGTGAGCCGATGTGGCGGCAGGTCGCCAGCCACTACAAGGGAATGATCTTGCGCGGTGAGCTGCGCGAGGGCGACCAGCTCCCGTCGGTCCGCCAGATCCGCGACGAATGGGGCGTGTCCCAGGGGGTCGCCCAGCGGGCGGTAGAGCACCTGCACCTGGCCGAGCGCCTGGTGGCCACCGGGCCGTCCGGCACCGTGGTGGCCGCCCCCCGGGCCGCGTTCGGACCGCAGCAGCGCATGCGGCTGACCGCCGCGCCGGCCTCGGAGGTGGTCACCGTCACCTCGGCGGGCCTGGTGCCGGCGCCGGCCTACGTGGTACCGCTGCTGGGCCTGGCCGAGGGAGACCCGGTGATCCGGCGCGAGGAGGTCACCCGGCGGGCCGACGGCAGCCCGCACAGGCTGAGCGTCACCTGGTGCGCCCCGCAGTACAGCCTGCCCGTGCCGGAGCTGACGGCGGAAGAGCCGCTGCCTGACCCGCGGGGAGCCGGCCCGCTCATCGCGCAGCGGCTGGAGGTCGAGGCCGGCAACCTGCACGGGGGCGTCGCGTTCGAGGCCCGGCTGGCGAAAGACGACGGGCGCGAGCTGCCGGCGCTGGGCCTGGCGGCCGGCGCGTTCGTGCTGGCCGGGGTGAGCGGCTGGCGGTACGGGGACGACACGCTGGAGTACACCGAGTTCGTCCTGCCGGCCGGGCAGGTGGTGGAGGCCGACATCGAGCCGTAGCGTGTAGCCTGCGTGACAAGGAGCTATTGCCACTCGCTTCAGTTGTGCAAGACCTGGAGCAGCGGAGAGCCCCGCCCCTCGCGAGGGGCGGGGCTCTTTTATTTTTCCCGGGCCGGGGGTACAACCGTAGCGGGACACGTCACCCTCCAGGGGCCCCGCGTCAAGGCAGAGGCGCGGGGCCTTTGTCCTGCCCCCGGCCGATGTACCGGGCATGAAGACGAACGCGGAACTCATCGCCGGACTGCAAGCGCTGGACGGGGACCTGCCGGCGCGGGTGCTGGCGGCCGGGCCGGACGGGAGCGTCAGCTCGTACGACATCACGGGCGTCGCCGCCGGGCCGGCCGACTTCGGGCAGCAGGCCAGCATCAGCATCGGCTTAGGTCAGACACCGCCGAACCGCCCGAAGTCCGGTACCGCCGGCGCGTCCAGCCGGGTGAACAGGTGCGCCACCTCGGCGATGCTGCGGTGCCGGGACGGCGGCGCCACCACCTGCACCCCGAAGTCACCCGGGTACAGCAGCCAGTGCAGGTCACGCAGCGCGTACCAGTCCGGCAGTTTCCCGGGGTCCCGGTAGTACGACAGCGAGACGTGCGCCCACAGGCCGCCGCCGTCTTCCCGGTGCAGGGAGTGGATCATCTTCAGGTTCAGGCTGCCGTGCCCCCAGCCGCCCAGGCCGGCGGTGCCCTCGAACGCCCGGCGCCAGCCCGCGGCCTTCAGCCGGCGCTCCTGCCCCGGCGCGTCCGCCCGGAGGCGGGCCTGCAAGTCCCCGTCCGCCACCGACCGCTCGTAGTAATCCCGGGCCGCGCGCTCCTCGTCAGGGCCCAGCCCTGTGAGCGCGGCCATGCCGGCGTTCTCCTGCTCCAGGTGCGCGCGCAGCGCGGCGCTGTTGTCCCTGACCCCGGCCTTGCGGCCTGATGAGCGTCCCATGGTCTTTTAATACGCCCGGCGGCCCGGCTCTCTCGCGCTGGATTGTCATGCCGGGGCATGGCTCGCCCCCTACCCCACGATTCGAACAAAATCGAGAGGTGGCGGCCCGTGCCCCGGCTATGCGTCGCCGTCCGCATGGGGAGAGATGCCCCAAGTCTTCTCCACCAGCCAGGTGCCTTGCAGGTAAGCGGCTCACCCACTCGCAAGGGGCAGCGGTGCGCCTGCGGCATATCCTGACTAGCCTCGTGCCAGAGCTTAGTCATCTGCTAAACTCCGGTCAAGACAACAGATAGGCACGGAGGTGCACCAGATGGCCGAGCTTGACCCGGCACTGACCGTTGCCTGCCCGCTTTGCAAGGCGGAGCGCGGCCAGCCTTGCCTCTCCCGCAACGCGGTGAGCGTTCACCAGGCCCGGCGCAGCGCCCTCCAGGGCCTGACCTCCCGGGCCAACGCGATTCTCCGCAAGGCCGACGGCCCGTCTAAGACCCCGGCCGCGAAGCGCAAGCGCGGGAAGCGCCGCACTAACCGCCGATCGTAATTTCAGTGCGAAAAACCCATGCGACTCCCGGCTCTTTCACGCCGTAGCCGGCAGGGTGCGACCGCCGGTTAACCATGACCGGCTGCTCGCCGGCGTAGGCGCCGCGCAGCGCGTGGTGCGGCTCCGGCGTGAGCGGCCCGGTCGCCCAGCACCACTCGTGCCAGGCGAAGCAGGCCTCGGACTCAGCGAACGTGGCCTGCCCCCCGATGACGCCCGGCCGCGGCACGTGCGGGTAGCCGGCGTCCATCGGCCGGTACCAGGTCTGCCCCGGTTCCTCGCCACTGACCGGGCCGAGGTGAACGTGCTCGCGGTCGAACGCGGTGGCGTCCCCGCCCACCCCGAACGCGGCCCGGCCCGCCTCCAGCGCGTGCCCGCCCAGCCCGGTGAGCAGCAGCGCGAGGTTAAGGGTGCCCCCGACCGTCACCCCGTTGCCCTCGTCGTAGACGGTGCCGCCCTCCGGCTCGCGAAACAGCAAGCGCATCAGGCTGCCGTGCAGCACGGTCCGCGGAGCCAGGGCGAGCCGCTGCGACCACGGGACCTCGCGGCGCTCGCGCGCGTACCGGACCTGGTCGGGGCTGTACTTCTCGATCGTGCACACAGGGTGCCAGGTGATGCCGTCACGGGCGAGGGGCGAGGCCATGCCGGGGCAATCGTCGCCGCGGCCCTGCTCAGCGCGGCTGCTTGCATTCAGGCAAGTAACTACATCTTCCGGACGCCCGGTGTTAGTCTCCGGCTTATGCCTGGACGCATCCGGGCAGGGGAGGACAGACATGGACAGGACCAGCCTGCTCGGCAGCCGTAGGATCTCCGGCGACCAGGCGCGCCGGGTGAATTTCCCGTCTCAGGTGCTGGGGGGCTACCGGCCAGGCGACGTGGAGGCGTTCCGTACCCGGGTCACGGCGGAGCTGGACACGCTGGGCCGGGCACTGGAAGACAGCCAGGCGCAGACACTGGAGCTTGAGCGCGAGGTGGTACGGCTCAGCGAGGAACTGGCCCAGGTCCGCTCCCACCGGCCGGCCGCGGTGAGCGGCGAGCACGCGATCGACATCCTGAGCGTCGCCCAGGGCCACGCGGACCAGCTGGTGGCCGGGGCCAAGCAGGAGGCCGACCGGCTGGTGAGCACCGCCGGGCACGAGGCCCGGCAGATGACCGAGCACGCCCGCCAGCAGGCCGCGGGCATCATCCGCCAGGCCACTAACGAGGGCGGCGCCGAGAAGGCGCGCATCATCGACTCGGCCACCGCCGAGTCCCGCCGCCAGGCCAGCTTCTACGCCGGGCTGGCAAGGGCGATGGGCGATGGGCTCGGCGGCCAGGTGGAGACCCTGCTCAAGAACCTGTCGGAGTGGGAGAGCCAGGCCCGGCAGGGCGCCCGGGAGCCGGCTCCCGCCTAGGCCGGGAGCCGGCTGCTTCCTCGGCCTGGCTCTCCTGCAGCTCCCGTGCCACCCGCGCGGCCTGCTCCCCCTGCAAGGCGGCCAGCAGCGCCGCCTCGCGCTCCTGGCTTTCCTGCAGCGCCGCCTCGGCGAGGGCTGACCTGGCCACCTCCTCGGTCAGCCGGGCCTTGAGGATGTTGATGACCCGGATCGGGCTGACCGCGAGTTCTGGCTGCGATGTCGTCATCAGCTAGGGGTACACCACCGGGGGAACGACCGTCACGGGGTGCGTCACTTTCTCGTGCACGTAGCCGGCCACGACCGCGTACCCGGCCGGGTTGAGGTGCGGGACGCTGGTGACGGGGTTGACGGTCTGCCCGTTGGCGGCGAGCTGCTGGCTGAGCGCGGTCGGCGTGCCCAGCACGGCCTCCAGGTCGACGGTGCCGTCCTGCCCGTGACCCTGCCTGATCCAGTTGTTCACGTTCTCGCGCTGCGTCTCCCGAATGGCCGCCAGCCCGGCGATCGGCGGCAGCGTGGCAAGGAATACCAGGTCGCCGGCGGCGTGCGCCGCGGCGATCATCCGCGTGTACCCGGCGACGATCTGGGACCCGCCTACGGCCTGCTCGACGTCGTTGACGCCCAGCCACACGACCAGCACGGAGCCGGGCGGCACCGCCGGCACAAGCTGCTCGAACCGCACGGTGCCGTTGAGCACGTCGTTGACGGACCCGGACGTCACCATGTCGCCGTTGATGCCCTGGTTGGTGACGTCCCAGCCGGACAGCGCCGCCAGCTGGGAGGGGTAGCTGTCTCCCTCGTAGCCGTTCCCGGCCGGGCCGCTCATGCCGGCACTGGTGCTTGATCCTGAGCCTGCGCCCCAGGTCAGGGAGTCTCCGAAGGACACGATGTTCACGGGCCGAGCCTCTCTATGGTTGCCGCTATGCCGGACACGGAGAAGGTGCCGGTCCCTACCGCGCGCAGGTCCAGTGTCACGGGGCTAGTCGTGTCGATCGAGATCGTGGTGCCGGCGGCACCGCCGGTCATGGCCATCAGGACGCCCGGGTTCGCGTTGCCGGCCACGTTGGGCGGCGACCCGGTGCCCACCTCGCCGATCAGCACCCTGTTCTTGACGTAGCAGGTACCGCCTGCGCCTGTTGAGGCGAAGCTGATGTCCGTCTCAGCCTCCCAGTAGAACGTGGCCGGGAGGCTGCCAGCCGCCGCCTCGGCCTCGTTCACGCCGTTGGTGAACGCCTCCCAGGCAACAGACCCGGAGGTGTACGCGCCGACGCCCCACACTTTCAGCCGGTACACGGTACCTGGTGACGGGTCGTTCGCCGGGATGGTGAACACGCCGCTGACCGTGGTAGCGGAAGTCGTGTGCGCGGTGCCCGCGGGCGGGACCGGGCTGATGGACGTAATCAGCTGCCCGTTCCACCCGGCCGCCCCGTTGCGGTAGGCGGCGGTGCCGTTGCCGTCCGCGTAGAAGATCGAGTTGACCGAGTTCGGGGTGGTCGCCTGGGTAACCATCTCCAGCCCGCCGCCGCCGCCGGAGCCGGAGCCCAGTGTCAGGTTGCCCGCGCTGCTGGCCGCCAGCGTGGTGAACTTGCTGGAGCTGTTGAACAGGCCGATGCCGGCCGGGTACGCGTTGCCGCTCCCGTCCGAGCCGGGCACCGCCGACACGCTCAGCACCAGGTTGCCGGAGGCCGGCACGGCGCTGTAGACCAGGAACTCGCCGCTGGACCCGTCGGCGATAATGGTCGCCCCGGTGACGGTCGTTCCGTCGATGATGCCCGCGACGATGATGCCGGCCGCCAGCTTCGCCGCGGTGATGGTGCCCGCCGCGATCTGGCTGGCGGTGATGGTGGAGGCGGCGATCTGCGCGGCGGTAATGGTGGAGGCGGCGATCTGGCCAGCCGTGATGGTGCTCGCCGCGATCTGGCTGGCGGTAATAGTGCTGGCCGCGATCTGCGCGGCGGTGATGGTGTTCGCCGCGATCTGGTTGGCGGCGACCGAGCCCGCCGCGATGAGCTGGCCCGGCACCTGGCCGGCGGCGACCGCGCCGAGCACGTAGACGGTGACGCCGGAGGCGGTCGGGCCGATGACCTGGTAGGCGCTGGTTACGCCGGGCGGGCAGGCCTGCACGGTGGTCAGCGGTACCCAGGTAGTCGGCGGGACTGAGATGGTGGCCGTGCCGGACGTCCAGTTGAACCCGATGGCCACGTTCACCGCGGAGCCGCCCGGGTTGTAGGCCCAGGCCGTCATCACGTACGGCTGGCCAGGGGTCACCGGGAAGGGCGCGGTCGACCCGCTGATGAGGCAGTTCGCTGAGGTGGAGACGACCCGGGCGGCGAACTGCGCGGCCCCCGGGGCCCCGGCGGGCGGGGTGGCGGCGGACAGCGAGCCGTTGGTGACGAACCAGCCGGTCAGGTCCCCGCCGTTGAAGAACGGGTTCGGGTTGAGCGCGTTGCCCGCGCTGTTGCCGATGAGGCTGGCCGGGAGCTGGCCGGTAAGCAGCGAGGTCGGCACCGAGGCGGCTACGGCGGATGCCTGGGCGGAGGGGGTGGACGCGATCCCGGCGGTGCTGACCGCCACCAGCTTGACGAAGTACGTGGTTCCCGCGGTCAGCCCGGAGACGGTCAGCGTCCCGCCGGCGGTCAACGTGCCCACCTGTGTCGCCGGGCTGGGCGTGAAGCCCGAGGTGCCGCTGACGTGCACCTGCGTGTACTGGAAGTTGGACAGCGGCAGCGCAGCGGCCAGCAGGCCGTCCCAGGACACGACCAGGCCCTGCACGATGCCCGCCGCCGCCGGGGTGTCCGGAGCCGCCGGAGGGGCCCCTCCGGCGTCTACAGAGGTAACTGTGCCGTCGCCCTGCAGCCCGGTCGTGGTCGAGCCGCCCGGTGCGCTCACCACCACGGTGGTGTCCCCGACCACGACCGAGCCGCCCGGCGTCTGGATGGTGACCGGGATCATGTTCCCGGTCACCGGGTCGGTGGTGCCGGCGTGCTGGTACTGGCCGGTGGCCGGGTTGTAGACCAGCGGCGCGCTGGACATGGTGGACCCGGCGCTGTTGCCGGCGACGTCGGCCAGGCCCTGCAACGTGGCGGCCGGGGTGAAGTAGGTGGGCACCTGGCCGGTGCCGTACTTGGACGGGGCTACCGGGCTGGTGCCGAGCGCGTTGACGAACTGCCCGCCCAGCTTGTTGGCCAGGTAGGTGAGCTGCTCGGCCAGCCACTGGATGTAGCTCAGGAAGGTCAGCTCGTGCGTCTCGGCGCCGGTGTTGTCGACCTGCACCGCGATGCCCACCACGCGCACCGCGTCGGTAGCGGAGAAGTCCGGGCGCTCCAGGCCCACCCAGTCCCCGACGTCGAAGTTGTCGAAGATCGTCTTGCCCGGGACGTTGGGCACCAGGCTGAACGTCCAGCTGACGACCTCGGTCTCGTTCTGCGCGAGCGCGGAGGCACTCGCGTACGCCATCGACACCGGGTCCACCTGGACCGCGGCCTGGAACCAGGTCTCGCGCTGCCCCCACTGGCTGATGAAGGCGGGGCTGGAGGCGGAGATCTCGTGCCCGTCGGCGTTCTCCCCGCCCAGCAGGGTGGTGATCTGGTTGCGGGCCCGCACCCGCTGCTTGCTGGCGACGTCGTTGCCCTCGCGCAGGATGAGGTAGCCCGAGCGGTCCACGCCGAGGGCTACCTGCCCGGTCGCCGGCTGGCCCACCCGGAGCTGGAACCCGGGGTCCATCACGTAGTCCGCGTTGACCACCGAGGTGGCCGACTGGAGCAGGGAGTACATGTCGGTGCCGTTGACCGCCTGCACGTTCTGCGTGTCCGTCCAGGCCCGGCCGTAGGTGTCGGCCGCCGGGGTGACGTTGGAGGTGACGAACGGGATGGTGCCGCGGGCCTGCGCCTGGCTGAACTGGTCCAGCCACACCCCCATCATGGGCACGCCCAGGTAGAGGGACCCCTGGTAACTGGGGGTGGTGACGTTGGAGTTCAGGTTGGTGATGAGCAGCGACTGGGTGTTGTCGACCGAGTAGGCGGCGGTCACGAAGAACGTCACGTTGGTGGCGTCCCAGGCGTGGACCATCGTCCACTGCTGGGTCCACGCCTGCCCGTCGGGGCTGGTCCACCAGTAGAACGTGCCCGAGCCGCCGCCCGAGCCGGCCTGCTCGGTAATCATCCAGTACGCGTGCGCGCTGGAGTCGTAGGCGGGCAGCACCTTGGTGGACACGTGGCCGCCCGGTGAGCCCATCTGCACGTAGAACGCGCTGGCGCTCAGCCCGAACATCGCGTAGGCGCTGCTGTCGAAGTTGGACTGGAAGTAGAACTGGGTCAGCTCGGAGCCGTTGAGCCCGGTGCCGTAGGTGGCCGGGGTGGAGGAGTCGGTGGTGGTGGAGGAGACCCCGATCGGCGTGATCTGCACCGAGATGAGCGTGTCGGTGGCGTCGTACGGGCTGGAGCCGAGGAACGTGGTCGACGGGCTGGCCTCCAGGGTCAGCGAGCCCGACGGGAACAGCGCGCCCAGGTTGTAGCCGACCCCGCCCGGGTACGCGAACAGGTTGGCGATCGGCGTGATGAAGACGTGGCCGGACGGGGTGAGGGTCGTCCAGATGTTGGTGTCGACCACGCCGTTGCCGTTGACGTCGACCTCGTCGAAGCTGTCGAGCAGGCCGTCCAGCTTGAGCACGATGTCGGGGAAGCCCTGCGGCGCCACCATCGCCCACTTGAGGGTGGCGATGGTGCCCGGCCCGGTGACGGTGACCTGGCGCTGCTCGCTCGGGTCTACCAGCTGCTCGGTGACGGTCTCGCCCAGGAACTCGAACCGCGGCACGCCGTCCTTGCGGAACTGCCACAGGCACTCCTCGTCCAGCAGGGTCTCCGCCGGCAGCCCGCCGGGCAGCGTCACCTCCTGCCACCACGGGTCGTCCTGGGACAGCACCACGGTGCCGGACCCGATGTCGTCCAGCTGACGGGCGAACTGAAAGTTCAGCAGCATCGACTGAGGGATGACCGCCAGCAGGGTCACGTAGTCGAGCCCCGAGTAGACGTAGACCTCCCAGCTGTTGCCGACCGCCGACGGGGTGACGGAGGCCGCGCCGGACGGGCCGCCCTGGTAGCCGGGCGGGTTCACCTGGCTGCCGACCGGCGCGGGCAGGATGCCGCCGAGGCTGGGCGCTCCCCCGGCTGCCCGGACGAGCGAGTCGGCCGCCGCCGCGGTGTCGTGCAGGGCGGCGGTAACGCTGGGAACCACGCGGGCGTCGGCCGCCGCCGCGGTGTCGTGCAGGGGAACGGCGGCACTGACCGCCAGAGCGTCGGCCGCGGCGGCGGTGTCAGAGACAGCGAGGGCCGCGCTGACCGCCAGCTTGTCGGCCGCCGCTGCGGTGTCCCCCGGCTGCGGCGTGAGGTTGGCGGCAGCATCGGCCGCCGCTGCGGTGTCGGAGAGGGAGACGGCAACGCTGACCGCCAGGGAGTCCGACGCGGCAGCGGTGTCGCCCAGGGAGACCGGGCTGCCGGAGGCCAGGGCGTCGGCTGCCGCCGCGGTGTCGCCCAGGGGCACGGCAACGCTGACCGCCAGCTTGTCAGACGCGGCGGCGGTGTCACCCAGGGGAACGACGGCACTGACTGACAGGGCGTCAGACGCGGCGGCGGTGTCCGCCACCGTCTTAGGCGTGGTGACGCTGGCCTCGAAGATCATGATGCCAAGGCCGGCCGTACCGTCAGTGGAGTCGCCGATGTTCGGCGTCTGCGTGGCGTTGACGCAGCTGAAGTTCATCGCGACGGGGTTGCCGCCCGCGTCAATGAAGTACGTGTACCCGCTGGTAGAACCCGCTGTGCCGGTGCCGTTGTCGAAGACGTGGCTCCAGTACGTCCGGCCCGCGGCGGTCGGCGTGACAGGGGCCATGCTGCCGCCGGACCCCACGTCAATGGCGCCCGTGGCGTCCAGGGTGATGGAACTGAACCCGACGCTGGTGGTCATCTCTGTCCACGCGACACGCAGCTGAGGCGTGCCGGCGGCCAGCGTGATGGTGACCGTGGCCGAGCTGGCGCTGGTCACCTGGCCGATGAAGATCGTCTGGACCAGGGTCGTGCCGACCAGGCCCGTCGTGCCCGTGACGGTGTGCGCGACCAGTACGGTCCACGTCGCGTTGGAGGAGGAGGCCGCGGTCGCGAAGTCGGCAGTCGTCTCGCTGATGACCGACAGCAGGACGAAGTTGCCGATCGCGTGCGGGGCCAGGGTGAACGTCTTGGCGGTTGAGCTGTAAGAGCCCGAGAACGGCGAGGTGCCCGCGCCCGCGATGGTCATGCCCGGCCTCCTCCGTCAACGGGCGGAGGGCCCATCAGGTCGGCGAGGCCGCGAAACCGAACGTCAGGGTCTCCGTCGCGGTCCAGGTCTGGCCGCTGGCCTTGGTGCCCTGGGAGCTGATGCCGTGGTTGAGGAACACGCCGGAGACCGTGTTCGAGTCGGCCGCCCCGTTGTCGGTGCCGAACTCGGCCCACGCGAAGTTGCCGGCTGAGGTGCCGAACGTCGCGGCGAACGTCAGGGTAGGCGGGGAGGAGCCGGTGGAGATGGACGGCGCGGAGGAGACCAGCTTGTACCAGGCGGTGGTCGAGTTGCCGTCCCCGCCCAGGTGCGCGTCGGCGTAGGCGGCGGCGGTGGCGACGGTGCCGGCCCCGATCCGCCCGGCGGCGGCGCCGAACTTGGTGGCGATCGACGTGCCGGCGATCGAGCCGAGGATGGCGACCCAGCCCGCCTGGGTGACCAGGTTGCAGTCGTCGTCCTGGGTCTCGGAGTACGGCTTCACGCCGTAGTAGGCGAACGTCTCCGGGCTGATGGTAACGTCCTCGCCCCGCGTCAGCAGGAACAGCGCGTCCCGGTCGGCCTTGCGCAGCGTCCACGCCGTCTGCTCGGCGTCCCACCGCGTGACCCTGAACGAGGTGCTCACCCGAACGTGCTCGCCCAGCGGGACCCCGGCTGCGACGACCAGCCGCTCCCCTGCCGCCGCGAAGTCTCCGTGCGTCATGCGGGCCTCCCTGGGGCCTCTGGCCGCGGGCGCGGCGGCGGGGTCGCCGGGTACGGGACCAGGCCACGACCCTGCACCTGCAGCTCCAGGCCCTCGCTCACCAGGCACTCGTCGTAATCGGTCACGGTCACGGGCTCGCTCATTCGTCCAGCCCCAGGACGGTGAGGAGATCGGCGAGCGTGTCATCGCCGCCCGCCGCGCGGATCTTCAGCCGCAGCAGGGCACGGCGCTGCTTTTCAACGCGAGCCTGCTCTTCAGCGGCACCGCTCACCGGCAGCGGCCCGTCGTACTCGCGGTCGGCGTACCGCTGGTTCGCCAGGTCGATGATCCGCTCGGTAGTCATCAGCCGATCCCGTACAGTGCGAAGTTGCTGCCGGCCAGGAAGTTGGACCCGGCCGGGGCGGTCAGCGTGACCGCGGTGACGGCGGCCTGCGCCGCCGGGTTCCAGAAGCCCCAGCGCAGCCGCCCGTCGACCATGGAGGACGTGCCGTTGCCGGCGCCGGACATGGAGTAGACCGACTTGTTGAACGCGCCGGCCGCGTAGTTGGGCACCCAGGCGAAGCCGCCGCCGGCGTTGACCGGGGCGCCGCCCTGGCTGGCGTTCACCCGGAACGCGGGGATGCCGCTGACCGCGAACGCGGTGGAGGCGGCCGGGCCGACCAGTGAGCCGGAGGTGTTGGTGGCCGAGACGGTCAGCTGCGAGTAGTGCGCGCCGGCGTCGCCGTTGAAGTTGAGCGTGATGTCGTCGGCCAGCGCGGTCGTCTCGGTCAGCCGGGCCTGGCACACGATGAGCAGGTGCTCGTAGGTGGCCGGGATGCCGGACCAGGTGATGACGTTGGACGCTGAGGTGGCCAGCGTCGTCTCGTTGATGACGGCCGCGGCGTTGCCGCTCCAGGCGCTGGCGGGCAGGCCGTGCACCCCCGAGCCGGAGCCCATCGCGTAGTGCAGGGCCGCCGTGGTCAGGTCCCCGGCGCTCCAGGTGTGGGCGATGGGGGTACCTGCCACGTGCGCCTTGGCCAGGGTGCCGTCGTAGGCGCGGGTCACAGTCCACGGGGTCGCTACCGTGCCGGCGCCCGCCGTCACGCTGACCAGCTCGAAGTTGGCGGAGGCCGGCTCCAGGCACAGGGTGAACGGGAAGCTGACGGGGTAGCCGACCGGGGCGCCCGAGCCCGCCACCACCGAGGTGCCCGAGGTGTTCAGGTTCCCGCCGCCTGGCACCGCGAGGGTGTCCGGTACCGCCAGGTTGCTAAGTAATAGCGCCATTGGGTCACGACGGTGGCTTCCCCCCTTGGTCCTCTCGGGGACTCTTCGGGGGTGCTATCGGCGGGTCAGACGTACGCGTCCCCCCAGGCGAAGAGCGCGGTACCCGCAGTGACTGAGATCGAGTTGGCCCCCGGCAGCAAAGTCATCCACATCCGGCTGCCGATGTGGCCCAGGCCGCCGACCACGTTGTTGCCCACGGCGTCGAGCGCGGTGTAGCGCAGCACGTCCACCGTGACCGGCCAGGACTGGACGCCCGCGCCCGTGTGAGAGAAGGCCACGCCGGCGGTGTTGTTGGTGACCGTACAGGCCTGGGAGACCGCGACGGTAAAAGAGTTGATCGCGGAGGCGAACCCCTCGCCCACCACGCCCTCGCCGAGCGCGGTAATCGTGCCGCCGCCCGTGCCCACCACCTGCGACCGCTGAGCGGAGTAAAAGTAAGGGTCGCTGAGCAGCAGGTCCACGCTGAAAGCCGCGTTGGTCCGGCTGTTCATCGTCGGGTCCATGCTGCCGGCGATCTCGGCCATCGCCGTGGAGGTGACCATGGTCGGCGAGCCGCCCTGGGTCAGCCACCAGTTGCGCTGCAGCTGGCCTTGCACGCTGCCCTGCGCCCCGCGGGTGAAGAACAGCTGGCGGAGCATCTGGAAGTTGTCGTTGAACGCGCGGCGCGGGTCGCCCGCCGGGTACGGCTGGCTCGCCGACATCTGGCTGTCGGTCCACATGGTCAGCGTGATGGTGCGCTCGTCCAGGTACTTGCCCCGGAACAGCTGGCCGGAGCGGTAGGGCACCTCGTAGTCCTGGCCCCGGTTGGTGGGGACGCCGAAGCGGGAGCCGCCGAAAGTGGCCACGTTGTAGTAGCTGGACTGAAGCGGAATACCGTTCCAGTACCACATTTCCGCTGGCAGGTAAGCAGCTACCGGGGCAGCGACCATAAGATCATGCCTCGCCCTCCGAGGAACGCAAGCCTGTTGGACGTCCGGGTAATCGAGTCCTCGGTAGCGGCAGGCCGCGGGTTGTTGATGGTCAGGGCGTCCACGTGCAGCCCCACCCGGGTGCTGGCCGCCCCGTCCGCCATGGTGCGCGGCATCTCCCTGGAGGCCGACGCCGACAGCTGGCGCGAGAGGGTAGCCGACATGCCGGGCACGAACAGGCTGGGCACCAGGCCGCCGGCCGCCATGCCGCCGCTGAACATCCCGGCCACGCCGGCCAGCCCCGGGACCTCGCCGCCGCCCGCCAGGCCGAAGCCCATGTTCCCGACCGCGGGCGCGGCCGGGCCGCCGACGATGAGCTTGTTCAGGTCGATGAGCGTGCCGCCGCCGGTCCCGCCCGGCCCGGAGGGGGCCCCTGGCGTGCCGGCCCCCCCTGTCCCGCCCCCGCTGCCACCGGAACCCGGAGCCGGGGTGAGCGTGGTGCCCCAGATGCCGTGCCACGCGTTGTAGGCGTCCACCACGTCTGCCTGGAACTTAGCCAGGTTCGACTGGATCGGGCTGTAGAGGGCCGGCTCCCTGGACTGGGCCAGCGTGGCCACGTCCATCGCCGCCTGCCAGCGGCGCACCGAGCTGTTGGCGGTCGACCACATCGCCGGGGTCAGCTCCTGCGGGTTCGTCTTCAGGTCGGTGAACAGCGGCGCGATGTAGCTGCCCGCCACCGACACCCGGTTCTCGATCGCCGCCCTCGTCGCCAGCCAGGACTTCCAGTCGGCGGCCGACACCCCGGCCGGCTGCCGGGTCCAGGCGTTCAGTGACTTCCACGGCTGCAGCGCGCCCTCCCAGTCCGGGTACAGCCGGGCCGCCTCGGCCTGGTAGGCGGCCACGTCGCCGGACGGGGCGGCTGACAGGCTCTGCCCGGGGGCCGGGGCGAGCATGTTCTGCACGGCGGTCCACGCGTCGGTCAGCCGGCCGGTGGCCGGGGTGCTCCAGTGCGTGCCGAGCGTGGTCGACGCCATCGCCGCCGCGTTGAGCGCGGCGTTCGCCGGGGTGTTCTTCCACGCCGACGCGGAAGAGCCCAGTACGCCCTTGGCGTAGGCCGGCTCCACCAGCCGGGCCGCCGTGACAGGGTCCTGGGCCTGCGCCTGGGTGAGGCCCTTGTGCTTGGCCAGGCTGAGGAGCCACGCGCCGTACTCGCCGTAGGAGGGGGCCGACCCGGCCGCGTTCTGCGCGGTCAGCAGGTACGAGCCGAGCGCCATCGCCTCGCGCGTGTCGGCGTTGGGGGTGGTCGCCAGGATGGCGGTCATCACCGGGCCGCCGCCCGCGTACCAGTGGTAGGCCTCCTCGTGCGCGAGCGCGCCTGCCGGGGTGCCGTAGCGCTGGGCCACGTAGTTGAGGAACGCGGTCACCTGGCCCGCAGCGGTACCCGCGTTCCCCCCGTACTGGGCGTACTCGCTAGGCCCGTCAATGAACTGGGCAATGCCGTAGGCGTCCGACGTGGGGTTCTGCGCGTTGAGGTTCCAGCCGGCCTCGTCCATCTCGACCGCGTTCAGGTCGTCCCACAGCGCCCCGGTCCAGCCGCGCGCGGCTGCCATCGCCTTGGCCAGGGCCTGCACCTGCCCCGCCGACCCGCCGACCGCGTTCGCTGCCGTGGCCCCCGCGGTCTTCGCGACCGACGCGGTGGCCGCCGCGGTCTGGGCGGTCATCCAGGTGGCGACGCCGTTGTGGATGTCCTGCAGCCAGGCGGCGCCCATGTCGCCCGGCGTGCCGAGCGCCTCCAGCGCCTTCTCGGCAGGCACCCCGGCGGCCGACCACATCGCGTTGAAGACGGCCTGCTCACCGAACGAGGCCACGTCCTTGGCCGCGCCGGCGATGCCGTCCCAGGCAGCCGACGCCGCGCCCTTCACCCCGGTGACCGCGTCACCTAGCCAGTTGGTGATGTTCCCGATGACGCCGCCACTGGCGTACCGGCCGTGCCCGGTGCCCCGCTGGGAGGCCGCGTTGCCGCGCGAGCCCGAGCCCAGCCAGGTGTCCGCCTGGTTGAGCTGGTCCATCACGTCCGGGCCGTAGGCGGCCTGCAGCGCCATCCGGGCGGGCTTGCGGACCATGAACTCGCCGCCCACGGCGACGATGTGCGTGCCGTCCTCGTCGCCGGTGCCGGGCACCGAGCCGGACACCGCGTGCACCGGGCCGCCGCCGGCCAGCTTGGAGATGGTGCCGATGTGCACGCCGACGATCGACGTCACCGAGTTGATCCACCCGATGACCGTGTTCAGCCCGTCGATGACGTGGTCAATCCCGCCCTTGAGGGAGTTCCACATGGCGTTCGGCAGGGTGGAGGTGAAGAAGTTCTCGATCGGGGTCAGCACGTCCCGGCTGAACGCCGACCAGGTGTTGGACCAGGCCCTGGTGGCCGCCGCCGTGAAGCTGTCCCACCACTTGGGCACGTCGCCGGTGAAGAAGTTCTGCAGCGGGGCGAGCACCGTCTTGCTGAATCCGGACCAGACCGCGCTCCACGCCTTGGTGGCGTCCGTGGCCAGGCTGTTCCACCAGCTAGGGATGCTGCCGGTGAAGAACTTCTGCAGCGGGGCGAGCACCGTGGTGTCGAACGACTTGACGTTGGCGTTCCACAGGTTCACCCACCAGCGGCTGACGGAGTTGAACCAGCCGGGCACCGTGCCGGTGAAGAACTTGCCCAGCGGCTGCGCCACGTTGGCGTTGAACTGGGCGGCGGCAGGCCCGAACCAGATGTGCCACAGCTGGACCGCCAGCGCGGCGATGGCCTGGAACGTGGTACCGAAAAACGCCTTCAGGGCATTGAAAACCTGGATGCCCCACGACTGGATGTCAATCCAGGCCTGGTGCCAGTGGCCGGTCACCACGTCGAGCGCCACGGAGATGATCGCGACCACCGTGTCCCAGGTGATCTTGGCTATCGCGACCACGGTGGCCCACGCGCCCTTGAACGCGAAAGACAGGATGTCAGCAGCGGACTTCGCAGCCTTTTCGACAAATCCGAAAAAGACTTCGGCTCCGAACTGAATCGTGGACCAGACAGCGGAGCCGGAGACCTTCAGCCACTGCCAGGCCTGCGCCCCGGATTCCCGCAGGCCCTTCCAGACGTAGCCCCAGGCCGAGGACCCGGCCGAGGACAGGAAGCCCCACGTCGCGGAGCCGGAGACCTTCAGCCACTGCCAGGCCTGTGCCCCGGCCTCCTGGAGCCCCTTCCACACGTCCCGGGTAAAGCTGTTGTCGGCTGCGGCCTGCATGACGTGCCAGAAGCCGGTGCCGGTGTCCTTGATGAAATCGAACGCCTTGACCGCAGCCCCGCTGATTTCGCCCCAGACGGTATCCCAGGTCGCCATGAGCGCCTGGCCGTGGGTGGCCCACCAGGGGTCGAAGTTGGAGGCGACCCAGCTGGTCACGTCACCGAACCCGCGTACCACCGGCGCCGCCACGTCGCGCCAGGTGTTGTTCCAGGCCGTGCCGAAAGCGTGCGGAACCGACTGGGTGAACCAGTCGAACATGCCGTCCCAGGCTGCCTCGAAGGTCCTCGCTACCGGGCCCCACACAGCGCCGAACCCGTGCGGCACCGACTGGGTGAACCAGTTGACCGCCCCGTCCCACGCGGACTCCACGGCGTGGACGGAGACCTTCGCCGCCTCCGGCAGGTCGTGCACGAAGAACTGGCCGATCGCGTGGTTCATGATCTCCAGGCCGCGCTGTACCTGGGGAATCCACGCGAGGAACGTCAGCTCGTAGAACGTGCCGTCTTTGAAGGACTTGAGCAGCGTGTCGACCTCGCCCGGCTTGACCAGGTTCGCCGTAGAGCTGGCCGTTGCCGCCAGCTGGCCGCGCAGCTTGCTCAGGCTCGCGTTGTCAAGGTCGGAGACATCGCCCTTGGTGGCCTTGAGCTTGTCCTGCAGGGCCTTAAGCTCCAGGTCCTTGATCTCCGTCTCGACCTGGAGCTTCTTCTTCCCGGTCAGGCCCGGCAGCTCGGCCTTGAGCTTGTCCGCCTTCTGGAGTGCCTGGACCGCGTCCAGCTCGTAAGTGGTCTTGACGCTCTTCGGGAGCGCGGTGACCTGGACCCACAGCGCGTTCGCCTGCTTGGCGCTCAGCCCCATCGCCTCGCCGAAGCCCACGAAGTTGGCCTTGGCGCTCGCGCTGCTGCCGGAGACCGCGAGCAGCTCAGCGGCCACGTTGTGCGCCGCCGCCGCGGTAGCGGCGCTGGACGGGCCGGACTTGGCCAGCGCGTCGGCGAACGTGTTGAAGACCGCCTGCCCGCCGTGGGCATTGAAGATGGCGGCGGCCATCGCCGGGTTGAGCAGGCTCTGCAGGGTGTTAGTCAGCCGGGCCGCGTCCTGGCTCAGGTTGGAGGCCCCGATGGCAGCGTCGCTGCTGGCCTTGTACAGGGCCTGCAGCGGGTCGACGGCGTTGCCCACCCACTGCTGCAGAACCTTGATGTTGTCGGTGGCCGGGCCGCCCGCCTCCTGGGCAAGGGCGGAGATCTGGGCCGCGGCCTCCTTGCTGCCGCCGGCCATGGGGATGAGGGTGGCGACCGCGTTCTTGACGAACGCCGTGAAGTTGCCGCCGCCGGCCAGCGCCTGGGTGTTACGGAACGCGTCGAACAGCTGCTCGACGTTGTTGTAGTTGGACTGGAAGTCGTTCTGCAGGGTGATGCTGGGCCCGCTCAGCCCGGTCATCGCCGCGCCCGCCTTGGCGGCGTCGGAGTTGAACCCGGCGATGCTCTGCGCCAGGGTGAGGACGGCGGACGGGCCGCCGGCCACCGTCTTGGTGAAGGTGTCGTAGGCGGTGTTCAGCTTGCCCATCGAGGCGACTTGCGCGGAGTTCTCCAGGTTCAGCGCGTTCAGGTCGGAGCCGATGGCCCCCAGCTGCTGGCCCATCGCCTGGTACCCGGCGATGAGCCCCTTCACCTGCTGCTCAGCGGTCGCCCAGACGCTGGCCTGGTTGCTGAACAACTGGTTGGTGGTGACCCCGGCCGCGTTCAGCAGGCTCAGCGCGCCGACGAAGTTCGTCCCGTAGGCCTTGGAGACGTCGCCGACGTGGGTCAGCTCCTCCTGGAGCTTGCCGGACAGGTCCGACTGAGACGCGGCCAGCTCAGAGGCGTTGCCGACGCCGGTCTGCTGGGCCTTGTTGAGGGTGGTGGTGACCTCGGCCAGGTTGGACACGGTGGTGGAGACCACCGTGAGCAGCGACGCCTTCTGAACGGCAGCGCCCATGGCATCGGTGAACTGCTTGGTCTGGTCGGCCCGGGTGCCCAGGTAGACGCCGACGGCGATGAGCGCGGCGCCCAGCAGGCCGAGGTCCACGTAGACGTTGGACAGCACCGGGGCAAGGCCGCCGAGCATGGCCAGCAGCCCGCCCCCGCCGCCGACCGCCTCGGCAGCGCCCTCAGCGCCGGCACCCAGTTCTTCAGCCCCGGTCGCCGCGCCGCCCAGCTTCTCGGCCATCCCGGCCAGCTGGGTGTCGCTCGCGCCGGCGGCGATGCCCAGGGCGACCGACTTCTTGCCCGCGTCGTCCAGGCCCTCGCTGAACCTCTCCAGCCGGGCCGCCGAGGTGGTGCCGGCCCCGGCCACGAAGTCTTCGACGCTCTGCCCGGTGGCCTTGATGGAGACGGCGAGCTGGGCCAGCTCCTCCTCGCTGGCCTTGGCCCCGAGCGCGTCGGAAACCGCCCCGACCTCGGCGCTGCTCCTGGTGATGTTGACCAGCTGGGTGTTGGTCGCGCCCAGCGCGCGGGCCACCGCCTCCGCCCCGGCGTTGAGGGCGGGGAACTTGCCGAGGAGCCCGGCCAGCCCGATGACCACCTTGCCCACCACGTCGGCGGCGAGCCCGCCCCACAGCACGATGGCGTGCAGCCCGAGGCCGGCGGCCAGCAGCGGGGTGGGGGTGACCTTAACGATGTCGGCAGCGATCTTGAGGATGAAGTCACCGATGACGGCCAGGTCCTCGGCCACGTGCGTGAGGGCCGTGGCCTGGATGAACTTGGCGACGATGACGCCCAGGGAGTCGAACCCCTGGCCGATGAGCGCGAGGTCCCTGGCGCCGACCGCCAGGAAATTCTGCAGCCCGCCTCCGCCGCCTTGCAGGGCGACGACGACCTTGGCGGCGAACCTGTCCAGGTAACTGCCGGTCTGGTTGATGAGCTGGCCGAGGACGCCGGTCTTGTTGCCCGCCGCGGTCAGGTAGTCACCGAGCAGCTCGTAGACCTGCGGGCGGACCGCGTTCTCCAGCTTCTGGAAGTTGCTGGTCAGCGGCGGGATCGTGGTGTTAAGGGCATTGCCGACCGTGCTCAGGCTCTGCCACTGCTGGAAGATCTCCTTGAACGACTGGTAGCCGGCCGCGCCGAACGCGATGAGCCCGGCCCCTGCCGTGACCAGGGCGGGCACCCACAGGGCCAGCACCTCGACAACGCTGTCCAGCAGGATGTGCCAGAGGGCTACCTGGCCGATCATGTGCGTGTCGCCCAGCAGGCCCGACCACAACTGGACCTGCGTCCGCAGCAGGCCGATGCGCCAGCCCATGTTGACGGCGGCGTCGCTGTCGGCCTTCATCGCGGCGGCGGCCTTGGCCGCCGGGTCGGCCAGCCCGCCGAGCCCGGCCTTGACGTCGTACAGGGCGCGGCCGGCATCGGTCGCGGACTGGTCCGCGTCGCGCATCGCCTGGGCGATCTGCTCCCACGCGCGCGACTCGTCCGGGTCGGGCACGTCACCGCCGGGGTCGCCCGGAGGCGGCCCCCCGCCACCGCCGCCGCCGGAGGCGCCGCCCATGCCGGCGGTGACGCGGTTCTCCGCCGCGCGTGCCTCTTCCAGCTCGCGGACCCAGCTGGCCAGCTCCGCCTTGGCCGCGTCGTCACCGAAGCTGGCGTAGAACTCGTACTTGCGCTGGACCGCCTCGATGAGCGCGCTCATCCACCGGGACAGCCCGCTCTCGGCGCCGGTGTCCTCGAAGTCGGCGCGGGTGCCCACCTCGCGCTCAATGTCCTGGATGTCGCGGCTGTAGTCGCGGACCTCCTCCGACGCGCCGCTGGAGTCAACCACCAGGATGGTGTCCACCTCGTGCGGGATGTCGCGCAGGCCCTCGTCCAGCCCCTCGGCTGCCATCCGGGCCTGCTCGACCTCCTCGAAGTCGACCCCGAGCCGGGCCTGCGCGTGCTCGTTCAGGTGCGCCAGCTCGCTGGCCAGCAGCTGGGCCTCGGTAACCCCCTGCACGAGGCTGCCGTCCTCGATCTCCGGGCGGGCCGGGTGGTCGTCCAGCCACTCCATCTCAACGGCGATCTTGTCCAGCACCTGCTCGGCTGCCGTGCCGCCCTGGACAGCTACCTTCTCAGTGGCCGTGCCGCCCTGCATGTACTTGCTCAGGCCGGACCACAGCTCCTCTTCCTCCGCCGGGCGGGCGACGACCTGCATGGGCGCGGGCACCGGGTAGCCGCGCGGGGCGTCGGAGATGACCCCCTCGCGCAGCGCCCCCGCGACGTCCTGCAGCCCGTAGAGGTCGGCGAGGTTCTGGTTGCGCTGCCCGGGAGTGACAGGAGCTGCCCGCTTGCCCCGGCCGCCGCGCTGCGGGACGAACCGGGCGCCGGCCTCCGACAGCAGCTGCTCGGCCGCGGCGAGCCGCCCCAGGCCCTGCTCCAGCGCGCGGGCGTCAACCGCGGCGAGCGCGAGCGAGTCCTGGAACTTGGCGATGGCGTCGGCGGAGACCGCGGTCTTGTCATTCAGCAGCGCCATCGAGCCCGCGAGCGCGCCGGTGCCGTCGGACGCGGCGGACAGCGCCTCTCCCGACAGGGGGCCTGGTCCTGACCCGGTGACGGCCAGCGGGGCGCGCAGCGCCTCCGGGCGGGCTCCGGCGACCGCCTGGGACAGCGCGCGGTTGACCGCCGCGTAGTCGATGTCCGGCCGCACGGAGACCGGCACCGTGGCGTGCTGCGGCGTGAGCGGGACACCGCCGAGGCGCGAGGCCACCGACACGATGTCCACCCGCTCGGAGCCCGGCAGCCCGAGTAGCGCCGCCCGGTAGGCGGCGAGCTGCGACATCGCCTGGCCGTCATCGAGCACCGCCTTGGTGACCACCGTGTCCGGCAGCCCGACCAGCGCCGCGCTGTAGGCGTTGAGCGCGCCCAGCCCCTCGCCGAGGCTGCCCGCCGTGGCGTGCGTGCCCTGCAGCGCGTTGGCGTGCGCGAGCAGCAGCTGGGTCTCGGCGCTGATGGCCGCGCTGCGGTCGCGGATAGCCGCCGACAGCGAGGCGGTCTGCATGGTCTCGCGCTGCAGGAAGCCCAGGTACTGGTCAGCGGTCTGGTAGCCGGCGAAGTGCGCCCGGTTCTCCAGCAGGGCGAGGTTGTACATCTGCTGGCGGTAGGACATGGCCTGCTGGACCGAGGAGAAGCCGAGCCAGTGCTGCCGGTTGAGCAGGGTGGTGTAGTTCAGCTCCTGACTCAGGTCACTCAGGTGCTGGGTCATGTCGTTCCGGCCGCCGTACAGCAGCTGGGTGTTAGTCGACTTGGCCGACTGGGCCAGCTGGGACAGGGCCGTCGTCTGCTGCTGGATGGCCTGGACGTCCCTGGCCCGCGCGGCAGCCGCCTGGGTAGAGCCCGTCACCTCGGCCGCGGTCTCCGCCTTGACCGCGTCCGACATGCCCTGCAGCGCGGCCTTGGCCTCGGCCGCATCCCGCATCAGGCTGCCGAAGTCACCTGAATGTTAAACCGATCGCTTTGTAAATTACGTACCAAAGCGATCTAACCAATATTCTGGTCCCTCATAAGCCACAGCTGCGGCTCAGAGGCTCAGAATAAGGCGTCATGAGCACCACCCCCTTCCGCATGAAGGGGCGCGAGCCCAGGTAATCAGGGAACCGCCAGGCCTGCCCGGTCTTTTCAGCCAGCCCGACCATCTGGTTGCAGGCATGGCACAACAGCCCGCGAATGCACTTCTTGCAGCAGTGCGTCTGCCCGGACTTCTTGGGCGGGCAGCAATTGTGGTCGTGGTCTACACAGAGGTACACGACACCCTTGCGAGTCTCCGGGCCGCCGTGAAGGGCGCACACGCCACCCTGCTGTGCTAGCAGCCAGGCGTACTCCTCCTGCGTGATGCCCATGCGCTTGAGCGCCCAGGCCCGGTACTCGCCGTTCCGCCGGCCTTTACGCGGCTCGCTCCAGCACTCGGTGCACCGCGACATACGCCCGCCTGGCTGTGTCGGCTTGCTCAGGTGGTACTGCTCCCAGGGCTTGTACTTGCCGCAGCTAGAGCACTCGCGCCCGTCAGGATCAATGCGGAACCCAGTGCCTCGATGACGCTCGGGGACATACGCGGGAGTTGGTCGTGCATAAGTCCCTGGCTTGCGCCGGGGAATGCCGAACTTGTCCAGCCGGTACCAGACGGCGGCCTGAGAGCAGCCGATCTCAGCAGCGATGTCCGGTGTAGACCTGGCCTGACTGACGTACTGCTCGTGAAGCCAAGCCTTGTCGGCGAGCAGTGAGAGATTACGTTCCATGCTCTCTACTACGTGCAAAGCTCTAGCCATCTCTCACCCTCCCCTCCCCGGCATCGGCGGCGGACCTCCCATAAGGCTTAGGAAGGCTTCATAGCTTCCGGCCCCGTTGTCCGCCTCCACCCCGGCGTCAGGGTTGGCGGCTACCTTGCCGAAGCGCGGGTCGTCCTCCACCCGGTCAGCGACCTTGGGGCCGCGGATGCGGTCAAGCTCCTGCTCCTCGGGGCTCTTGCCGCCGAAGATGTCGATGGACTGTGCCATCTCAACCAGCGGGTTCCTGCCGCCGGTCTTCGACGTGTCCACCATCGCCTGCGCCCCGATGAACTGGCACACCATCTTCACCTGCCACTCAGCCAGCCTCAGCCGGGCCTTGTTCTCCCGGCCGCGCCGCGACTCCGCCGCCTCCAGGCACTGCCGGACCCGGCACAGCGGGAGGCCTAGGACGTACTCGTCGGTCCACCCGTACTCGTGGCTGAGGACGTCGAACGCCGCCGCGAACGCGCCGGCGAGTTGAGGTCCCGCACCGTCGCCTCCGGCTCCGGCGGCTCCTTGTCCTGGCCCGTCTTGCGGAACAGGTCCAGGGTCCGCTGAAGCTTTTTTCCCAGGGCCTGCAGCTCCGGGGCCTCCCGGCGGATGATGTCCTCAATCAGGTCGAGGGTGTCGCCCAGCTCAGGGTTGTGCAGTTCCTCGTTGAACCGCGTCCACAGCGCCTGGTTGGCCTCGGTCTCCTGCTTGGTGAGCTGCGAGGCGGGCTTGTCCACGATGCCGGCTGGCCGGGTCATCGACGCCAGGAAGCCGATGGCCTCCTGCTCGGCGTCAGGAATCGACATGATGACCAGCATGAGCAGCTTCTGGCCGAACACCTCCGACCCGGCCGCGAAGTCGAGCCCGCTCTGGGCCAGCGCCGGGCCCGCCCCGTGGGTGAGCACGCGCAGCAGGCGGAAGAACTGGCGGGTCTGCATCCGCACCACTTCGACCTCGAAGCCGGTGGACAGCTTGCGGGCCTCAGGCTGCGGGTCGATGCGGTCAAGCTCGGAGTCGTCCGGCATGCGGTCCTCACAGGGACTCTCGGGGTCAGTTGTCCGAGCAATCGGCGAACAACGCGAAACGGCACGCTAGTCGCCGCCAGCGTACCGTTTCGTCTCTGTGTTCAGGAGGTACTCGTGCTATACCTCAGTCAAGCTACGGGTGCCCGCCCGCGTTGTCCTTCAGGTCCGGGTTCTTCTGCTGCTCTTCCAGGGCCTCGCCGCCGGTTACCAGGTTGTCCGGCTGCTCGGGCTTCTCCTCGGCCGGGTCGACCCCGGCCTCCGGCTGCCCCTGGGCCGTGCCCGCCGTGCCCGGCTGCGGCTCGGCCTCCACGGAGTCGCCGGCCGCGGCCTCGTCGCGAAGGGTCCTCTTGCGGTGCTTGCCCGCCACCTAGACCACCGTCCCGCCGCCGGCCCCGAAGGGCTCGGGCACGAACGCCCCGGTCTCGGTGCCCGGCATGGACACCAGGCGACCGATCGCGTTGCCGGCCGAGCCGGAGGTGCCGCCGTAGGCGGACGGCAGCGACACGCCGACCTCGTTGACCGTGGAGAACAGCGCGCGGCCCGCGATGCTGCAGCTCAGGCCGGTCTTGTACGACGGGCCGGTGAAGTTGAACGGCTGGAACTGCACGCGGTACAGGATGAAGTCCAGTGTCCGGATCTGCCCGCCGGCGTCCTTGGACGGCACCCGGATGGCCAGCGGCTGGGTGACCTGGTTCATGCTCGCCAGGGTCCACAGCGGGATGGCGTAGTAGTCCGCGCCCGCGGCGCCGCTGGAAGTCACCGTCGTGCCGGTGATGTACGCGATAGTCGAGAAGGGGATGTACCCCTCCTCAATGGTCACGTTGGCGAAGTTGATCCAGAAGTGCTCGGAGAGGACGACGTCGTCGCCGGTGTTCTCGAAGTTGCCCTGGTCAGTGGAAATCGTGCCGTTGCGAACGCCGTAGACAGTCGCGCCCTCAGCCCCGGTCGAGCCGTTCAGGATGGCGGCGTGGCTGAGGGAGAAGCCCTCGAACGGCGTGCCCGCAAAGGTGTTGCTGGCGGTGGGCATAGTCTCGGGCCCTCTCCTGCTAGGCGGCGAACCTCGCAGGCCTAATCGGCTCGGCTACTTGTAAGCCTGGGTGCAGTTGACCGGCGCGAACGTGAGGTCCACGAAGGCGAGGAACTTCTGCTCCCCGGCCTTCTGCGCCGCGGTCTTCGGCGGCCCCGTGAGCTGGAAGATGTACTGCCAGAGCTGGCGCTGCTCAGCCCGGGTGTCGTTGCTGCTCGCGCAGTTGGCCAGCTGGGAGGCGTGCAGGGTCTCGCCCTGGGACAGGGCACTCAGCGTCAGCAGGGTGACCACGACCGTGAGCACCACGTCGAGCACGATGGACACGCCCAGCCCGACGGCCAGCTGCCGGGTGCGGCGGCCGGCGGCCCGGTCGGCGACCTGGGCCGCCGTTACCGCCTGGAGGCCGCTGGTAACCAGCCCCAGGGCCATGCCCAGGGTCTCCAGGCGGGCCATGATCCCCGCCAGTGCCTCCTCCGACAGCATCACGGGCACGACCGCCTGCGGAACGTCTTCCGGCACTTCCTCAGGCGGAGCCTGGCCGACTGGCTCGAACTGCCCGGAGGCCGGGTTGTAGTTCAGCGGACCCTCTTCACCCGAGCTGTTCATTGCCTTCTTCCTGGGCTCCGGCCTGGGCAGCGCCCAGAACCTGCTTCATCGTGAGGACGGTGGTGTTCAGGTCCGCGACAAGCTGCTCAGCGCGCAGCACCAGGGCATCGATCCGCTCGTCCGCGGCAGCCATGTCACGGCCCCGTTCCTCAGCCGTCATGCTCACCCTCCAGACGGGCCAGGCTCTGCTTGATCTGGTTCAGGGACTCGACAACGAGCGACAGCGCCGGCAGTACCTGCGAGGACTGCGACTCGATGAGGCGATCACGCTGCTCAATCGCCCGGTCCCGCTCCCGCTCCAGCTCCTGGCGCATCTTCTGCGCCTGGTCCCACAAGACGTCGGCCTCACTGGTCCGGACACTGCCGGCGGTCGTCCGCCGCCGCATCAGGTACGTGACAAGCCCGCTAGCCAGTCCCGCGCCGAACGCGGCCACGCTGGCAAGGGCGGCAATAGTCCCCGCGTCCACGAAGTGCGCTCCTACTTGCTGACGACCACGACGACGATGACGGCGGCCACGGAGATGACCACGGCCAGCAGCTGGAGGACCAGTCCCGTGTTCAGCCGCTGCTCGGTGCCATGCCGGCCGGCCCCGACGTCCTGGCCCTCGCCCCGGTCGATGCGCTCCTTCAGCTCAGCCAGCCGGTCACCGAACGTGTCCCCCAGTGCCTTGATCTGGGCCAGGAGAAGGTCGATCTGCTTGGTGAAGCTCAGCTCGGTCTTGTCCGCGGCCTTCGCCGCCGCCTGGGCCTGCTCGAACACTGCCTCCTTGGCGGCTTGCAGGGCCGCCGCCAGCGCGCTGGCGCTGGCGGTAGCCGCCTGGTCGGTCCGGACGTCCCGCTCACTGAACTGCTGGGCGATGCTGCTGAACCGCTCGTCAACCGTCGCCGAGCGGTCAGCGAGCTGCTGCTGCACGCTGGTGAACCGCTCGTCGTAGACCTCGCGGATGCCGGTCACCGCCGTCTGGATGGCGGTCGGGGTCCGGTTGACCGTCTCGGACAGCACCTGGGCGGCCCTGTCCATGGCATTCAGCCGGGTCTCGAAGATCTCGCGCAGCGACGACAGCTCGCGGAGCAGCTGCTGGGTGGTCAGCAGGGTCGGGTCGGGTCGCGGCGTCCAGTCGCGCGGCTCCTGCGGTACGGTCATGCACGGCCCCGGCTAGACGCCTGACATGTCCGCGAGCAGCTGCTGCAGGTCCAGGCCCTCCACGGTGGTGCCGTTAGCGGTCAGCCAGTCCTGCGTGACCACCGCCCACGCCTCCTCGGCCGCGTGCGCCTGGAAGCTGACAGTGGCAGGCTGCAGGGCTCCCCAGGTGACGTACTCCAGCGGGGCCTTGCCCGAGCCGAGGCGGCGCTGCAGGCAGATGGCGTGCCCGCCGATGACCTCGCCGCCGCGCTTCCACGTCCACGGCTGCTGGTCGGAGAACTCGGTCTCCATCTGCTGCTGCACGTTGATGCCGACGTACACCGTGCCGAACACGTCGAGCACCTGGCCGAGCAGGGTCTCGTCCGCCGGGTTGCCGAACGCCGCGTAGCCGGCCACCGTGTGCACCTTGCCGCTGGCGTCGGTGATGCCGGCTGACTGCTGGTCGGCGAGCACGTCCTACATGACGCAACCCTGGTCCGTGGACGGGTCACCGGGGACGTAGCCGCCCACCCGGGAGTACACCGCCTGGATCTGGTCATCGGCGAACAGCGCCTCAGCGGCCCCCGCGTACGTGGACCACGCGCCGTACATGTGGCCGACGGCGGCGATGGCGCAGTCCTCAAGCTGGTCGTTGAGGTACATGGGCCAGGACGTCACCGCGCTGGCCCGGTCGACGTCCGTGGCCAGCGGCACCGGCGGCAGCCCGGCCGCGCTGAGCGCGACCCGCGGGTCCAGGTACTTCTCCAGCGTCAGCCGGGGCCGGGCGGGGTCCGGGTGCCGGCGTCCGTACTTGCCTGCCTGCCGTGGCATGCTGCCTCCTGCGTGACGAAGGGCGAGCCCAAGACCCTGGCTCGCCCTTCCGATCGGTCACGCGGAGAAAGTCGGCTGACGCCGGTTGTGCGCTTGCGTCAGCCAGTCAGCCCAGCGAAGGTTGCCGGGCTCATAGTTACCGTCGTTGTCGATGCGGTCCAGTGTCATGCCCTCGGGCCGGGGCCCGAGGTTCTGCTCGATGTACTCGATGAACGCCCCGGCGTCATGCCGCCACGGCTCCCAAACACTGATGCCACGGGCTCCGTACCAGCGGTAATTGTGCGCGTTCGGGTCGTAGCAGCGCTTATTGATGCGCAGCCAGAGCCGGTAGAGCGGGTCCTTGTCGCCTGCTGCCCGGCCGTGCGTCGTGAGGGTGCGCTGTGCCAAAGTCGCTACCTGCTCGCGCTTGAGGCAGCCACAGCTCTGCGACTTACCGTTGCGCAAAGCGAATACGAGAACGTCCTGATGGGTGCCACACTCGCAAACACAAGGGACAACGCGGTGACTGGCATCTCTCAAGAAGGATTCGCCGGCCACTGCCCAGCGCCCGAAGTGCATGCCGACTGGAAGAGGGGGAAGAGGCTTGCTCACGCCCCCAGTTTAGCATGCGTCAAGGGGTACACCCATCGTATGGGGCCCAGTCGCTGTAGCCGTCCTGCGCCACCGTGTTGGCGTAGACCTGGTTCTGCTCGGCGACCGACGCGTTGCCGAAGTCGGCCGGAGCGCCGCCGTGCGCGGACCAGGTGGCCGCACTAAATTGGTACAGGCCCCAGTGGCCAGAGGCGTTCCAGGCGTCAGGGTTGCCGCCGGACTCGCGGGCGATGATGCACGCCTGCATCGAGCCGACCGTGCCGGATACCGAGGTCACCGCGGGCGCGCTCGCCGGCTGCTGCGGAGCCGGGGCCTGCGCCGCGCTGGCGTGCGAGACGTAGTGAACCGGCGAACTAGGCGGCGAACTGCCCGGCGAGTTCCCCATCAGCCCGTACCGGCTGGCGATGGCCTGGGCGGCGGCCTGGCAGGCGACCTTGAACACCTGCCCGGCGTAGATGAGGTCCGGGTTGGCGACGTTGTTGTTGTAGGCCAGGGCGAAGTAGTCGCCCGGGTCCCCGCAAGCGCGCCCGGCGATGGCCGACAGCGTGTCGCCGGGGCGGACGGTAACGGTGGCAGGCGGAAGTGCGTGCATGGGTGTCTCCCGGCCAGGCGGCGCGCGCCGGTGCCGGCTCCCCTCCGGCGGTGCGCCCCGGGGTCAGGGGAGGCGCGAGCGCTCAGCCGCCGGGCTTACTGGCGGTCAGGTGCGGATCAGGTGACGGTAACACCATGACCAGCACGAGCGCTCAGGAACGCGCTAAGCCGCCCGCACCAGGCTGAGCCGTGCCTGCAGCAGGCCGGACAGGTCGCCCGGCTTGACGTAGCCTGTCCAGCGCTTGTCGTCAAAGAGCTGCACGCCGTTGAGCCGGTAGGCCGCGTCGACGTACTGCGAGCAGATCATCCGGTTAGTCGACTCGATGTACCCGCGCAGGCCGGGCGCCGGGACGCGCAGCATGTGCAGCACCAGCGCGCCGTAGTCGGCGAACGAGTAGCCGGTGTCCTGGTGGCTCACCGCCCAGGCGGTGATGCCGGTCCGCTGGGTGCCGGTCAGGTCGATGAGCCCGGACGACCACAGCGAGCCGGGCAGCTCCCAGGCGGGGCACGGCAGGGCGCGCTTGCCAGGGCCGCTCGGGTAGGTGCTGACCGTGTAGCCGAACGGCCCGGCCGCGTCGGCCTTGCCGATGTAGACCGTGGTGTGGTCGTAGAACTGGAAGCGGTCGCCGTCCAGCCACTGCCCGACGGTGATGCCGAGCCCGACAGGGCCGCTGACCGGGACGCAGCAGAAGTCACCGGGCCGGGGCCGGGACACCGCGATGGGGGCAGGCCAGCCGGCTACGGCGCGGTAGTGCACGCGCGGCTAATCGGACTGCTTCCGGTGCACCTCCAGCAGCCACTCGATGCCGGCCGTGTGCCCCATGATGTCCTCGCAGGCACCGCCTGACTCAGGGAAGCAGCGGTGGTACAGGTGACGGCGCAGCCGCCTGGTCCGGCCGATGACGACGCTGCCCTCGGCGTGCGGCCGGCCTAGCCAGATGACGTACCACTCAGCCGGCCGCTCCTTGCCCTGGGCCTCACGGTGCACGCCGGCCGGGGTGAACCGCATTCCGCCCAACTAGCCAGCCTGCCTCAGGTGCGCCTCGTAGTCGGCGATGAGCCTCTTGGGGTAGTAGAGCTGCCTCGGCCGCCCGTTCTTCCCGGTCGTCCAGTGCTCCTCGGCACGGCCGACGGAGGCCGCCCACTCGCGCAGCCCGGCGTAGAACTCACGGGCCTGCGCCGAGCCCGGCTTGCCGTGGCTGGCCAGGGCGTCCGGCGCCTGCCCGGCTTCCAGCCAGGGGGCGAGCACCTTGTCTAGTTCCTCGCCGTGCTCGCCGGTCAGGTCAAGCCGGACATGCTGGACACCGCGTTTCGTCCTGTACGTCAGCTCCACCTGCACGTCGGAGGCGACCCGCTCCCCCGCCCTCGCGTGCAGGTCGTCCCAGAGCTTGACCAGGATCTCTTGCATCAGGCACCCCGGAACTGGACGGGGGCGACCGGCGGGCGCTCGGGTTCAGCCTCGTCGGTGAGCCCGGTAATTGCCCTGCCCATGAAGGCGGTCAGTTGTGCCTGCCCGCGGCGGCACCGCTCGTCGCGCATGACCCGGCTGCCGCGCGGCTGGCTCATGGGCATCCGCACCCAGTTCTGGCCGTAAACGATGCCCGACTTCAGGAACCCGTCGACCCCGCCGCCCGGGTGCGTGTAGGTAACCCGGGTCGCCGCCATGCAGGCCAGGCACGGCTCCATCATCTTGTACCGGCCCTCGCTCGCGAACATCACGCTGACGCCCCGGGGGATCTCGGACGGCGGCTCCCAGTCATCGAGCGCGAACTTATGGTGCCCGGCCCGGCACCGGACCTGCTTGATGGGGATATCTCCCGGGTCATTGCCCTCGGTCCCCCCGACTACGCTCAGCCTTCGGTCGTTCATTAAATCTCACCTCCGGTGGTGAGGCTACCGCTATATCACCTCGCCGTCAGTCAGTGTCGCCACCAGAGTTCCCGTCAGGTCGAACCTGTGCAGCACGCGACTGACGCTGACGCCGCGCTTGCGGAGCCGCCCCCGGCAGTCGTCGCAGGGCAGCTCGATGAGGTTGTCCGGGTGCACGAACGAGGGCGACTCACCCAGGACGATCAGCTTCATCAGCAGCTTGCCCGGCGGGCAGTCGCCGTTCGGGAGCGGCACCGTGGCCGGGCACCGGACCTCGATCTCCTCCACTGCCGTCACTGGCGCCAGCCGGGCAGCGCGCGCTCCGGGCCCGGCTCGGGCTCGCGGCGGCAGGCGAACGCCAGGGCCGCCACCTCGGGCCCGGGGCCGGTCACCTGGTCGCCGATCCGGCGGAACAGGTTCTCCGCGACCACGCCCCAGTCGCACATCTGCGGGATGATCCGCGCGGCCAGGTTCCCCTTCTCCCGGGCCTCCGCCCGGTGGGTGTAGATGTGCCAGATCACCTGCTTCAGGTGCTCCACGCTCACCCTGGCGTCGTGCGCGGCCCACGGCTTGTCCTCGAACGTCGGGGCCAGGGTGTAGTCCAGCGGGTAGGCGTAGTCGCCGTTCAGCCACTGCGTGTGGCCGCCGAAGTTGGTGGCGGCCACCACGCCGCCGGTGGTCATGAACTCCAGGGCCGGCAGGTTCTTGCCCTCGCCGCGGCTGGGGGCGAGCAGGCAGTGCCCGGCCGAGTAGAAGTCATCCAGCGTCGGCCGGTCGAACGCCTCCACGAACACCCGGATCTTGGTGTTCCTGAACGGCTCGTTCAGCTCGGGGAACAGCTTGCCGGGGGCGTTGGTGTGCAGCGCGAGAGTGGCCCCCTCGAAGTCCGCGCCCTTCTCGAACTTGAGCGCCTGGAACGCCTCGATCGCCGTCCACGGGCACTTCCGGTCATTCAGCGCGCCGTGCATGATGAACCCGAACCGCTCGCTGAACCAGTCGCGCTCGGCCTTCTTCCACTCGCCCGCGTCGTAGCCGCCTTGCAGCACGCCGCGGTGCACCCTCGCCGGGATGTAGGGCTCCAGCGCGTCCAGGCTCACCTGGTCGTAGCCCAGCACCAGGTCGAACCAGCGCAGCGAGCTGCGCAGCTTAGACCGCTGGTCGCAGTGCGGCACCAGCCCGGATACGCCCTTGCCGTCCTTGCCCGGCCCGCCGGCGAACTCCCACATGGTCCAGGCCACCGCCACCCGCGCGCACTGGCGGGCCTCCGGCGTGATGAACAGGTGGCTCGGGTCCCAGTGGTTGATGAGCAAGTCGAACGGCGCGCGCAGCTCCTTGGCGAACAGCGGCAGCAGGTCGCGCGGGATGGGAGTGTCCAGCCAGACCGGCTGCAGGTAAACGTCGCAGCCCCAGCGGTGTAGCGCGCGGGCCAGCCCGTAACCGTCCCGGCCGTACCCGCTGTACTCGCTAAACGGGGACTTGATCAAGATTTTCAATGGCCGGTCGGCTGGCACGGGCCCTCCCCCTCGCGGTTGCGGTTACCTCACCCGCCGCGCTGACGATGATGACGCGGCCACGGGTAACTATTCGGTCGCATCCGTCCAGCCGCTGTACTCCACCCCGTAGTAAGCCGTCCCGCGCAGCATCCAGTCGCCGTCGGCTACCGGCTGGAAGACGGGCTCAGTCAGCAACTGGCAGCCGATGGTGCACAGGTCGCCCCAGAACACCGCGTCCGGGTCGGTGCGCTGCAGCCGGAACTGAACGGCGTTGAACACCGCCATGCCGCGGTTGCCGGTGACAGAGGAGGACTCGCTGACGTTGGCAGAGGCGTCGCGCTGCGGGTCAATCCAGATGTCCAGGCGCAGCCGCCGGTAACGGGCGGTAGAGCCAGGCACCGGGACCTCCCAGCCGCCGAAGTCGGCGCACACGACGGCTGCGGCCGAGGTGCCCTCCATGACCTTGAGCACGCCCTGGTTCATGTCGCTGAACAGCCACGGCCTGCCGGCGAACCCGGGCGGGTCAGACAGCGGGTAGGAGCCGAGCAGGCTGATGACGTCGGTGAACTGGCTCAAGTAGCGAACTGAGCCGGTCGCTACGTCATCCACGTGCCGCTAATCGGACGGCGGCCGGCAGGTGAACCCGCCGGCCGGGCCCCGCTCGGTGCCCGGCGGAAGAAACTCCAGCTCGTGCCCCTCTTCGGGGATGACGCCGAGCCGCCCGCACACCCGGCAGGTCACCAGCGTGCCGTGCGCGACCGCGTCCAGTCCGGGCAGCCCCGGGTCCGCGTACGGCCCGTAGCACATGCTGTACCCGTACAGCGGGTGGAAGACCTGCGCGTAGTCCATCAGTCGCCGCCGCTCTTCCACGGCAGGCCGGCCGACGGGGCCCTCCCGCCCTTGCCGCCGGTCACCCAGTTCCAGAACGCCTGCCGCACGCCCGCCTCGAACTCGTGGCCGCCGGGATCGAAGAAGTAGTGGCGGCCGGGCACGGGGTGGTGCCTGGTCGGGGCGTCGCCGCGCGCCAGCTCGAAGATGCCGGGGTTACGCGCGTAGTCGATTTCGCCTGTCCAGGTGTACTTGTCGAAGTGCGACTGCGGGTGACCGGACTCCAGCAGCCCCCCGGTGATGACGTGCACCCGGCGCTCGGTGATAGCGTAGCCGAGCATCAGCGCCGCTTCCATGTGGGCGATGGTCTGCGCGTCCGGGCCGCGGGCCAGCCGGTCCAGCTCCTCGCCCGCCCCGTCCAGGTAGACCGCGAAGTACTCAGCCATCTGCGCTGCCCGGGTACGGCGTCGGGCTGCCTGGCTTGAGCATCTGGGATACCTCGAAAACCTGGGTCTCGATGTGGTGCGCGCCGAACAGGTTCTGCGCGACGTCGGGGATGAGCCGGACCTCGAACGTGCCGAAGATCGGGCCCTGCACGCACTGCAGGCGGTCGCCCGCCTTGACCAGCGACGCGCCGTTGGCGTCAGGCGCGGGGTCAAAGTAGCAGACACCCGTGCGGTCGGGGGCACGGCCGGCCACGACGGGGGCGGGCTGGTCCTTGCCGGGCCGCAGGAACGTCAGGTCAAGGCGGCACTGCAGCAGGCCGGGCGTGTTCAGGTAGTGGTCCACCACCTGGTCCACCGGGTCCCAGGCGAACGCCATGCCGCCGCCGGAGTTCAGCGTCTCGTTGAGGCGGAGCACCTGGCAGACCGAGGTGTAGAACATCCGCATGCCCTGGCCAGGCGCGAACGGCTGGTAAGGCTGCGGCGTGGTCATGCACTGGGAATCGGAGGCCGCTTCATCACCCTGAGCGTGACCCGGCCGGGAGCGGCCGGGTAGACGCGCAGGTTCATAACCGGAGACGGCCGGAAGCTCAGCTCGGGCACCGCCTGGATGTCGATCATGTGCCCGTCAAAGTCGAACTCAGTGTCCACCAGCAGGTCCGTGCCTTCCGCTACCGCCGAGGACCCGTCCGGGTAGTAGAGGTAGATCGCGAGCCGGACCGCCCGCTGGCGGGTACCGTGGTCAAACGGGATCGTCACCAGTTCACCCTGCCGTACAGCAGCAGGTCCCCGATGATGAACAACGCGGAGAACACGATGCCCGCGCCAATAGCGAACAGCAGCGTGAACAGGACCCTGTGCCAGAGCCTGTACCCCTGCACCCCCCGGTGAGCCATCACACCACCTGCCAGCCGTGCCCGTGAAAGAGGTTCCACACCTTGCCGTGCACGCTCTCCGGGTAGTACCACTGGGTGGCCCACCCCGGCGGCGCGAAAAAAGCCCAGAGCCCGCCGAAGAGCCCGTCGTTCGCCAGCTTCCTCATGCAGCCGGGATCGGCGCGTACCTCTTCACCGGGATGCCGTGGCCCTCAGCGTAGCGCGCGCAGTGCCCGGTGCCGTGCGTAACGTGGAAAGGCCAGCCCGGGTCAGGCTGCTTGCCCCTGCACTCCTGCCGCTCGCAGGGCAGCCCGAACGCCAGGCAGCCCCACGCACCCAGGTCCACCATCTCCGCGCTGCGCCGGAACCCGGCACTGCGGTCGAACGAGCCGCTGGCGTACCAGTCCACCGGGTGGCGCTCGGTGCCGCCGCCCAGGTACGCGTCCCAGAACGTCTCGCACAGCAGGTCCGCCCCGCGCGGGCACCCGCCGCTGACCAGCAGGATGTCCGGGTCGAAGTCCCACAGCCTCTTCAGGGGCTTGCGGATGGCGCCCCAGTCGTCCCAGTCCTGCGACCCGGTGACCAGCAGGCGGCGGCGCTCAGCCACCGAGGTAGCGAATCGTGTCTTCTTCCACCATGTCGGCGAACCGGCGCGCACCGTTGACGATGGCCTCGCAGCTCTTGGTGTCGTCTCGCTGGTACCGCAAGACGCCGAAGAACCCGGTCGCGAACACCGCCGGGCCGTCCGTCGACAGTACGGCCACCGCCTCGGCCCCGTTCCACCTCGGCTGCCACTCGAAGTTCGCGAACTTCAGCTCTTCGAGGCCCTGGGCCTTGAGCGCGGTTAGCAGCGCGCCGTTACCCGGCAGCTGGGCCACCTGCGTGAGCGCGTCCCAGAACGCCTGCTTGGCCCGAGCCCGGTCTTCCGCCGACACGTCGGCCTGGTCACATCCGGCGACCTTAGCCGCCAGCTCCCTGTAAATGTCCATGCCCGTACTACGCTTAAGACGGGTCGGCCGGGAAGCTCTCCGCGCTGATGCTGAAGAACTGGAAGTCGATCTTGTCGTGGTCAGCCGGGCCGACCAGCACCATCCGCTGCTCGCGCGGGTCCCACTTGACGTAGGCGAGGTCATCGCGCCCGGTGTGCTCGAAGCCCGTGACCTGGCCGAAGAACACGCCATTCATCGCCTGGCGCCGGGCCAGGCGCCGGATGGCCAGGTCGAACATCTGCACGCCAGTCTGCTCGGACGTGACCTCGATCGCCTGCGCGTTGCGGGCCATCTCCTGGACCGGCTTGGAGTAGGAGTAGGAGCCGATCGTCTCGGCCTGCAGCGGGCTCGCCAGCACCTGCGCGTACGGCCAGCGCAGGTACAGGTAGTCGGCCATCGCCATCACGCCCATGTTGGCCAGGGCCTGGAAGTCCGGCTGCATGCCGCCGTAGTCGTCCGCGCTCAGCTCGCTCAGGATGGTGAACATCATCGTCGCCTGCAGCAGCGCCGAGTTCACGTAAGCGGTGTAGCTGGCCAGCGGCCGGCCGGTGTACTGCGCCAGCTCCTGCGAAGTCGGCACGGGCCAGGTCATGCGCCCTCCAGCAGCGCTGACAGGTCCACGGAGGCCCCCAGGGCGGACGGGACCGAGATGCCCTCGTAGGGGGGAGGGTTGTTGTCAGCGCTGGTCAGCCGCAGCGTGACGGTGTAGGTGAACGCCGGGCTCACGGCGTCGGTCGCCGGGATGGTCACCGGGAGCATCACCCCGTCCGTGACCTGCGCCATGGCCGACCCGAAGACCACGAGGTCAGCGGCCGGATCGGCGACAGGCTCGCTGGCGGTGAAAACCACGTAGCCGGACAGGGGCGCCCCGCCGAAGTCGCGGAGGTTCTCGCCAGTAACCTCGATCGCGGCCAGCCCGCCGGGGAAGGTCACGGCTGCTCACCCGAACGCCGGGGCCGGCACCGCCCGGCCGCGCCTGCGCTCGGCCTCGTCGGCGTCGCGCAGTTGCTGCACGGTCGGTCCGGTGATGGCGACCTTGTTGCCCTGCGCGTCCCGGCCGAAAAGCTGCTCGAAGCTGCCGTAAGCCTCAGCGTAGGAAGAGCGGCCGGGCCACGGGCCGAAGTCAAACTTCTGCTCGCCCCAGCGGTCGGCCTGCTGCCAGCGGTTCAGGGTGATCCAGCCGAGTGCCTCGGTCCAGCGCGGATGGTCCGGGCCGATCGACAGCTCCTGGCCGCGGTACCAGACCTGGCCGAACGCGGTCAGCCCGTCAGCGACGAAGTGAATGAGGACGGCCTCGCCCTCCGCCGGCACGTACTGCTGGGGGGCACTCTCGAACTGCGCGGCGGCGGCCACGGCGGCGGCATGCTCCCGCTCACGGTCAGCTTTTTCCGCCGGGGTCAGCTCGGCCGCGGGCTTGGGCCGCTGGGGCTCGCCGCGCACCGGGATGGACGCGCCGACTGGCAGCCCGCACGCGCCGCAGAACCGCATGCCGGGCGCGTTGGGGTGCCCGAGCGGGCAGGAAGACGCAATCTCCGTTGGAACCCCGGGCGGCGGTTCCAATCTTGAGGCGGTTTCGTTGGAGGTGCTGGGGCACAGCCGCTCGGAAAGGGCCACCACGTCGATTACGGCCTGCTCGCCGCTCAGTCCTGCCATGCCGGGGGTATCGGCGGCCAGAAATCGGGAGGGCCGGGTAGCGGCTTTGCCCGCGAGGCCCCTCTGTTCCTGAGCGGGGCCAGCCCTCTTAGTCGCGAGCCAGCAGTTAGCGCCCGTCCCTCCCTCATTCCCGGTGCCGGGTCCGGGGGCGGCCCCGTGCCACGGCACGGTAACTACTACGGCCAGGGTCCTACTCATAGGCGAGGACCAGGCTGACTGCGGCGAGGATGAAACTGAGCCATGCTATGGCCCTGCTCTTGTCCACTGCCGCCACCTCCTTCCGGTGCGCAAGAAGACCCCGGCCGCCATAGCCGGGGTCTTCTCTGTACTGGGCTCGATGACAGGCTCCAGGCTAGTCGATCGGGCTGCCGCCCCCGACGACGCCCATCGAGCCAGCGTAGTAGCCGGCCGGGGCATTGCCGCCGTTGGAGACGATGTTGGTCGCCACCAGCATCTGCTCGGGCCGGGTGATGATAGGGAGCATGTGCCACTCCAGCAGGTACTGGCGGGCCGAAGGGTCCTTTTCCTTCCAGGTCTTCGCGTACTTGCCGGTGAAGCCCTCGGGGGCCTCGTCGTCGGCGGTCGGGCCGATCAGCACTTCCACCGGCCGCTGATCCTGGTAGTTGCCCATGTAAATCTGGCCGTCAGGCACGAAGAACGTCAGGTTGCCGAGGTCGGACTCGAAGACCTGCTCCACCGTGGTCCAGACGAGGCCCATGAAGCCGGTCATGATGCCGGTCGAGTAGAACTCGTCCTTCATCCGGTCACTCAGCATGGTGGCCGGGATCGACACGGTGGACGCCTGGGTGGCCGAGACCCACGCCTCCATCAGGGCGACCATGGTCACCGAGGTGGCGAAGATCTCCTTGGCCGGCACCCGGCCGTGAACCTGCAGCAGCCTCTTCCAGGACCGGACGTCCTCGATGATGCTCACCGGCGTGGCGTAAGTGACGGTGCCGCCGGAGTTCAGGTTGGTGTTGGCCTGGCCCAGGGTGGCCGCGTTGCCCGGCGCGCCGCTGTTGGTCGAGCTTCCGCCCGCGGTGTAGTAGCCGAGCGCGGTGTTGGTCACCCACGCGGTCGCCGGGACGACGAAGTGGCTGCGCGGGAACTTGTAGTCGATCGTGGCCTGGACGTCGGCGTAGTTGTACTGGATCGCGCCGCCCAGCGCCTGCCACGCCGACCACTCGGCGAAGTTGTCGAACCGCTGGTTGAGGTCGTTGATCTCCCTCAACACCGCGCGCTCGGCGTTGATGCGGGCGATCTCGCCCGGGGTCCTGAGCCAGTGCAAAGTGGTGGGCTCGAAGACCTTCTTCTCGCGAAGGTAGATGAAGCTCGCCGACTCCTGCGAGCGGCCGAGGCGCGAGATGATGTGCGCTTCGCTGTTGGGCACGTTCGGCTTGGCGACCGCGCGGCTCCCCTTCACCACGTCCCAGGTAGCGCTGGGGAAAGGCCAGGGGGTCTGGTCCAGCCGGTTGAGCAGCAGGAGGGTCTCAGGCGTCACGAACTTCTCGACGACCCCTCGCAGCACAACTGGCTCAAGAAGGCTGATATCAGGCACTGCTAGCCCCTCATGTCCGGGTTCGCTCGGTTAGTCAGCGACCCGGGATTCCGAGTCCGGCCTGCGCCGCCCCGGGAAGGGGCCACATGGCTGGCCTGGCCGCGCCACGGCGGTTACCCCGTCCTATCGGACACGGCAAAAAGCCGCGCCCCGGGGGCTCGCATCCCGGGGCGCGGCAGTGGCGGTTTACCGCTTAACCGTCAATATCACTAAGCAGGCGGCACCAGGGTGTTGAGCCCGCCGACCGAAGTGTCCAGCGCTGCCTGGTTCTGCGCGAGCGAGGCGACCGCGGCGTTGAGGTCCGAGGTGTCCACGTTCTGCGGCAGGGCCGCGAGCGCGGCCTGGATATTGGTCACGTCGGTGCCGATGGCGGCCGACTGGGCCTGAAGGTCACCCATGGTCGCGTTGATCTGGGTGACCGCCGCGTTGATGTCGTCTTGAGCTGCCACGATTTCTCCTAGCTTGCCGTCGATCTGGGACAGCCTCTGGTCCAGCCGGCGCTCAAGCGCGGCAAGGTCTGCCCGGGTAACCCACACGCCGGGGCTATCGGTCACTAGAAGATGAAGGCGTTGACCCCGACACCGGTCGGCACGACGCCGGCGGCCGACGGGGGGACGCCGTCCATCGGGCCGCCGGGGAACGGGGCGCCGAGGGAAGCGCCGGAGACCGCGCCGCCGTAGGGGACGTACCGGGCACCGAGCAGCACCATCGCCTGGCCCGCGCCGGAGCCGAGGCCCTGGCCGTTGATGATGTTGGTCGTGTCGGTGCCGGAGACCACGTTGCCGTTGAGGATGCCGCGGATGACCATGTTGCCGAGCGCGTCGCCGGCCACCTTGCCCCCCGGGCTCGCCGGGAAGACGACCGCGCCGCCGGCCAGCGTGATGCCGCCGGGGTTCACGTTGTTGGTTCCGGCGTTGTAGGCCGACAGGCTGGCCGCGCCGGGGCCGCCGGTGTCGCGACCGTCGCGCAGCACGCCGACCGGGACCTGCCGCCCGTCGGTCGCGCCCGCCTGGTAGGAGAAGTACTTGCCGGAGGCGACGTGCCGGGCGATGATGCAGCCGGTCGGGAGCACGCCCTGGCCGGCCGCGAGGGTGACCCCGCGCTGGGTGAAGCCGGCGTAGCTGAGCAGCAGCTCCTGGACGGCCTCGGCGTGAAACTCGTCGCCGAACCCCTGGCCGTACTCGTGCGTCGGCTTGACGTACCCCGGCGGGTAGTCGAACTCGAAAGAGTCACTCTGTGGCATCAGCCGCGCTCCTCGCTGCGCCTATCCCCGGTTACTGCCGGGTCCCGTCGGAGGTGAAGAAGTCCTTGTGCTGCGCGGTGAGCCGCGCCACCTCGGCGTCGATGTCCTGCTCCTGGCGCTGCTCGCCGTCCGGGCCGGACAGCCCCACCTGCTGGTCGAGCTTCACGTACGGACGGTCAGCCGGGGCGAGGATGGCGTCCAGGTCATCGCGGCGGGACAGCGCCATCTCGATGGCTGCAGCCCTGGCCTTGGGCAGCAGGCGGCCGGCCCCGATGTAGCCGTCCACCTCGGTCATGGCCGCCCGGCGCTGCAAGCCGGTCACCGTCTCGCGCAGGCCCTTGTTGTCCGCGGCCAGCTCGACCACCGCAGCGGTGACGTCGGACAGGCTCACCGTGCCCGGGTCAGCGGACAGCTGGAACGTGCCCGAGTCCTTGAGTGCCTCCGCGACGGCGACGGGCAGCGCCTGCATGAACTCGGCCGACAGCGCGGCGGCGTCCGGGGCCGCAGTGGCGGCGGCCTGCAAGGCGGCGACGTCGATGCCGTGCTCGTTCTTCAGAGCGGCGAGCAGCTCTTCCCTGGTAAGCGGCACGGTTTCCTCCGGCACGGGAGTCAGGACGACGACTTCTCCGGTGCTATCGGCTGACGCGGCAAGGACTTCCTTGTAGTCGTCTAGGTCCACGCAGTACGGCCGGTTTGTCACCGCGACGTGGAGGAGTGTTGGGCCGACCTTCTTGTCAGTCCGCGTATCGGTGTAGTTCGTGCTCAGGAACGCAGACGCACCCAGGTACGTCTTGCCGAGGCGGGCCGCCGCCTGCTCGTCGCGCGCGTCGATGAGGGCGTACACCTTGTCACCACGGGACTTGATGCCGACGACTTCACCGATGTTGGCATCAGGGTTCTCCACGTGCTCGTTCCTCGCGTTAGCGAGGGGCACCTGGACGATGGGACAGACTCCGGCCTTGAAGTTCGCCTCCATCGCAGACACGAAGCCATCGTCAATATTGATCCGGACCTTGGTCACCGGATGAATAAGCGGGCCTTTGTTGAGGATGTGCTTTTCGAACAGCCGGCCTGTGACCTGGCGCGACCGGGCCAGCTCCACCGGGACGTCCTCAACCGGCCGGAAGGCTCCGCCAGGGGCGGGCACGATGTAACGAAGGTCATCGCCCATGCCCCGGGTAATCGGACTAAAGCGGAAACGTCCTGGCCTCGGGGTTCAGCACCACGTACCGGCCGAACCGCTGACCCGCCTGAACAAACCTCCTTGGCGTTCCCACACGTCTTACTACGCCTAAGGCGTCTTCCGCCTGCGGTAGCTGAAGGCAGGCGACCGGGCCATGATGTCGTCGGCTGCCTGGCGGAGGATGTCCTCTGCCAGCGACGGGTCAGTTTTCGCCACCCGGGCAGCCCTGCGCACGCTGGCCGCCGCATCGTCCAGCCCGGCAGCCTCCAGGCGGTCGGCGATCTCGGCTGCCTCGGCCGGTATGTCCCCGTCCTGCCGGATGATCATGTTTCCTCTTGACTGGAGTCTAGCAATCGTGCAGAATGGGTTCCGCTGCAGCAGTCCGTGCAAACTTCTACGGCAGGAGAACAGCAAGTGCAGACGGCAGGACATCAGGCCGGCCCGACCTGGGTCAAGAGTTCGCTGAGTTTCGCGAACGGCAACTGCGTTGAGGTAGCGAGCCTGTCCGGCGGCGAAGTTGGCGTCCGGAACAGCAGGGATGCTGCAGGCGCGGTTCTCCGCTTCACGCCAGACGAATGGCGCGCGTTCATCGGTGGCGTTCAGAGCGGCGAATTCGACAGGTTCGGCCAGCAGGGCTAACTCGTCAGCGTCAGGGGCCGCGGTCCCGTCAGCGTCAGCAGCCCCCGGGTCGATGGTGACCCGGGGGCTGCTTTCATTCTCCGGCGGCGGCTCCGGCTCCTCGCGCACGGCCCACTCACCGTCGTCCCGCGTCACCCACTCACTGCCCATACAGCGCTAATCGGGCTGGTACTCCACCAGGCCGGGCACGCCGGCGAGGACCGTGGCGGCGCGCTCCAGGTCGTCCTCGGTGCCGGAGACGGTCAGCCCGCCGTCGGTCATGGAATGGATGTCGAGAGGGCCGAAGACGTACCGCACCCGGTGCTCCCTGGCGTACTCGAACAGCGTGAGCACGGCCAGCGCGTAAGAGACGTTGCCGTCCGCGAACCACTGGCGCGTCTTGTCAGCCACCGCCCCCTGCCAGTCTCTTCAGCATTTGGTCAAGTTCGTGGACAGCCGCCCGCAGGAACGCGGAGTCGGCCTCGTACTCATCGGCGGGCATGTCCTGGATGTCACCTGCGGAGATGAAGGCGGCCGGCACCTGCCCGTCATCCGAAGGTACGTCGGCAGTATCGCCAGTGCGTACGATTTCCAGCCGGCACCTGCAGAAGGGGTGCAAGAGCGGCCCTTGCAGCTTACCGTGGTACGGACGCGGAGGGTGCGTGTAGACAATCCTGTGGCCGACGGGCAGCCCGTACTTCCGCTCCCCCGCCTGGGTGGCCACGCGGCGCTCACCGGACTGCGGCATGGCGGCCGGCCCGCCCAGGTAAGGGGCGAACGACTCGCGCAGGCCTATCGTCACCCCGTTCAGCTTCCGGCACCAGTAGCAGCACGACGCGCTCTCGGCGTGCGCCCGCCACCGCTTGCTCAGCCGCTCGCCCCGTGCCTCGCGCGCCAGGGCATCGCCGAGCGCCGCGGCCGACGCGCCGGAGCCCTCGGCCGTGTGCGCTGCCATGCGGGCCCGCAGGGCGGCCTGACGGCCCCAGGACAGCAGGGCGTCCCGCACGGCGCCCGCGCGCTCCTCGGCCGCCCTCTGGTCCGGGTGCTCGCCCGGCGGGGTCACCCCGCGGATGAACGCCCGCCGCGGCACCGAGGCGTGCGCGTGCCGGACCAGGCCGCGCAGGCGGGCTACATCCCCGAAAATCGCGCCGGTGTCGTCCAGCAGGTGACCCAGTACCCCGTCGTCGCCGCTCAGCGCGCCCGAGGAGTACCAGGCCTGGCGGACCAGCTCCTCCGCTGCCGAGCGCGCCTCGTCCAGGGCCTGCTGGAGTACGGCGTCGGTGTCCGGCCGGCGCAGCAGCGCGTCCGCCGAGCCCGCGGGGTTGTTGCGGGTAACCAGCGCGAGGTACCCGGCCGCCTCCGCGACAGCCTGGCGGACAACGGCGGCCAGCTGGTCGGGCGCGGCCACGCTACTCCGGGTTAAGCGTGCCGCGAAACGACGTGCGCCGGTCAACGTCCGTGGACTCGACCGTGACCAGGTACGGGTCCCAGCCCGGGGCGTGAACCGGCTTGTAGGGCCGCGCCCAGTCGCGCGGCCCGGTGTCCCCCTCGCTGGCCAGCGCGAAGTCTTCCATGCGCTCGTGCAGGTCCACGTCGCCTAGCCGGTCGAACAGCCACCGCGTCCACGACTGCGCGTTGTACGTCGCCGGGGGCACCGGGAAGTAGTGGTTCACGTCCATCTGCTGCGACGGGTCGTAAGTGTTCGTGCCGTGCCGCCCGACGACTAGCGTCAGGCCGCGTGACTCGCCGCTGTGGCGGCCGGGCTTGTCCCGCTGGCAGTCATCCTCAAGCCACACGTTCCAGCCGAGGTGGTCACGGTAGCGGAGCCAGCTGACAAGCTCCGCGAGGATCGCGGGGTACGGGGCAACCTGCTGCATCTGACGGTCATCGCTCACTGCCCGGCAATCGGAGGCTGGCCCGGCGGCCCAGGCGGCGCCGGGGGCACGGGCGGCTGCATGTGCACGTAAGCGAGGCCGGAGATGGTGTCGCCCGGCGGGACCACCAGGTTTACCCCTAGCTGCGGGTACACGGCGCCGGCCCCCGTCTTCGGCGGCGGCACCGTCGCCGGCGTCACGGGCGCGACGGGAGGCTGCCCCGGGGCCAGGGCAGCCAGCTCCAGCGCGCGCCCGGCGGCGATCTCCTCAACGAGGTCGCGGGCAAGCGCCACCATGGCGTCGTGCGCGCTCACCCGCCCAGCCCGTTCCCCTTGCCGGCCTGCCCGACCGCGCTGCCCCCGGCGGCCGAGGTACCGGTGGCGGTGGTCTGGGAGCCGACTGGCACCTTGATGTGCACTACCGGCTGCTGCGGGGACCCGCCCTTGCCGGCCTGGACCGGGTTCTGCTGCTGTTGCTGCGCCTGCTGGGCCGCGGCCTTCTGCTGGGCGGCCATCTGCTTCTGCTGCTTCTCGCGGTCGGCCTTGATCTTGTCGTAGTCGATGTCGAAGCCGAAGTCGCCGGCGAGACGCTGCTCCAGCTCCAGCATGAACTCGGGCGTGACGTTGGCCTGCTGCCCAGCTGTGGCGAGCTTATCGAAAGTATCCTGGATAGCCGCCTTGGCTTCCTCGGTCAGCGGGCCCCACTTGAAGCGCGGGTACATGTCACTGCCGAAGTTCCAGTCGACAAAGCGCGGGAAGATGTGGTCGTTGATGACCTGCGCCATTTCCTCCAGGATGCCCTCTAGCATGAGGAAATAGGTCACGTCGTCCTGCTTGCCGAAGTCGACCAGTGTGCTATCCCCCTGGCCGCCGCCCTGCTCATTGTCGAACCACTGAGCGAGAACGCTCTTCGACATCTGGGAATTGTGGTGGTTGATCAATCCCAGGAAGTCAAAGCGCGACGCCGACTCGTTCAGCGTCTGCACGGTCCAGTCGGCCGTGGGGAGCGCGATGTACTGCGCGAGCCCCAACTGGGCCAGCGCCTTGACGAAGTTGTTCTTGTCCTCCGCCGGCGCATTGGGGACCATCGTGCCCACGCGCAGGCCTACCGCCGCCCTTTGCGCTGCCAGGTGCGCGATGTAGTAAAGCTTTTCCTTCTTGTCATAGTGATAAAAGGCGCTCTCGAACATGGACACGCCGTAGAACGGGCGTTCGGCTTCCTCGTGCGCGTAGTACAGCGCGGTTTCCTTCGGGATCTTGACGTCGATCGTCCGTCCCTGGAAGAACGTGCGCTGCCGGAAGCCGTTGAACTCGCCCTGGCCGTCAAGCAGGAAAGTGAGGGTCTCCGAGGGGCGCCAGTCCATCTTCCGGAGCGTCCACTTGCCCTTGTTGGGCCCCGTCTTGGGCTGCCAGTAGACCATCTCCCAGGCGCTGAACCCGTTGAACAGCGCGAGCAGCATCTGCTTGACGAACCTGTCGAAGGAGTGAGTCATCCCGCCGGCCGCCCGCGGGGCGAACAGCAGGTCCTTGCAGAACTGCGCCTCCTCGACCCCGCCCTCCTGGCCGTCGGCGGGCACCACGTCAGCGTTCTTCATCGCCGACAGCAGGGGCTTGGTCAGCAGCCGGTACAGCGCCCTGGCCTGGCCGTCGCGGCGGCGCATGGTGACCAGCTGGCGAATTGAAACTGGGTCATCGCGGAAGATTTCCCAGCTGTCCCGGTACGGGGTCGCGAAGGGGAGGAAGTACGGGACACCAGGTTAAGCCGACCGCGAAGTTCTGGGCCTCATCCGGCGGACGGACAAGCGACTGCTCGTCCTGAAGAACGTAACCTTCCTGGCCGTAACCCTGCGTGGCTTAAGGTGACGCCCATTCCTCCGGGCGGCTGCACGCTGGCGGTGTATGAGCCTTGTCCCGAACCTGGGGTCGTCATATGGCATCACCTCCCCCTGCAGACAGGAGGCAGCGCCTCGCGGACCTGTTCACCTCCCGTCTGATCGGTTAGTGCTTCCTCGATGTGCGGAGGCAGGGTCTTCCACCAGTGCTCAGGCCGTCGCAAGTGATGCGACACGCAAAGCGTCACAAGCCAGCGAGGGTCGTTAACTGGCCGCAGCCGGTACGGGATGACATGGTGAACGACTAGCCCAGCACCAGACGGAATGAACTCTCCGCCGTCCTGGCAGCTGTAGCCGTCGCGCTCAAGAACAGCCCGACGGATCTCCGGCCACGTCGCCCCCCGGTAAGTCCGCTCCGAGGGCGAACTGCCACCTCGGAAGTTCGGGTGGGCATCCCCGCGCAGCCAGTAGTCCCGAATGCCCGTCAAGCCGAGGGCAGACGCCTTATGCCGCACAGCGCCCTCTGAACGGCCAGTCAGCTCAGCAACAGCCCCTAGCGGCATGTCAGGTTCCGCTAGGAGTTCTAGCTCCCACGGCTCCCAGCCACGCTGCCAGCTTCGGGCCTTACCCTTGCCGCCTTGGCAGAACACCCGGTTCACTCCGAGCTGGGAGGCTTTCGTACTAGCGCCAGCCAATGTACGGCCCGTTCGCTCCGCCACCTCAGCCAGCGACAGCGACGTGTCCCGCAACAGTGCTAGCTCAGCCTCAGTCCACCGCAACAGCAGCCTCGCGCAGCCTGCGCAGCTCCGCCACGACCGCGAGCACGCGCCGGTCGCCAGACGGCGGGTTGTACTGGGTCGACTCCTCCCAGTGCCGCAGGGCCTCTTGCCAGGTCACCCCGGCCGCCTCGTGCTTGCTGCGTAGCGGGCTAGCCGCGTCGCTGGTGCACGACATCTTCATGTCGCGCGAGTCTCCGACTTCAAGCAGGGCACCGCACACCCGGCAGATCGGCTTCTCCGCGTAGCGAAACTCCAGGACAGCGAGCAGTTCGTCCGTAATCTCAACAGGTACTTCACTCATACCTGTTGATACGTGCGAGCCCTAACTACCTGCCAGCGGGCCTGCGGGCCGGGGGCTTGTCCTCAGCAGACGGCGCGTCGATCATGCCGGCCAGGTTATTCGAGTTGACGAACAGGTGCCGCCCGTCCGGCAGGAGCACCTGCACGCCGATGAGGTTGCCCATCTCGGCCGCGATGGTCACGCTGTCACTCGGCACGGTAACCTCGCCGACGCCGCCGACCGGCTGGAGGAGGGTGACCACGACGTCGCCCTTCTGCGCGCCGGGAGCGTTGCCGGCGTCGGCCATGAACTCGTGCCACATCCCCTTAAGGTGCATGCACGGGCAATCGTCCGGACAGCGCAGGGCCCCGGCGGCGGTGCCGGGGCCCTGCTGGTTGTTTATGAAGTTGTCGCCTGGCCGGCTACGGCCGGTTGGAGATGAACGTGACGTGCCCGGTGCGCGTGCCGACGATTTGCGTCGTACTGCCCTGGGCCGTCACCGGGGTGAAGAACACCGCGTAGGTGTGATTCGCCTCAAGGCCGCTGTAAACGCCCGTGTTCAGCTCGCCCGCGATGGCGTGCACCCAGCCCTGGTGGCCGTTGATGGCTCCCGGGCCGGCGATCTGGAAGTGGACCCAGGTCGTGATGGTCGTGTCAAAGACCACGTTCTCCCGGGTGGGAGCGACGAAGGTCGCCGCGCCGTGCGAGAGCACCGGCACCGGGGCAACCGGGGCCGGGCCGCCGTTGACCTTGAGCAGGAACCCGCCGGTGCCCACCGCGCCGTTGACGTCGGTGGCGACCACGGCCAGGTTGTTGTAAGTACCCGGGGCCGCGGTACCCGGCAGCAGCGGGTTGGCGGCGTCCAGGCCGCCCGGGAGGTTGGTCTCGGTGATGCTGACCGCGGCACTCAGGTTGTCCGTGGCCGAGAACAGGACCGAGCCGGGGCCGTTCTGGTTGGCACTGGTGACGGTCAGAATCTCGTCAGTCAGCACGCCCCCGCCGCCCAGGTTGACCTGCACTGCGTTCGGCACAGGGAAGGGCACCGTGACCGGCACCGTGACCACGGCCACGTCGCCGTCGGTGTCGATAGCCGTGAGGACAACGGGCCCGTTCTTGTTGGCGCTGCCGTTGGTGGGGTTACCGACAGCCGTGAGCACGGCATCGCTAACCGCGCCCACGGCAATGGTGGTCACCGAGATCGTCACGCCGT